CAGATTGAAAAATAAGTTAAGGCTATCCGACCAAATTCTACCCGCTTCCAGCCTAAGCTCTTTGAGAATTGGATAATATTTAGCAGGAATTTTTTGAGTTATTACGTGGAAGCGGGTTATTTGCATTTCTTTTGCCTCCTTAAAACAAATCCTCGTGACCTCCTCCCCTCACTTTAGTGAGGGGCTTCCTGCTTCATTGTGGGGTAGTCCCACTTCATGGGTAGGGCAGACTTTAAGGGGTCTGCCATCGCCTTTTTAAAACTTAAGCTCTGTGGGTTGCAGGGGAAAGCATCCCCTGCGGTTATTCCCCTTTATGTTTAATTTTATACTACTTTTTCAAAAAGTCAATACATATCAGACGCCAGTCATCTCCTCATTAAAATGAGGAGTATTCTGGCGTTTTAAATCGTAAACAGGCATTATTGTATTATCCTCCCTTTAAAATTTTTTTCTTTTGTTTTTATAAAAGAAAATACGGATAATACCGAAACATGGTAGAAATAAGACTATCTTTCGAAATCAAAGTCGTAACAAAAAGCAATAATAGAGAATTTAAAGCAATATTTCAATTAAAAGACCAAAATAATAAAAAAATCAATATAAATAGACTAAAAAAAATATCAGGACTGACGAATACTGAAATAGTTAATATATTCTTGGAAACATTTAATATACATGATTTATTTCCATACAACATACAATACGACTATAATAAATTGAAAATAACAATTGATGGAATATTAGATGATGAGACATTAATAGAAGCTACATGTTTCTATATAAGTGGAAAATATAAAGAGTTTATTAAGAGAATAAAAAATAAATCCGAGGAAATAAAAGAAAAAATAGAAATATTAAACGAAATAAAAGGTTATACAGACGATATGATATTAGAATACTTCAATTAATTCCTTTTATACATTATTTATTTTTAGGATTTTTATTAAAAAATAACTAAACACCTAACCCTGCCCCCTCTTCAAACTACCATATTAATCAGTCAACTACCCTGCATCCAAAATGCGGAGCCCCGGGCGGTTTTTTTCTCGTAGAATTTTTGTTATTTATATATAAATAGATTACTTCCGGCATCGTAAATAACTCTAAACCCATTCGAAAGGACATTTTCTAATTCAGTTAGATTATGATTATAATTCTCGAATAAATCCTTTAATTTGTGTTTTATGAAATACTGTCTAGGTAGCAATCTTATTTCCGAAACATCACATAATTTTGTAAAATAATAATAATTGGGATGGTTGGTTGTTTTATGAAATTTAAAATTATTTATTGTTAAATAATTCTCTGTAAGAAGATTATTAATTCTCCTATCAATATAACTGTAAACAAAACTAATATTACTAATTTTATTTATAAAATGTCGAAACAATCTAGAAAATGAACCTGGTATTACATAATCAATTCTATTTACAAACCGTATTATTTCATAAACACCTTCTTTATACTTTTGAAACCTGCCTTTTCCAATTATCAATCCTGAATAAATATCGTTATATTCATCCTCTAAAGTTAAATAAATTAAACCTGTATGAAAGCCGTGTAAGTGATTTAAATTAAAGAATTCCCTAATTTTATCATTAGGTTTATCGTAAATTTTTACATTCAATTTTCGTGCATAAATTTTATTATTAATAATTCCAAGCTTAGCTTTTATTATATTAATCCATATTTTTCTTTTTATTTCATTATACCATTCGTTTTCAAAAATTTGCAAAAGAAGTATATTTTGCTTTGCTGCGGCACTGGCCTTTTTATAATGTTTCCATTTTAATAGGTTAAATTCTTCTTCGTCATAATACTCAATCAACCCAGCACTATGAAAAAATATTCCATGTAATTCAACACCCAATTTTAAATTCGGTAAAAAAATATCTATTTCATAATTCGAACCGGGTATTTTCCTAAGTTTCAATATTTCTCCTTTATACCCTATTTCGTTTCGTAATACTCTAACAAAATCGGATTCAAACTTTGAAGAAATACATATAGGACAATAAATTCCATTTTCAAAAGTATTTACTGAAACTTCTACAGCACCATGTTTCGTACATATAACACTTATCCTATCATTAATGGACAACGGAAAAGTTATTTTATTAAAGTCTAGATAAAATCTAGAATTATATTCATACTTATAAATTTTCTTTACCAGATTTTCTAAATCTCCTTTCGTTTGGTATTTTTTCTGTTTGTCACCTGCAATAATTCGCCCACACTTAAAACATCCATTTCCCCTTACAAAATTTGTAATGTAACTTTCAAACTCACCGTGCAAAGGGCATACAACGGTAATTTTATCTTTATAAGATTTTTTACCATCAAAATACTTTATTTTATATTTTTCTCCATATAACCTTCTCGCAACCTCGACAATTTTTTCATATGTCCAATTTCTTCTTTCGTAATTCTTCTTTTTAATATCATTTTCTATACACATAACACATGGAATATTTCCCTTTCTTATATAAAGAAGATGATACCATTTATATTGCTGTTTACCATGTTTAGGGCATAAAATAGTTACTTTTGCCTCTTTTACAGGTTTATCAAATTCCGTTTCATCTTCTATCAATTTATATTTTTTATAATCAAACTTATTTTTGTAAATTTGAATCAATTCTTCCTTCGAAAATTTATTCTTAGATTTTATTTCCTTACGACATTCCGGACAATTTTCAAATCTGTAAATTCCATTTTTATATGCTTCAATTTTATCATTTAAAAATAGCGAACCAGCAACAATATTAAAAATTTGATTGTGTTTCTTACAAACACATGTAATCTTACTCCGCAAATTCGTAAATTCCTCTTTTAATTTTGGAAATTTTAAATGTTTGTCCAATTTGTATTTTTTAACTAATTTTAAAAAATTATTTACTCCCAGCTCACAGTTTTTACATCTCTTTATTTTTCTATTATTCGTATGCAACAATCTGCGGGCTTCAACATAATATTCAGCACCACACTGTTTACATTTTATTCGAATTTTTGTGGTTACTTTAAATTTATCTATTTCTTCAGGTTTCGTTACAATATCGAATTTCGAATTTATTTCTCTATTATCTTGGGAATAAAATTTGTCCAGAAAAACGAGAAATTTTTCCTTACTCATTGCTACTCCCTCCACAGTCAGTTACCCATCATCAAAATACAAGTCGACAACATTTTTATCGTAACATTTTAATACTCATATTAAAAATACCTTTCAAATTCTTTTTCAAAATCTACTTCTTCTCCAGCTGTCATACGATGGTGACTGATTTTCATGAGAAGATTAAGTCCTTTTACATAGTAGCTACCAGTGGCGTTAAGCCCAGCATGTTTTATATTTGCTTCCTTAGCTAAATCTCCATAACATGTTAAACAAATACCTCTCTCAGATTTACAATATAATGGTGACCTTAATTTAATAATCTTACCAATCAACTGATTAATATTACCCTCGGTTATTTTAACAAGCTCTTTTTTATTTTCATCATAATAATATCTACCTAATATTGTTCCTGCAATTTCTTTAGTAACTTTTAATTCAAAATATTTATCTGTTCTGCAATCTTCTGTATCCCAATCTACATATACGTCATTTAATGCGTTCCTTAGTATTATTGCTACATGTCCAGGTTTTGCAGAACCAACAGATTTAAAATATGCGGCGGTTATCGCCTTGTTAGCACCATAATACATTTCTTCAGGTTTCATTCCTTCAAACAAACTATGTTTAACGGGCGGTGTTAAATTACCCTCACCATCCACACCATAACCCCAAGCAATAAACAATTGGATTAAATCATCAGCTTTACCTTTTGTTCCCGATTTAACCATATCGAAGAAAGATAACCCTTTCGATTCTAAATACTTTTGCAATTCCTCGTATATCTCATATAGTTTTTTATCTATTTCGACCGGTGACATAGTTTCCATTTGGGACTGCAATTCCTCTTTCATTTTTTCTATATGTTCGGGTAATTCAAATTCTGTTAATTCAAATGTCGGAGACGCAATTGTTCCAATATCTAAAATATAAGTCTGCAATTTATGTAGAGTTTTAGAATATTCCTCAGGGCCATATTTATCGTATATTTCTTTAAGAATATTATTTATTTTTTTCCTGTTTATTTCCTCATTTATAAATGGATAATCTTCCGGGAGACATAGATTAAAAATAATGCGCCCGATTGTAGTTTTTATTTTTTCATTATTTGTTTTCTTAGGATGTTTATAATATACATATGACCATAATGATAATTTCGATTTTTTTTCTTCTTCATCATCAGGAGTTTGAACTCTTATAAAGGAATCTAATATTTCTTCAATATCAGTAGATGTTATTAATATATTGGTATTTCTTTTATCTTCTGGGATTGTAAAAATTTTTTGGTTGAAGGATTGGTTGTTAGACATAACAATTTTTAGAAACCATGATAAGAAAAGAAGAAAGTTGGTCAATGGCCATTAAAAATAGTGGACAGCGGCATTTTTATCAAAGATGTGGAAAATATCAAATATAGTTTAAAATGGTATTAACTGCATTTCTTAAATCAGACATTTCTACTTCCAATTCAACTATTCTATCTATTATATGATTTAGGGAGCCTATAATATCCACCTTGTTGTCTTCGGAATTGGTATCACCAAAATCTACAACCAAATTGGTTAACTTATTGTGAAGTTTTTCAATTTCTTTTTCTAATTTATCCAATCGTCTTTCGATATTTTCTATTTCTTTCAGTTTCACTAATTTATCCTCGATATTTTTTAATTTCCTATCAAATACATTTATTTTCTCATTTACATATCTTATTTTCCTCTCTAATTTAGATAGGGGTGCACTATTTTCCGTTTTGTTTACATTTTTATCACTTGCATTTATATTAATTAATTTGTTGTTCAATATATTAATACTTCTGCAGTTTTCCAACACGTTATAGCACTTTTCATTTTTCTGTATCAAATAAATAGCTATAATCGTTCCCACCAAAGTTCTTATGAAATCTGTCTTATTATTAAATATAGCCAATAGTTCTTTTTTATTTTTTTCGTAAAGACCTTCTATGAAATCTTTTGTTTCCTCGTCTATATCAATAGTATATTTTGTTAATTTATTAGGATTATTTTCACACCCTTTAGAATTAACTTTGATTTCAGATATTAAATCGTGATAACATTCATTTATGAATTTGTTATAACATTCTTTTATCGCCCTCAATGTTTTAGTCATATTTGAATAATTCATATTTTCTAATATCTCTTTCTTAGCAAGATAAATTGCTCTTTTAAGTGCTGCGTGTTCGGAAATGTTTATACCATCCTCAATTAGCTTAGATACATATATTTTTGTCAGACATGCTGGCAAAGAAAATCTCACTCTAGACCTCATGGTTAAAACCTCCCACTTTTGTTTTTAACATTTATTAATATCCATAATAAATTATATATACGAAGGAAAAAATCAAAGGGAAAGAAATTAAATTAATTATTGTTTTTACTTATCGTTGATTTCCAGATAAACATGTTTCTTATACCGCATTCCTATCTTTTTCAACAACTGTCGGATTGCATTGGCCACAGTTCCTCTTTTTCCAATTAAAATTCCCGTTTCTGTTTTATCCTTACCGGTAATAGATACTACAACTGTTTTATCCCCTTCGATAACTTTTGTTTCGAAGGTTTCAGGTTTCATAGAAAATGCTTCAATAATTGCAGTAATAAGTTTTTTAATTTTTTGCTCTAATTTTAGGTTCTGCATTTGCATTACCTCCTTTTCATTTTTCAGTTTCATCTAATGAAGAAAATATCATATCTATAGTTAAAAAAATTAGAGAATAATTTAAAAAAAGAGAGAAAATTAATTTTTTAATTATTGTTTATTAATACATTGATTCTGGATTTTTTGTTAATTCATATATTCCTAATGCCAAATCCATATCGACGGATGGTTTAAATGATTTATATTTGACCGAAGATAACGCTCCCACTCTCGTCGATGGAGACAGATATTTCTTTAATTCTTCATTTGCTTTAGGTGTATGAACCGCATAAATATTAATTTGGTCTTCTGTGTTCACACCGGCACGGGCCATACCGGTGCCGCAGCATTACCCGCTGCCCCACGGTTTCCCGCAGGGGCCGGACTATATCTTCTCCGCCTCAGGGAATTAAATTAAGTTGTTATATAAATAAAAAAAGATATAACCTAAATAATAATTCTAAAATAGTTTTTTAATTTTGAAACTCATTAAATTTATTTATTTCTTTTTTTTGCTCAATTTGACTAAATGTTTCCATCTTTTAGCATTTCTTTTAAATTTATCGGGAGCATTTAATTCTTGTTTTTAATTTACTATCATAAAGATATTCATTAACCTTAATTATTATATTTATTCCATAAATCAATTTTAATATTAGAAGAATGGATTTATGGAAATAAAGAAATAAAAAAATTAAGGAGGTTGGAAATGGTAAAATTTAAAACTACTTCTCAACAAAATTACACTCTCGTAGAATTTGAAATTGAAGGCGGTGTAATCGCTCCCGAGGAACTAAAACAGTTAACTCCTCCTAAAGTTGACCTGACAAAACTAGTCGTATTAAGTGGTAGAGGCCCGATATGGTTGTACCTTTATCTGGCACATCATTATCATACCACTCCTGCACTGGCCAGCTACGACCCTAGAGTTGGAGGTGCAGTAATCACTCAAACTCACAGCCCTAAATATAAAATAGGAGAAATTGTACCTCTTTAACTTTTACTCTTTTTTTATTTTTCTTCTCACGATGGCATAACTTAAATAGTCCTTTTATTTTATTTTCTTATTTACACATCATGTCGATAATTGTAATAAGACCATATATTTTATCCTTTAGTGTTTCCACTTAATAAGAATATAAAAGTATTGTTAAACCATCTGCACTGTAGATTTCAACATCAAAATCACTTTCATTATTTAAATATTCACAAATTCATTAATTACCTTTTATTTTGAAGAAAACGACTTCCTTAAATATCATTGATACTTTTACATAATTTTTATTCGGTCAAACTGTTTTAAGTAATTTAAACAATTTAATAGTATCTTCAGATGCAAATCTCAACATTACATATACATTATCTACTTTATTATGTAAATCATTATTAATCTTCCTCTGAGGCAGAGCCCGGCGTTTCGTCCCGCCGTTATTGCCCATGACGGGACTACGGCTTAACGCCTAGTCTCTGAACCTTCCCCATAGGAGCTTTTAAAACTCCCTTAGGGGCTTGGCTGCGGGTTGTCCCCTTGACTCCCCAACTTTTTACCATACCGGCAGCCATTACGCTACCGCCAGACAGGTATTTCCACCTGTCCTTGGTATCGGGAAGTTTTTGAGGAGTTTCCCGCAGTTAGCCGGGTTTAACGACGGCGACCAAAGGTTACCGTCGCACTGTTTTTTAACATAACCGTATGCATCTACATATGTTCCGGTAATTAAAGTTGTAATATCCCATCCAATATTTTTATTTGCTGGTTCAACATTTATTATTTTTTTATAACCGTCCCTATGTAAAACTTTTTTACCTATTATTTCTTCGGACGGTTTCAACAATTGTTTATTTTCGTCAATCAAATATTCCTTAGTAGTGGATGATATGAACTCAGTCCCATCTTCCATAATTATTTTTACCGTATTAATATTAGAATGCTCGTGCCAGAAAACAACTTTATCATAAACAAATTCATTCTTTTCCCTGTCGTATGCTAATATTTCTACTGGTTCTAATAATTCAAGAATTCTTACATGAACTCCGTCCACTCTAGTATAGTTTTCTATTTCTCTGTGATTTACATATTTAGGTAAATCTTTAATATGGCATTTAATAAATCTATCATTATTAACTTTAACTTCTATTAAATCCCAATTGCAGTCTGCGCCGAGTGTTCCAAAGATTATTTGTGGTAATGATGCAACATACACATCTTCCTTATCGATAACTGGTTTCATTCCTATTGTTGAGTTATCATTTTCAACAGGGTGCCTTAATACTAAGACATATTTTTCATATCCATCGTATACACCATCTATGATTTCTTGCTCTAATTCAATTAATTTTTCTTTTATTTGTTGTGGTACAGTCTTAGGATTTTTAACAATGTTATTTGTTAATTCTCTAAATGCACGGTCGGAAAATTTATCGCCTATTTGTGATTTAACCCATGTATAGATGTCAGAATATTTAGGATTTTTTGTTATATGATGAACAACGAATGGTTCATATAATTTAATTAAAAACATCCAAGGAACTTTTACTTCATTTGGTTTTAAATTTTTATCATGGGTCAAAACAAGTCTAACTGTATGGTCTAATCGTTTGGACAATTTAGCACTTCTTAATAGTTTTCCCTTTTGTCCAAAACCCAATATTCCTACTAATTCCAATGCTAATTTTTGCAACACTGGATGTATTTTTGAATAATAACTTTTTATCGGGTCTTCAGATATATCAGTCTTATTATCAGTAGCGGCACCAGAATCTGGTTCCTCATCTGATAAAAGGTTATTTAAATTCGATAAAACATTTTGAATATCTTCTGAATTGTTGTCAGATTTATTATTTGTATTAATATCATTACCGGATTTGATAGTATGCTCTGGTTTGTTTTTATAATATAACTCCCTAATATTTTTATATTTATTTGAAATCCGTATAATTTCTTGGTATAACTGCGATATAGGGTTTTCTCTTAAAACTTTACCATCTTTAATAAATACATCTCTAAATGCGGCGGGCATTACCAAAAGTTTGTCTGTGAACAATGTATCTACTAATTCGATAAGAGTTTTTAAAATATCACCATTACCTTTGACAGTATTTACATAATTTTCCATTATCATAAATTCGTTAGTGTTTTTTTCATCCTTCAAGAAATGATAAAAATCCAGAGGGTATCTAAATTCCTTTATCGATTTTAGATTTTTCTCTTCATGAAACGGTTCTGTATAAAATGAACCGTCTTCCATTAAATAAAACGGTTCCGATTGGAGAAATTTTTGATAAACAGATTTACCCAAAATAGAAGAAATTAATCCACCAGATACAAAATCAAATGTATATGGGTTTAAAACTGGTAAAGGTAGCTCAATATATGCAAATGTCTTTTTACGGCGGGATGAACCAATAGGTCCAAATATCTGCTCAGAATACACTCCCTCGGGGTCTAATATTTTTTTACCACCTACTTTAATAACTGTTTTATCGGAGGTTATTTTTTTTAACTTATAACGTTTAATAAATTCGTTGTAATTTATGGGTTTTAGGTAAATTTGATTATTATTAATTTTTCCCTGTTCCATTCCTTCTTAATTTTTTTCTTAAAAAATAAGAAAAAATTTAATATTTAAAAAATCTTCTACAGAAATAGAAAAATATGGTGGAATTGAATTTTAAAAATAAGATTCACTTGCTAATTTCAAGAAACATAATTAACATTAAAATTTTCAATATCGTTGGTATATTAGAAAGGAGGGGAAAACGGAAACAGAAATGGATTTTTGCTGTTTACACAATTAAAAAATCACAAACGTCAATTTAGCTCCTTTTTATTTTTTTATAGAAAATCTGCGGGTAAAACCCTGTATCTATGGTGCAGGGATACAGCCCGACCGCCGTTAGGCGGTCGACAAATTTGAAATTTTGCATATAATTAAATTTTTAACATACCCGCCGATAGCGGGCACAAATAACAAAAATAAGCCCGCTATACCACCAACCTAAGGCGGGTATGTAGGCTAGAAGTAGCTCCACTACCTACCTTCGGATAGGTAGGCAGGAGTAGGGGGAGCGTGAACCTCCCCGTGGTGGTAAGGCACCCCGTAGAGGGTGCAAACCCACCCGAAGCCTCGCATCTATGATGCGGGGTAGTTCACTGTATGCCAACCAAATGTTTTAAAAATTCTATTACTTTTTCAAAGTCATTAGACCTATAAATTTCTTTTTTATCCTCATTACCGGTATCATTTTTATCTGTTTGATTATCTATTATTCCTTCTTCTACTAACACAATTTCAATTGACTCTGTTTCATTACCATTTTCATTCAAAATTGCTTCATCGATATGAATAGGAACTTTTTCATCGCAATGCCACTTCTTGTATAATTCTTTTGCTTTCTCTGCAACTTTCTTATATTCTGGGTGTTTAAACATCCATTCGTTTGCTCTGTAATACGCCGCAACTACTAAGCCGCAATGTGGTTCGCATTTAACAACATTTCCCCTTTCATCTATAATAGGTGCCATTACAGGGAATTTGGGATAAGGTTCTGCATCTGGAAGTAAAAATGCTTCTTTTCCACATGTCTGTAACATTTGTCGTCTCACAGATTTTCGCATTATCAACATTTTAATTTCAGGTTCAACTAATCTTCTGGGTCTGGCGCCTTCTACAGTGGTTCGCCATTCTTTAATTATTTTCCCAACTACTTCTTTTCTGTATTCATCATTGTTTATAAATTTATCTAAATTTACTTCTATAAATATTTCCTTCTTCGCCTTCCCACCATTACTGGTAATTTGTGACATTATTAGACCTCCACTTAAACAGTTTTTAATTTTAAAAATTGTTTTCGATTAAAGCCAACTACCCCTCACTTCAGCAAGGGGCTTCCCGCTTCATCGTGGGCTAAGCCCACTCCACAGGCGTTACTTCCCTGCAGTCCACGGGTAGGACAGACTTTAAGGGGTCTGCTAGCCCTTTTAAAAAAACTTAAGCTCTGTGGGTTGCAGGGGATGCTTTCCCTGCAGTTATTCCTCCTGGATAGTTTAATCTTATAAATTAAAAAATATTAATGTTGTTTAACAATTCTCTTAAATTAGTATGAATATCCGATAAAATATCATCTGTTCTTTTCGTGTTAATCTTCAATTCCTCATCATGGGTTAATAAATTAATCTGATATTTATCCGAAATATCAGATTTAACTATTTCAAATGTAAAGGGATATATAAATTGATATTCATCGCCTTGGATAAATATAACCTTTCCCGTCCCGCTTAATTTATTAGTATTATCTATATTCATCTCCATCTCTATATTTTGACCATTATATTTAAGTACTAATATATTATTGCTATCAACATTTATCATAAAATCCCGATTCTTCATTGACTCCAACGCTTTCCTGATAAATCTAGAAATTGAAGATAAGATGATATATTCCAAATCAATAACTATATGATGCTTTTTATCTTTATTCTTTACACTTATAACCATAAAATTTCCATCTCCATCTGAAGCAACAACCTTACCGTGTCTACATAAATTGGTCAACTTACTTTTATAATTGGAAATAAGTTGCTCAACAATTTCATTCACAACGGATGCATCTTCTATATCGCCGCACGAATAATCTAATTCCTTAATTGTTTGGTTGCTTATCTTTTTATTCCTACTACAGTCCCATATAAATGCATCATTAAGTTTTAATTTTCCATTAATACATTCTAATTCTATATACCCCAATGAATTCGAAATATTTCTTTTAAATAAAATCAAAACTGTTTTATCATCTTTTATTACATTAATATCGTTAATAAATATCTCACTCCAATTATTACATAATTTTTCAGCAAATCCCTTAATCATAGATTTAAATGCATCAATTACTTGAAGTTGTTTCATAAAACTCATTTTCTCACCACTCCTTTTCGTAAGTTTAGGCCGTCCGGGCGGCCCTACCGCCCGTAAGGTGGGTGGGCCCCTCTTTTAAGAGGGGAAATTAGCCTGCAATATTAAACTAGAAAAATAACGGATTTGAAATAGTTGTTTGGCGGGACAATTCACTAATTATCTGCTGTTTTAATTGTTGTCCTTGTTGTATTAACAACTCTGCATTCGTCTGTATTTGGCCTATTGGTGTAGATAGTTGTTGGAATTTGGAACGGATATTTCCCAATAAAATTAAAATATCCGCATAACAGAAAGGTTTGAACCATCTGTAATATACTTCCGTTGGGATTGTTTGGGGAGATGTATGAGTTACTTTTAATTCTAAAAGAGCTGGCAAATATTTTTCTACTTCGGAAGAACTTATATTAAAAACTACCCTGTTAGAAGAGTTTTTATCTAATATTGGATATATTGGTGGATTTGTATTGGAGGTATCATTAAACCAAACGGAAATGACCGTCCCTATCGAGGAATCAAATAGAGATGAACTATAATTGTCTGAGCTCGTATTAATCCTATGATACCACTCATATATATCTATTATCTCGAAATTCTCATCCTCAGGTATAGGAATTTCATATATGCCTAATTTATTATCCACAACGCAAGACCTATCTAAAATAACCCTATACCTGCGAGGAGCCCATATCGAAAATTCCTTTATTGTATGATTTTGTAGGTGTGTTAACATTTCAGCATCAGATAATTCTATTTCCTGATTAGTAAAATAGCTCTTAATGTAATTCAATATATCATTCCACGACTTCATTATATCAGTTTTTCGATTTTATTCTTTAAATAAGAATTAACCCTTCTATTCGAAATTATCGTTTCGAAATCTACCAATTTAAAATTTTTTAAAATTAATTCTTTATATTTTTTTATTTCATCGATTTTTGAAAATATAATATTCCAATCCGGCTCTTTTAGTTCATTATCAGTCAAATTTTTCATTAATAAATTATAAAATGTTTTATATCCAATTCTGGGAACAGATGGTATATTGTCAGACTTATCACCGCCCACAGATAAAAAATAACTTATCCAGTTAGAAACTAAATTTATTCTTTCATTTTTCCGCTTTTTCTTAATTAATTCATCTATTGCATTTTCGTTGTTAATTATTTTAGTTACGAATTTTCCGTTTTCTCTCTTATTAATAATTTGAATGATATTGTGCGGTGAAATTTTCATATTCTGGAACAAATCTTTGTCCGTAGATAAAATAATATTTAAATTCTCCGTGTCCAATAAATTTAAAAAGTTATTTTTTAAAAAATAATACGGAATTATATCTGCTTCCTCATATTCTAAATAAACCGAAATAATATCATCGAATTTATTTAATTCTAATAATTTTTCAAAGGTATAATTTTTTAAATACTGAATTCCGTGTTTTAAATCTATTGAAAAATATTTATTTTTGGTTATTATGCCATATTCGTTTCTGTTTGATTTATATTCTGGATAAATTTCTAAATGATACGAATAAACTCCTTTATCGTAAAAAAGAATAAATAACGGGTCATATTTTTTAAATTTGTTTTTTAACCATTCAATACAATTTATTATTTCATCGAACCATACATTTTTATAATTTAACAAAAAGGAATTGGAAATTATCTTGGAGGAGTATATGCCACGGCTAATGGAAGAAATATCCAAGAAAAAAGTTATAGTTTTAAACCTATTATTTTTTATTAATTCGAAAATAGGATTTAAATAAAAATAATACCGGACTATCTCATTTCTCATCTTTTTTACTAGAATTATCTATAATCCAATCTTTGGCTATTGAGGCAAAATCCGCCGCTAGGAGCAATAAAACCCAAGGAAAATATTTAGTTTCAAATAATTCTCCGCCACGTTGAATAAATGCATCCTTATCGAAAGGTTTCAATTTTTCTTCAAAATTAATATGATGCCACCTAATTCCCAACTTAATTATCTGGTATATATCAGAATTTAGAAAATTCTTAAATTCATCTTTATCTTTATACTCTTTTTCAAATTCCGGTATAAATTCCTTTTCAAAATATTCGAGAGACCATTTTGCGTGGTCGTGTTGGTCTTTGCCAAAAAGTTTTCCATAATCATGAGCCAAACCTATTACTTTGAACAACCTGTAGAGATTTATATCTTTTATACCCAAAGTATTAAAAGCAATATCTGAAACTTCTAACGAATGTTCTAACAACCCGAATTTATTGGTATGATGTTGCCACAATCCTTCTACCTGTGCCGGACGCAGGTTTTCTTTATGTCTACGAAATAATTTCTCATACATCGCTTTTAAAATATTGCTATATCTATCCAACTCGCTTTTTATATCGTCGTAAGTTAAATATTTTTTGTTCTTCATTCTTAAACTCCTTTCTAATTAACGTTAAGCATAAGAAAAAAAATAAAGAAAAACATTTGAAACAGAAAATTGTATAAAATAGGTTTATTTATCTTATTTACTCTCCCTATTCTAACTCTAACTCGTCATTATCGTCACTGTCTTCATCTATTTCAAATTCGTCATCATCGATTATATCGCTATCCTTGTTGATATTTCTATTTTTGAGCGGCTTATGACGCAAATTCTCTTCTAGTTCTTCATCTTCATCAATATCTGGTATCATATCTTCCGACTTCTTAGTATTTTTTATTTTTGTTATTTTTACACTATCATTATCGATTTTCTTTTCTTTCTCTTTCCTAGGTCTGCCTCTTCTCCTTTTAGGTTTTTCTTCTATAGTCTCTGTATTGTTTTCAACTTCTATATCAGCCTTTCTATCTTTTTTATCGGATTTCCGTGCCGTTTTACTATCGACACATTCATCTCCAAATACACATAACATCCTTTCTATATCATCTTCCTCAGCTATTCCTTCGCCCTCTACATATATTTTTTTTAATTCTTCTATAATCTCTCTTATTATTTCTCTTTGATGTTTTATTAGCTCCTCAAATAATTCTTTATCCTCAGGATTATTTTTCCTTATAACAACAGGTATCACTATATATTTGTCCTTATGATATTTTTCTAAATTTTCCAGGAATCCACAATCTTTTTTTATATTGTATGTTCCAAATACATGCTTAAGTATTTCTTCCCTTTCGTTATCCAATTCAAATTCGGATATAAATTTTAGAATGTTTTTTATAAATGCCTTAACAACCTTTTCACAAGTTGTCTCAATTTTTTTTCTAGCCATACTGATTGATTATCCATAAATATTTTTAAATTAAAAAATTAATACTCTGGTTTTCATAACTTCTCTATTTATTTTTTTCAAATAATTTATTTTACAATTGAAAAAATAATTTTGATTATCTTATAATTTCGATTTTAAAAAATAAAGTAAAAGAAATATTAATTTTTTTTGTTTAAAATATTTTTAACTTAATTTTTTTAAACTTTTTAAATCGATTTTTTATTTTAAATTTTGAAAAATAAAAACTCTTTATTTTTCAAGAAAAATAGAAAATATATTTTTCCACATAATTCTTAAATAAATGTTCTTTCAGAAATTAATTTATTCCACAAATATGTATCTTATATAATAGGTATCTCTTTTATTTATATCTTTATCTGATGGATGTATAATTCCATTTGTTTTAGATATTAAATGTAGCTTGTTATTAATTTTTTTTCAAATAAATTTTCTTGAAAAGTAATATTTCTCTCTCTCTTAAAAAACTTTTATTCCAGTTGAATATATTGCTTCATATAATTATTTACAAAACTTTCTAAGTTAAAAGTAATAAATGTTATTCTTATACAAAGTACTCTCTTTTATAGTAGTTATATCCGATGGAAGTATATAATTAGTTGTGTGAAAACAAAATACTGTTTTATATAATATTTGCTTGTGATTTTGTAGATAATTATTAAGTTATTTTAAATTTTTATTCACGTGCTATCTAATAATGATTTTAAATTATGGTTTTAAAAATAAATTATTTTTTTATTAAAAAAATTTCTGTATAGCCTTTCAAAAGACATTTAAATTTATTTTTTTAAATATTGTATCAATTGAAAAAATGGTCCTTTTTTATTGTTTAAAAAACTTTTAATTTTTGTTAAATCCGTAATATGAAACTTTTAGCTGTTAAACAGATTTAATAAAGTATAATACATTCTCCTATGTATAGTATTTTTCTTTTTATAAAGATTATATCCGATGGAAGTATATTAATGTTTTAGAGTATATACAATAGTATTTGTGTGATAAAAACGATTTACATGTGTAATGCTAATATGGATAATAGATTTGTATGAACTTTATAAATGTGGTAAGGAAAAAGAAATTTGAAGATTATCAAAAATACCACAATGGAAAGATTACGATAGAAAATTTTAGAGAGCATGATTATAGAAGAATGGATGAATATATTGTAAATGTGTTTGAAGATTTCCAAAATTTAACCTTAAATGGCGGCGGAAGAACGATAGAATTTGAAATAATGGATTGGTGGAAATCGGATAAATATTTTAGCCCATATGTGGATAAAACAGTAGTGGTTGAGTATGTCATAAAAGCTAATATCAAAACCAAATCACCCAAGACTGGAGAAATAAAATCTAATAATGAAGCTACTCTTAAAATATTGGTTCCCAAATTAATGAATAAAAAATTATTTTATCTCTATGATAACATTTATATTCCAGTATTATATATGTTCGACAATTTTGTCCGGATATATAAGAAAGGAATAAGAATAGATTTACCATTATACGGAATAAATTTAGATTTTGAGTCTAACAAGGTAACTTTACGGAATACAAAATATAACCGCCCGCTAAATTTGACGGTATTTTTATACTTCATATTCGATGCTCATAAAAGCGAAAAAAACTATAGAATTTTTAAAAAAATAATGTTTAAAAATTATGCAAAATATATAAATAACTCTAAGAAAGTTTCGCAACTTATAAGAAATTTTGATAAAAATTTAAATAAATGGGTCGAAAATGAAATAGAATATTTCAGATATTATTATATGATGAATTATCTTTGGATGGTAGATGAAGATTTGAAAATATTTGACGTAAAAATGGATTTTGGGAAAATGTTGAAAAAAATAATAGATACTTATCTATTAGGTTTTAGGATAAATAAGGAGTCGTTATATAGCGAGCTCCCTAAAGACATTGTTGATGGTGGGATTAAAAAAATACTTTTTTATCTAATTAAAAATTACATAATTACGGATGAAGATATAAATCAAGATTTTATAAACAATGTTAATTTGAAAAATAGAAGAATATTGTTTCTGGAAAATATGGTGCGTCCGCTTTATTGGAACTTGTTAAGATATATAAACGCTGTGAGCAGAGATACTAAATACGGATTTGAAATAGCGGATATAATTTATGATGGAAGCATTGTAAATGAATTCGTTTCTTCTCAGATAAAAAGATACAAAGGAAAATACTTATGGGATTTTCCTACCCCATATTGTGGTGTGCGAGCAGCCCAAATATTAAATTATGATGGGGACGAAGATAAAATAAATTTAGATACAAGATTATTGCATGATTCTCAGTATAACATAATATGTCCTATTGCTACATCCAGTTCGCACCCGGGAATAGTTTTACATACTGTGCCGGAAACACCCCTAGATAAATATGGCCATTTTGTGGAAAAATTTGAAAAATATTAATTAGGCATATATAAACGTTTCCTTCCATATTAATTTTTGAAAGTTAAAGAAAAAGAATATGGATAATTAAAAAGTATGAGGAAAAATGAGGTTTTTATGAGCTTGTGGGAAGCGATTGAAGACTATTGTGAACGACATAATGCTCATCCATATGAGGTGAAATACATTATTCATAAAAAACCATGGTTCGATGGCGATACATACCAAATAAAAATTGGAATAGAAAAAGACGGAGAAATATTCCTCCAAGATATAGAATATTATGAAGTTGAAGAGATTTGATTCTCTCTTTTTTATTTTTTAATATAACATAACGAAAAAAGAAATAACTTTAATTAAACTAAATGTAAAAGTATATAAAAGTTCGGCAAGTATGGTTGGCTCGGTCAAAAGAAATTCTGCAGATAAGTTGTCAAATTCATTGGTAATTATTTTTTATTTATCGATTGTGTTTTTTTGTGTTTATAAATTTTATATCCAATATATGTCAAAAAACCTAATATTGATAGTGTTGCTATCAATATTAAATTGTTATTATAGTTCCTTTCGTTGTCTTTTTCACTATTTGTTGAATTATTAGTGTTTCCAGTAGTTCCCTTTGCATGCATATGATGTATAGCTATGTTTTTATTGTTATCGTATGATATGTTTTCTTCTGTTATATGAGTATGATAGCTATGGTGACTATGGTGTCCGCCGTGTCCACCTTTTGCATAAGTAATACCTATACATATGGAAAATAATGTTGCAACAACTGTCAATTTTTTCATGCCTATCTCATATATATAAAAAAACGCATTAATATTAAATTTCTCTATTTAATAATCTTCTAAAATCTTCTTCTGAATTTATAGAAAATCTGCGGGGTAAAACCCCATATCTATGATGCGAGGATATAGCCTGCCCCACCGTTAGGCGGTGGACAAATTTGAAATTTTACATATAATTAAAATCTTAACATACCCGCCGATAGCGAGCCTAAATAACAAAAATAAGCCCGTTATACCACCGACCTAAGGCGGGTATGCAGGCTGAAAGTAGCTCCACTATCCCGCTGTATGGTGGGATAGGCAGGAGTAGGGGCGGTGTGAACCCGCCCGTGGTGGTAAGGCACCGCTTGGACGGTGCAAACCCACCCGAAGCCTCGCATCATAGATGCGAGGCAGTTCACTTCCGGTCATATCAATTTTTCGACATAAAAATTTTATCTGAAAAAAACCGTTATGGCACACTATTTAATTGGTGGAGTTAGCACTTTACACGCATCTAAGATTAAAGACATTTCTGACCTAATTGATGTTGATAAATATGGTTTTTATAAATACAAAAACCATATTAAATTATATTTGGAGGACAAATATGCTAAAGGCGAGCCATTTTATTTAATTCCGTCTTTAACCAAGCTTAATTGTAGCAATAATCTCGTTAAAATTTTTAATAAAAAAGTAAAATCTGGCACAGACGAATACAACATCGTTATATATGTATATAACATCGACAGAAATTTCATTGATAATTTTTACAAAACTTATCTCACTTGTATTTATAAAACAATAGAAATTTTGCAAAGCAAATTAAATGATGAAAAGGTTATAAATTTATACCATGTTGTTGAAAATGCATATAAATTTTTTATTCATCATATTGTTAACAACCGTAAATATCAATCAATAATATTGGATTATACTGATATGAATGCTTTTTCTATGGATGAAGATTATAAGCTAAGAAGTGTTAAAGAGGAGTTTTGTAATCAACCCGGACACATCGAAAACTTAATATTGAAGTTAATAAAAGATTGTCAGGAAAAATATGATACGATAGAAAATTTCGAGAAAAATACAAACATCTTATTTAAGTTTTTGTCTGGCCAGAGCAAACTATGAGATGATATTGAAAGAAATCATTACCAGTATTGATAAGATATACAAATTAATAGGTTATAGCATTAACGAAGTTATTTAATTGTTTTTGCTTTATAGAGAATTCTCAAAATGGAACTGGTTTAATGGGAGCGAGCCTATTTTCCCCAAAAATTTGATTGTTTTTTGCCACGAAGGTCTGAGAATGCATTAATAATCAGAATAAAAGAAAATAAAAAATAAAGTAAATTCATAATATAGACACAATATTATATTTGTCTTTTAAATTATCCAATATATCCTTCCAATATAAATACGTTTGTTCGTCATATTTTTTTATTTTCTCTATCATTTCTTCGCATTTTTCTATTATTTGTTCTTCGTTTATATCTCTAGTTTCCAACCACGCCTTATCTTTTAAAATGTTTAAATTTATTTTTAATATAGGAATTAAATCGTTTATTATTGTTTCTTTATTTTGAAAATCGGATTCAATATATTCTGTATAATCTTTTATAAAACCATATTCAATTATACTATCTGCTATTTTTAGTGGTTTGGGTCTTATGTTAAATTTTATATTTTTAATAGAGGAATCAATATTGCCCCATAATTCATCTGGTATTATGTCTATTACATATCTTAACAATTTTCTATAATTTTTATTGTATTCTTCTTTTTCTTCTATGTATTCTTTAAGGTATTTATATAACTTCTCAATTTTTTCTATATGGTCTTCTATTTCGTGTTCAAATATTTCAGGATATGAATATTTTATTGCCTTTTCTTTATATTCACCTATTAAATCATATATATCTTTTCCTTCTATTGCATACTTAAATATATCCTTTACAGACAGTTTTATTTTTATTTCTATTTCTCTTATATTATAGGCTTTATATTCTTCTATTAACTGTAAATATCCCTTATAGTTCGTATATGCATATCTATCTCCTATATCTGCGAAATATATATGCCCATCTATTTGAACATTTCCTATTTGGCGGCCTGCACGCCCCACTATTTGTATAAATTCTTTTTCTGTTAATAATCTTACAGTATTTCCATCGTATTTGTGCGTTTGTATAAATATTAGGTTTTCTATCGGGAAATTGGTTCCTGTGGTAAAGCTATCTGTTCCGATTATTAATTTTATTAGATTTTTCTCCGCAAGAGTTATAGCTATTCTTTTTACTATGGTCGGAACTTTTGAATGTATCAAAACTATTCCTTTATCCAAATATTTTAAACTATCGAATTTTTGTGTAACAAATTCTATATTCATGCCCAATATTTTTTCAATTTCCTTTATCTTATTATCTGGCAATCTATCTAATATATTACCAAATATTTCCATTACACTATGCAATATTTTTCTATTGAATCCCACTATTGCAGTAATATGATTCGATTTTTTTATTATCTTAACAACATCATCTATATCTAATAATTCATCATGTAATTTTATTTTGTTTCCGATATTAGTATCGTCATACTCAATTATTTCCCACTCTCTATTTGATATTTTCTCTAGATATTTTTTAAAACTATCTGTTATTTTTATCGTTGCGCTTAACGCTACTATTGGATGGTTGTGTAATGTTTCTAAGTAGGCTAATGCCCTCTCAGGGGCGTCACCGATTATATGAAATTCGTCTATTATTGTTAATTTTGATATATTTTGGTATTTATCCTTATATATCTCCTGAGTTGCAACTATAATAGGGCTATTTATTTTTATATCTTTATATTCCCCTGTTTCTATCCTAGGTTTTATTCCAAATATTTTTCTCATTTCATTAGCCTTTTGATACGTTAAAACCCTAAAGGGCGTAGTATATACTATAGGAGTAATATTGTATTTTAGTAATTTTTCTATTAGTTTATATACTATATACGATTTACCGGCCCCGGTAGGGGCAACTATTAGAATATTTTTATCATTTACTAAAGCTTCTTTTACCTTATTAAAAGCTTCTTTTTGCCAACCTCTTAGCTCTACCATGCTGGCGTTATTTCCATAGAAATTGAAAGTCTTGTTAAAAATTGATTTGAGTAAACTGCCCCGCATCATAGATACAGGGGTTTTAGCCCGCAGTTTTTCTATAAAAAGTTCTTCTAATTGTTAATTTATTTTTCTACTAATTGATACAGATAATGAAATTACATGATTGTGAAAGCAATTTGGGAAATTGTTACCGATGAACTCAAAAACATATTGCCGGAAGAGCCATTTGATAATTTTAAATATATAAACATCCACTATAAAAAAATCTTTGACTATTCTACCGATATAGAATTTGATATAATCCTCAGTAGGAACGAAATTAAATATTTGAAATTGAAATATTTAGATTATTCATATCCAGGAACCAACCTCAATATTGAGGTATATACACCAAAAACAACCATTAGAAACGATATAAAGATTTTATATGAAGTGTATTATACATTCATAGATTCGAAGAAGATAGATGTTGAAGTGATGGATTTGCAAATAAATGGAAGAACATATTATAAAGGAAAAATTGAAAGAAAATCTCGTAATAGGATTTATAGACAGACATATTTAAATCATTGTATTAAAAAAATATATGATGTAAGTAGGGAGGATTTCAATTACACAATATCTAAAATAACAGACAAAATATTACAATTAATTATAAACAATGTTAATAAATGTTTTATAATGTAACTTTTTAACTCTATATTTTATTTTAAATATTCACCTAATATTTATATAGATAATACATAAGTATGGTGAAATTAATTATCCTAATAATAGGTGCAATATTAATTACACTCATATGGAAAGGGCCGGATTATCTGAAGGAAATAAGAAAGGAAAAAGAGTTTAAATTATTTACAATGGTTTTGCCTGCAGATTGTCAATTTAAAGAGATAAGAATTGGCAATAGATACAAAATAACAAAAGAACAAAAAGAAGAAAAAGAAGAAACGAAATGAAATGAAAAATAAAAATAAAAATAATCATTCATTCATTTTCAGCTTATTTTTTATTTTGTCGTTTCAATAATTACGTGCAAATTTATCTTGATATTTAATAATAAAAATTACATTAACCTATTATTAATTATTAACAAAATACAAAAATATAAAACAATAATTTTTATTCCCAATTTTAATAAATTGGAAAAGAAAATATTTATAAATTCTCAACCCAAAATCCTCTCCATTTATTTTCATATAAGTCATACTCTGCTTTAAATACTCTATAATCTTCATAATAACCTCCGCCAAATTTCACATTTTTATCATATCTTGTATCTATCTCCAGTATTCCTTGAAACCATATATAGGGCTCTTCTGTTATTTCATCTATTCTTCTATCCAACTCTACCCATCCACCCAGATTTATTTCTATATCTTCATTTTTACGACATAATTTTATTATTACTTCTTTACCTATTATATCTTCACCTTCGTCAATTATCTCTTCTCCGGTTAGTTCTATTTCATATTTTTCTTCTAGTTTTTCTATAGCTTTTTCTAACAATTCTATGGCTTTGTCTAAACCTAAAACTTTCTCTTCCATAATTCCTTATTTTCCATATATAAAGCTAAAATATTAAATTAACTAACTATTGGAAACTATTTTTTTACATTTTATGTTGAAGTATGGTTAAAGAATAAACATGAAAAAGGAGTATTACCTCTATTGTAAGAAATGTAACAAAATATATCCTATTAAAGATTTTAAAATAGAATCGAGTTTAGATATTAGAATAATTCAATTGATAGATGCCGAATATATATCTAAAACAGATATTAATGAGAATGGTTATAATATTATAACAGATTATGTGCAAAATTTTGGCGATATAAAAGAGGAGATATTAGAAGAAATATTGCATGAACAGCATTTCTTTAAATGTAAGAAATGCAGCACGACAGCAGCAGAAATAGAATACGATGGGTATGGTATAACATTTGAAGACGCAACAATAGTAGTAATACCAGATATTAAGAAGATATACATTGGCACTGAATACGAAATATATTTGAAAAACAATGGATTATATGACAAAGTTATACAAAAATTAGAAGAAGAATTTAAAGGATACGAAATATCTTGAAAAATAACACTTTTTCTGTAGTTTATTCTGACTTCTTATTTTTTTTATTCACAATTACGGATATTAGAATGATATGAAGCACTTAAATTTTGTTAAAAAGAATGAGAAAAATTTTGTAAATATCTTCTTGAATGGAGAGAACGGCTTTTATACTGAAACGTTAAATGTCAAAACAGATGATTTTGTAACTTTAAGAATATTTAATGAAACACGATATGTTGAAGAGTTTCCTAAATATTTAACTATAGGCGGTTATGTAGAATTTTATAAAAATTATTTTAAATACATAAAATACAAAAACACAAAACCTGAAATAAAGAAAAAATACTATTCTATAGTGAAAGAAAAAGAAATTTACAAAGATATAATAGATAGTCTGATAAATTTCATGGAAAGCATAATTAAAGGAAATAACAAAGTGCTTTATATAAAACATAATAAAAAAGAAAATACAATAGAAACATTAGACGGGAGAAAATTACGAAAGCTGCTAACAAATGACGAAATAACATTAAAAAGAACAGCAGCCGAAGCGGGATATAAGAATAAAGTATCTTTGATAAATCAGATTTACAAATATGATAGTATTGAAGATTTCATAACTAACGAAAAATATAAACCAGTAGGATTAATAGTAAGAAACAGATTAGAATATATCCCAATTATATTAGTTACTTAACTTTTATCTTTAATATCTTTATTTTTCTTTTTTATGACGAAAGCATCATGCTGTCCCCTGTTATTATTGTTCCAACAGGACATCCTATGACAACATCTCCTATTCTGGCTTGAGATATATTGCTGGAGATTACTATTTCTGACCCACTTGTTATCATTCCAATATGTCCGCATGAAAATATTACAATATCCGTCTTTCTGGCATTCAAACGACCATTGGATGATACAATATTTTGTGTAGATACTATTATTCCTATTGTTCCTACACAACCGCTATGGCAACAACAAACTGCGGTAACTAAATCGCCTGTTCTTGAAACAGACCTCATTTTTTATAGACCTCTGCCAAATTATTTTTTAGTAGCTCGAAATTCAAACATTCTTTGAAGTCCGGTGATAATATCAAACCAAGGTATCTTCCATAATTTCCTTTTCTATCTCTTAATGTCATAAGTATACATTTATCGTTGTATTTCTTAAACCATTCTTTAACAAAAACTTTCGCTTTTTCGCCTAACTCTTTTTCTTTTGGGTCTTTGGACTTTTTCCCGTGTATTTCGTGTGTATTGATAAATGCGGCACGTATTGTTTGTATGTTAAACGTATTGAAACCCAAATCTATAATTAATATATAGGTATCACCATCAATAATTCGTTCCATTTTGCATAGATAAGTATAAAAACAAATTTTGTTATTAAATAATTTGTTAATCTTATTTAATGTTTTTTTATCTATGTAACCTTTATAATTATTAATTAATTTTGTCAATTCTTTGTTCATAATAACTTTTTATGAATATTTTGCGTTAATATATTACTATTTTAATATTTACTTTGTTTCTTATTTTTTTATTTTATTTATAGATATTAAATAGTATGAGCATGCAAAAAATGCTGGGTCCTACGGAATTAGATAAAATATTAATACTTTCAATATTGAGAGCTGCAGAAGAATACTTGCTGGATGAAGAATATGTAGAATATATAAAAAAAATATTAAAAGAAAACAATATTAAGAAAGATATAAAAGAGGCCCTTAGATTGATAAAAATGGAAAAATATAAGGATTTTAAAATGTTAATAGCTTATATGGGAGATTATCAAGGAGATATTATTGCTATGATTCAAATAGATAATAGCTATAAATTTCTATATATACAATTAGTATATGGAAGTTGCGAAGGTTGTGACCCAATAAGACGATACATGAAAGACTACCATGAATATCTAGATAATGATACTAAATCAGAAAATATACCTGACGAATTGATAGAAAGAATAGCTAATGAATTGATAAAACCAGCCATTATAGAAGATAATAGAGATAAATTAATAAATAGAACGATAGGATTGGGTTCGTTAATATGTTATACCAGAGAGAGAATAAAAAATGGAAGAATATCGATGCTAGAAGATAATTTAAATGACATATGGAAAATTATTGAAATAGATAATTACAATGATGTGGTAATATATAAACCCATACATACAACCCTATTTGAGGAAGAGGAAAACAAAGATTAGATAAATGAATAATAAATGAATAATAAAAAAACATTTTCTTAGAATAATTTTTCTCTTTATTTTTTTGGGAATATTTAATATATATATCCAAATCTCCTTTTCATGAAAATAAAAAATAGGAAAAAAGCGAATATTACTTTAAGAGAATTTCTCTCAAACTAAATCCTTCGTTTTTGGTGTCTCGATTCTTTGACTCTGTTTTCCTTTTTTCATATTCTTCACTGTCATCGACAAACCAATCTCCTGGAATAGTAATATATATTTTTGTGTAAGGTTTATTAACTTTTTTCTGCAATTTTATCTCCACAGGGAAATGATAATTTAGTTTACTGTTCATTATCATCTCCTTTTTAATTAGTTTTGCGACTTCTTTTACATATTCTCTTTTAACAGGCTTTGGTAACGACACATAAGCGATTATATGTATTCTGGCAGGTATCTTCATTTTTTAACCTCCTTAAGTATTTTTGAATTTTTATTTCCGTATTTTTGACTTTTTAATATTAAAAAGTAATTATAATAATTGAAGTATTTTCATTACATTAACTGACGGGAAATTAAAAGTCCAAACATTAAATCCTTCCTTTGTCAGGTTTATTTTATTTTTATGTAGATATTTATTATTTGTCAACCACCCGCTGTTTTAATGGCGGGCTTAACTTATTCTATTTTTATTTTTTAATTTATTCTATGGAAATTACCCAAGAATGGACAAAAACAAAATGTATGTCCGCCCAAAAAGATATAAATATGTTGTTAAATTCGTTGAATATTTTGAAGCATATACAAATAGTAAAATAAATATAATAGATGCAATAGAAGCTGAAAAAGGTTTGAATGAAATTTCGAGCCAATGCATGCAATTTGGCGGAGCTATCCTAAAACGACATGTTATACAAACGATAATACCATCGACCAAACTTAAAGAAATAAATATAAAAAATTATGATATTTATCCATTTATTAACGAGGACGATGAAAATGATTTTTATGGCTTTATTGAAAGTCTAATAAGAAGTGTTAAAGATAAAAATGTTCCAATGATAAAAATAATAGAAAAAATAAACGATGGTAAAGATGGAATTGATAAACGTATAGTGACATATTACTTCGTTTAATTTAATCTTTTCCTTTTATTTTTTTATTTCATTTCATTGATTCAAAGTTTAAATGAAATATAGTATATAGATTAATACACCATATTTCTTCTTAATTATTTTTAAAACATATGGATATTATGAAAATAAGTTTCAGATTCAACATATAGACCTTTAAGCAATAACACGAAATATTCTGTTTTTTTTAATCAAATCAAACAATTTATAATTAATGTTATCATGACTGTCTTTCACAAATTTTTTAACCGACATAGCATAAGAATTCGTTGAATTAATATAGATTGTCATCATTTTATCTGTATAACTAACAATAGCGGTTATCATGGTTCCCAAACCCGGTAAATTTAAATCCATTCTTATATTATCATTATACTCAAGAGAAATTATTATTTCTTTTTTAATTATGGCCGCCTTTGTTCTCTTGTAATTCAATTTAATATCACTACTATTTATAAAATGGTCAAAATTTCGAATAAAATCATCTAAAATTTTAGATATAAGTTCAATTATATCTTCCCATTTGACATAACATTTAAATTCTATTACATCTCCTAAATCTTTAAATGTTTTAGGAGTTATATTATCAAATGTATTTTTAAGGGTTTCGTAGTTCTTTTCCAAAAATATCAGTTCCGTCTTCTTAACCCTCCTTAGAAACGGTTTTTTTTAGTAAAAAAGTTAAATAGGAAACTTCCATTCATCTTGGTTGAAAGATAGTTCCGATAATTTGGGACCTATTGGTGATTGTCTTCTTTTAAATTCATATTTTAGAATTCTTTTGTTTATACTAGTTATTCTTCTTTCTTTTATTAACATAATTAAATGTCTATCTAAAGTTTCATATGTTGCACCAAGTTGTTCTTCGTCACTTATGTCATTTACAAATAATTCGGCAGTAGGTTTTCTTTTTATTATAAATCTAGGCACACCTAAATACTCGGCTAATCCAAATACTTCAGTTTTTAATATATCTTTGAGCGGGGCATATCCACCTTCGCTATCCCCACCTAAAGTATAATACCCATATGCCAATTCAGTTTTATTACTACATGTTAGTAATATAGCATTCAATTCGTTGGCTTTTGTTAGTAAGAAATTAGCTCTTAATCTCGCTTGCAAGTTTGCCAACGCAATTATTTCATTTATGTTAAACAGGTTTTTGGAATTATTAAATATTTCCGTTAAATCGACGGTCTCAATACTAACACCTGAATCCTTTTTTATAATTTCTATCGCTCTATAAGTTTCATCTTTAGTAAATGGTCTTATAGGCAGAAAATATGCATGTATGTTAATGTTAGGAATATCTTTTATTAGATATAAAACGGTAGCACTATCTATTCCTCCGGATATACCGATAATAACGTCTTTAAATCCTGTTTTCATCAAATATGTTTCTATATTGTTTCTAATAACTCTAGCGTATTGTTCATATTTCGTTTGTTTAGTATTTATAGTATAGGAGTTTAGCTTAGATATATATTCACTTCTAATTATATCATCGTTTGTAGTATCATATGTTTCATAACAATACCCCATTACAGGTTTATTGGGTTTAACATCTTTTATTAATTCGTCCACATTTTTTACAATCTTTTCATATTCGCTATTTTGAATATTTAAAATTTTACTCCGATAAATCGAATTCTTATATAAAGCTAAATATTTTATATTTTCAATCACATTTCCATCTTCGGTTATAAAGAAACTATTTCCATCAAATGTCACCTCGTCGAAAGTGCCACTATAATTAACATAGAGTAAAGGAACGTTAACGTCTTTAACGTATTCAATAAACATTTTAATTTTATTTTCAAGCTTCCCATATTCATACGGGCTGGCATTTAAAGAAATTATTAAGTCAATTTTTCCCTCGCTATTTATCATTTCTTTCCAATTTTCGAAATACCATCCATCTTCACAGATTAATACCCCGATGTTAAAACCTTTGATATTCAATACCCCATATGGTTTACCATCATGAGACGAAAAGTATCTTTTCTCATTAAATACTCCATAATTCGGTAGGTATTTTTTTACACCAAGTATTTTATTGCTTCTTAACAACACGGACGCATTAACTAGGGCGCCGTTATTTAAAAATAACGGAAGAGTTGTTAAAACTTCAGTTTTATGATTATCATATAAAAATTTTAATACTTCATCTCTGAACTTTTTATTAAGTTTTTCCACCTCCTCGGGATACAGATATATATCCTTTATATAGTATCCAGTACTTGCCAATTCGGGTAAAACAACTAAATCGGGTTTATAACAAACATAATCAGTTATAGTAACTCCACCAAATTTAAATACTGGATGAAATTTTGGGATGAAAATTTCCAATGTGTTATTAGTTGCCTTGGTTTTAGTTCCAACCTTGTATTCGACCATCCTACAATACCTCCATTCGAAAAAGTAAATTAGAGAAAGATATATTTAAAAAATTATTTCAAATTGCTTATCAAATTTATCCTTCAATTTTTTATACAATTTTCTTGCCTCATTGTCATTAATACTTTTGATTTTATCAATATGAAGGAATACTTTGTATCCGTTTATTAGTCCTTGTAATGCAGTCCAATAAACACAGTAATCCCCGGCAACACCCACAATATGAAGTTCTTTTATTCCTCTCAATTTTAAAATCTTATCCAAACACGGCTCTCCTTCAAATGCACCATAATTCTCAAAATCATACATCCCTTTTTTAATAAATACACTATCTGCAGGTTTAGGTATATCCACAACGATTTCGGCTCCCTTGGTATTCTGAATACAATGTTCTGGCCATTGGTTAAAAATTTTACTATCTTTCTTATGCCAATCTTGTGTATAAATAATCAGCTGATTTTCATTGACAAACTGATGGATAAGGTTATTAATAGGTTCTATTAAATTTTCTGCGTTTAAAACATAAAGCGAACCATTAGGATTGACAAAATCATACTGCATATCGACAACGATTAAAGCTTTATCGAACATTTTACATCACCTCCGTTTATTATTAAAAATTTTCTTCGACAAATTTAATCAGTTTAAAATGGGACTCGAATCTAAATAGTCTTTTATTTTTGTCATAAATGTTTTTCAATTCTTTGAAACTAAATTTTAATATGTTTGATACCTCATTCACATCCTTAAAATTACCCATATTTGCTGAATTATCTACATATACCAAATACGGAATTACGGTAACCATATTTATCTCGACAAAAGGAGCCAGTTGGTTATGTTCTATAATATCATTTCTACACAAACCCAATTCTTCTTCCAGTTCCTTAAATAACACCTTTTCTATTGAATGCTCATCTATAAAGCCTCCGGGCAATGCAATTGTATTTGTCGGTTTGTGTTTTATCATTATATATTCGCCGGTATCTATATTCTTAACTACCGCCAAAACAGCACTCAGAGCAACATTATCAGGTAATGTTATATATCTCGGATTTTTTATAAGTTTTTCTTTTATTCTATTTCTTATTAAAGTTCCACTATAAAAATGTTTAAATTCATCATTTATTTCAATACAATTATATTCCAAGATTATTTCGTCTCCAAATATTTTTGTAACTTCTTTATTATTCCTCTTTATCACAATTATGTTTTTAGTTCTTAGAACATCTTTAAGTCTATCGAAATTCTTCCATTGATTAATCGTATTGTATGAATCACTACCAAACAGAATGTCTGTTACATAACTTTTATTTTTGATTAAATGATAAAAACTTTCATCATAAGATACATCAACATGTACCTTATCTAAAATTTCGGATTTATACCCTTCAACCATATCATAGATTAAATTTCTAATAAATTCGGGGGCAAACATCCTTTTGTGATTCCTATATTTATAATTATGAATCACTATTTCTATATTATCATATTTAAATTTATTTATAGCGGAAAATAAAATACAAAGATGAGATAAATGAAAAGGGTCAAAAGTTCCGGCAAACAGCAGTGTTCTTTCATTTCCCATTCTAAAACCTCCTTTCTTTTTAATACACAGCAGTATCGTTGGGAAAGGGACTTAATTTAGGTTTCAATTTGTTTTCGATATAATCATAGTATTTAACTCCCTCTATTTGTTTTTTACCAGGAGCTAATTTTTTGACAGGTATCCATTTTCCATTTTTATAAATTCCTGTGAGTTTGTATACAATGGACAATGGCTTTGTATTGTTAACTATTTGTGTTCCTCCCGCAATACCTATTACTTTGTTCCGATATTCTTCCTCCAAATTTTCACCTACATATTTCACTTTGTCAATATCATAATCGCCAGATAAAATATATTTAACATCTATTAGAGTATTTATTTTCGCTATCTCTTTAATAAGTTCAACGTGGTCACCAGAATCTAATCTAATCTTTACGCCTCTAATCTTATTAGGGTCAAGAACAGGTAATAGTTTTTTCAACAGCACTATAGTGTCTATAGTATCTGGTAAGATTGTATCTGTCAGGTTATTTTCTAATAAATACTTCCATAATTGAACCTCATTTTCATACTCACCGCTGAATAAACCATATTGAATGAATGCATGAGGCAATGTTCCCGTAATTTTTTCACTATATTTATCATACAGCATCATATTAGAAGTCAAATACCCTAATTTTGCAGCTATTTCCGAAATTCTGTATGCTAATTTAATATCGGGTGCTCGCCTTAAACCAAATTCTAATACTTTAGCACGTGGGAAATATTTTTTAATCACATTTTTAAATTCCAATAGTCGTGTAGTATAAAATAGTTCTCTTTGTGTTACATTCAATAATAAACTTTCCAATACTATAGGTTCTAATCCATGTCCAATTACTTGAATAATAGGTTGAAATTCTTTTACCTCCATCAATCCTTTATTTTTATATTTTCCCAATATCCGAATTTCGAACTTATCATTCACATCATAAAAATATTTATTTAGAGTTTCTTCTATTACAGTCGGAAAATCTGGCGATGTGTAATATTTTCCTTTGCGTATAAAGAGTGTGAAGCAAGTTTTGTATTGATTTTGAAACACAACCTTAGAAATATTCCTTGTGAACATATGATAGAAATCCATTGGATTGTATTGGTTCATACTTATTCATTATCCATAATAAAAAGAAAAAAATAAATCAAGAAAATTATAATACAGTATTTATATACTCATTTATCTTTAATTTCACAAATTTACCAAGCTGCGAATCGCATTTAATTATGGTTTCCCATTTATCTTTTATTAATATTTTTATAACTTCTTTTCTAACTTTCTCGCAAAAAGGATTTTTAAATTTTATTTTATTTAAAAATTTGTAAAAAGCACATATGTTATAATCTTCTACAGGTGAGGAACTTTTAAACAAATGAACTAATAACATTACATTTATATATTCCTCTATTTTATCTTCCGATAATCCCTTTATAGTTATCAAATTTATTTCTCTAATACAATCTGTATAGCCCATGCACTTTTATTATCCGTATAAATTAATCTAACAACAAAAAAATAATGTTAATATGATATATATAATATATTAAACTGTGTTTATCTTTAAAAATTAAAACTCGACATTTATGGATATAATAAAGTAACAAAAAGACTTTGGAGGTGGAAAAATGTTGATGTGCGAGAAAAATCACAGGTTTAAGACAATTGTGTTCTACGTTAAGCCAGATAAGAAGAAATTAAAAAAATACAAAGAAAAAGGATGGAAAACGTTCTATAGAAACAAGAAAGGACTAATAGTGCCTATTTGATTTTTATCCTTTTATTTTTCTTATTTATTTATGAAAATTAAATAATTATACAAACAAAAAGAGACACCCTCATTTTAACAAATATTCAAATTCTTCAACCGCATTACAGCAGGCCGGTCTTAATCGCAATATTCCAAAAAAACGAAAAATGGAAAAGTATTTTTTAAATTGAAATACATTTCGAATATTTTTGCGGATATTTTTTATCTATCATTGTTTTAATCTCTTTTATTTCTTTAATTAATTTTTCAATGACTTCAATGATTTTTTGTGGCTCCATAGGAACATTATATTTGAATTCCTCATCGAAATATATGAGGTCAATATTTTCTTCTTTATACTTAATACCTAATCCTGTTGAAAACCTTTTATCTATTTTAATACTTTTCTCGATGCACTTTTTTAACAATCCATTCAATTATCGGATGAATAAAGTCTCTGAATTTCCTTCTACATAATTCGCAATCTATTTTCCCAGTGATTTCTATAGTGTCAATTTCTTTTTTGTTTTTAATACATCTCAAAATAGCTCTATAATCCGAATAATTTTCCCTAACTATTTCGATTTCTAGCATACTGTTCTATTATCCGTATTTGAATTTGAAAATTTAAAACACACTATGAAGAATAAGAGTAAAACTAAAGTCAAACCCGCCATTAAAATGGTGGGTAGTTGAACCATATTAATTTAATAATTATTGATGAAAAAAACAGAATATTAAGACAAACCAACACAAATTAATTTGACCATTTGCTGCCCGGTTTCAAATTATTTATATCGATGATTTGTTCGATTGTAATATCTTCTGCGGAATAATCATAGTATGTTCCATTATTTAGCACAATTAACCAATGAGTATTTCCGTTCTTTACATATTTAATAATAGTTTTAATCGTTGATTCATGAATTTTAGAATCTTCTGTTTTGCCATTTTTACCTAAAAGAAATTTTTTATACAAATATTTATTATCGAAAATCAAAACATTCCCGTCTTTTGAATTAACTAATGTTATTTTAGCTATTCCCGCCCCGTTTTTGGGAATAACTATATATCTCCAATATAATTTATCGCCTTTAACGATAGGTAGAGGTTCCACTATTTCAAATCTATTCCAATCAAAAGTTGGTAATGCTTTCTCTACATATAGTTTACCTTTCTCGGGGCCTATATGTGGAACTTTAAATTTATACTTGTATAGTTTTCCTTCCATTGACGCAACAAATATTGTGGAAATACCATATGCTTTTCCAAATGGCTCAACAGCGAATAACCAGTATAATTTTTTATTCGACATAATTAAATAGGGTTGCTTGTTCAAACAATTTGAATCACAATCTGGAAGTTCTATCATATCTTCATGATAGAACAATATATTCATAATATTAGAAAATACCCCATCCTTCCAATAGTTCTGTGACTCTATTATTTCCCTAGCTAGTTCCATCGGATATATTGGAGCGTCCTTAAATTCGGTTAAAAGTTCTTCAGGTTTATAATGTTTAATATTTCCTTTCTCGTCTATCACTACCGCACCGGCCCAATACGGAACAGTGTAAAACCATTTAAATCTATATTTAATCTGAGGAACTATAATATATATGTGCTTATTTTTAATAACAACTCTAGGTTGACCATAATCTGCGAAATAATCGAATTTATAAAGCTTCCAATATAGATTATCTGTTATCAATTGACCAGGACTATATTCCAATTTACGCATATCACTAATTATTTCCCTATCAACCGTATCTACGGGCACCAGAAATACTCCTTTCGACTTCAATATAAAAGAATTTATTAACCCATCCGGTTCTATAAAACTATACCAATAGATTCTATCATTGAAAGCAGTTATATTAACATTATCTATGGTATACCTGGGAAAGTCTATAGACGTAATCAAATATGCATATGCTACTTTCCTTGGCAATATTCTAATAGGGTCTTTTTTCGTTATTGTTAATTCGTTTATATTATTTAAATGTTTAGGAGCATTAATTTTATATAATTCATGCTTAGTTAAAACATTCGCTACTACTAATAATATAATCCCCACAGGTATCAAAATGAAAGTGGTGAAAAAAGCATCAAAACCATCAATTTTGCCAATAATGCTTAAAATAGTTATTAGTGTTAGAATGATGGCACCATACAACAGTATTGGATTTTTATAAAGTAGTATTACAATGGGGTGGAAAATTGGTGATAATACAAATAGTGCCGCAAAAACTACCATAATAAATACCAAGAGAAACAGTTTTTGCTTCATCCTAAAACCTCCCTGAAGCATAATAAAGTTTATATTACCCATAAACAAAAGTTTAACAACAAAAATAATTACATAAAAAAGAAAAAAAATATAAAAATAACTAAGCGAAAATTTTATTTTATTATTATTCCATATCCGTTTATTGTCTCATATCCATTATATCCTTTAATAAAATATTCAACAATACCACAAATTTGAATTACTAATAATTTAGGTATAATTATTCTTTTGTTTTCATCGTCTATTTTAATTATTACATCATCAATTGTAATATCATTATTTAATTCTATTATTTTTCTCCCACATTTTTTACATCTTATAATTGATTTTATCATATTTGGAACCTCATCTAATTCATCAGCTATCAACGAACCTGCTGAGCAGTTGTATTCACCAACAGTTTCGTCATCGTCAATGTCTTCATTTTCTAAATCTATTGTTTTCTTTCCTTTATATTTCATACAATATACTTCTTCATAATATGTTTCAATTTCATTTATTTCTTTACATTTCGGACAATAAAACATTTTCTCCATGTTATATAATTATCCGTATTTAGTTAAAAAAAATGCAGCTTATGAAGTTATTTTAATTCGCTTATTTTAATTAACTCTGGCTACAAGTTTTTTATCTCAATAAGAAAATTAAAATTATTTAAAAAATTCTATCCACAGGGAAATTGTTATAACAATTGGTTTATTACTTTTGAAATACTCTAGTATTTCATCTTTACTTATCTTGACAAATTTACCGTTAATATATAAATGCGGCGCCGCCTTTGCATCAAAAATAACATTAAAATTTGGGATTATGGGTTTTAAATTATTCAACCTTCCGGATATTGCAAACTTAATATTCGGTTTAGAAATTATTTCTTTTAGTAATTCTTTAATCTTTCTAATACACTTTGTATATATGTTGTTAACAATTAAATCTTTCCTAATTGTTTGTCTTACAATAGTTGCAGTATCATTTTCAATATTAACCCGAACTATATAAGACATTGCTAAATTTCCGCCTTTATCATATCCATTTAATACATACAAATTTCTCCCCTTTTTAAAGAACGCACCGGTTAGATTATTAACTTCATGGAATTTAATCATATCCTCAGACGCTTCGTATTCACCAATCTCAAAATACAATTCATCACATGAGATTATTTTGAATAATTCGGATAACAATTTCTGATTTTTAGTTTCTTTTAAAATATACCGTATAATCAAATTTTTCCATAATTCCTTTTTATGTTCATTTTTCCATTCAGCATCAAATATTTTAAATGTTCGCATTTTATTTTTTCTTTCGAATTTTAGTTTAACATCAGCTCTCTTTAACAATGTTTCTAAAACTTCAATTGTATTGGCGCCGTATTTATCCGCCCACAGTGTTGAGTGCCAAAATATACTATCATATTCTACTGCCAATTTTAATTCGGGAATGTATAAATCCCAGCTATAAGTTTTATTCCCAATAACAAATTTCTTTTCCGAGACGAATGTTAAATTAAATTGTTTTCCTATTATTTCCTTAATAGTATCGGTTATTTCTGCAATTACTAAATTTTGTTCAACTGATTTTCCTTTAGAGATTTTTTTCATGCAAATTGGACAACCGAATAATTCCTCCGGCATGGCATTAAAAACTTTCCATTTATAAAAATTTTCCAAACTTAATGGTCTATATTTCGTATAAGTTATTCCATGGCGATTACATTTCATTTTAACCGATTTACCATAATATCGTTTAATGTAATCTAAAATATTTTTTATATTTATAAATTTGTATCCATTTTTTAATGCATATTCATATAACAGCTTATCAAATTTAATTAACTCATCCGCAGGAACATTATATTTATCTAACAGTTCAGAAACAATTTTCCTATGTTTTACAGAATTAACCAATTTGGGGTTGAGAACTTTGTTAGAGATTAACAATTTCTTTCTTAGTTCGATTATTTTATCGTAAGAATTTCTATTCTCTCTCATTTTGACAGATTTAATTTTTCTTATATGTTCAGAGTTATTTGGGTTATTTTCTCTAAAATATTTAGTGGTTTGTTCGATATATTTTTTATAATAATCTGGGAAAAATATTTTAACGGGATAATTTTTAATTTTCTTATAACAGCCGCCGCAGGAATAATCGAGTATATACCTGTTAAATCTAGAAATATTTCTTCCGCATATTTTACATCTATATTTTTCCTTATTTTCTATCCTATCAATAAAAGTATCCGTAAGCATCAAATATATCAAATGTCTAACGGTGAATTTCTTGCCAGAAATAAAATTTTTTCTTATTTTTGTCAGCACTTCTCTATTAATATTAAATTGTTTTAATATCTTTTCCAATTCGTCAATATCTAAAGCACTTAATGAATTTTTATTCGCCTCGTAATTTGAAATTTCTGGATTGATTTCTCTTTCAATAAATGAATAGTATTTTTTAAATAAAAATTTTGGCGTAATAATAAAAGCACCGCAGGTTTCACATAGAATTTTTTCTTTATTTATGAATGTATTTCTATCAATTTTTAATTCAGCACCACAATCCCAACAACTAATTTTATAAGACATAGGGAATTTCAATTCTTTAGGATGAAGTATCTCTAACTCATCCATTTTATTTAACTCTTTCGTCAGCTTTCTCTCTTCCACCATATTTAAAAATTATCCATAAAGGTAGCATTCAATGCAGACTTTGATGTAAATGTCAAATAAAAACTTGACAAAAAATAAATAGATAAGCGGAAATACAGATAGAACAAGGACTTTAGGAATGGTTTAATGCGGATTTAGATGTAATATGATGGAACTCATATCCGCAAATTCAATAATGACACGGGCTTGCGAAACGCTATCACCATCATAATCAGCGTTAAAACTTTCAACTATCAATGGGTGTATTTTTAAAGTATAATCTTCTTTATTAGTATTTATTTTTGCATCGTAAACTATCATCGATGGCTCCCATAGAGTTGGTTGCCTATTTATAAAGGAATATAGTTTTATTCTTCCTTTATTAACATTATACGCAAACAAATCGAACAGAAATTCTATATCTTCCAATATTTGTTCATCCGTTATATCCAGCTCTTTGGGGCTTTTTGCACCATATTCTAATTCCTGATATATCAGTTTTATTAAATATGTAAAATATTTACCATTATCTTTTAATTTGATTTTATTTAATTTCTTAATCATCGATTTCGGTGCGACAGGTTTCTGAACTATTACATCACATGGAGTAAACTTTTTATATTTAAATAGTGTATATAATCTTCTAAGAAATATCAAAAATTCCATTTTGAATATTTGTCTGGCTGTATAATATGAAACCAATATTTCATATGGTTTAACCTCTAATGTTGGAGTAATTACATTTCTGGCGGAAAAATCTATAGTTTTTCCTATTAGAAACTGTCTCACCAAACCTTCCTTTTTACCTAATTCGGAATCTAATAATTTTGAGACATATTTTATATACCATTGTTGAAGTAAATTAACTTGTCGTTCCTGCGTAAATATTTCTGGTATGGTTAGATTTTCTAAGTTTTTATCCAGATATTCTTTATTTTCTTGACAATATTCAAATAATGTATAGACGCCGCCGTGGTGTGCGTATCTGTAATAATACTCTGAATATTGATTATAAGTTATAAACGGTTTATAAATAAACCTATCAAATTGGCTAGAAATTTGTTCGGTATTTGTTTCATGATTTTTTTTACCATCTGAAGTGGGAATGTTTATAGATACAGATAACTTATGAGGATTATCTGTTAATTTCTCAAATTTCTCATTCATTATCACTATTTGTGTTAATATTCTATCATAATCACTTCTATATAATTCGTCCCCCACTATCATAAATTTTCTAAGCTCCGCAGTTATCACCGGAATAATTATAGTTATCGAATTTATCAAGTGTGTAGGGTATTTAAATTTTAGAATATATTCGTTAAAAATTTCTTCGTTAGACAATATCGCATATATCAATGTATATAAACCGAACGCAGGTTTTGATAAAACATAGGTGTCCTTATAATATTCCCAAGTATATTTTTCATTATCTTTAATTAGGTCATATTGTAATGCAAATTCGTAAAATTTATTGAAAAAATCCTTATAACTGGTTTCTGCTATTAATTCTTCATACTTTTCCTTTATTTTATTATTTCCGCTTATTAGATAAAACTTTATTCCTTCGGGCGGCTCAAATCTTTTCTTTTTTCTATTAAACAGCAAAAATTGATAATCTAAAATTATTTTATTCATTAATGACATAAATGTTTGTTTTCCGCCTTTTAATATTCGGTATATCTCGCTGAGTATCAACGGATTAAATACAGGATAATTTAAATTTATAAATCCGTGATTTCTGGAGATATTTTGTTTATAATCCATTACTACGCCGCAAACTTTGCATTTCTTTCCATATCCCCTTGTTAAACCACACAAACAAGTTTTGGAAGTAGTTCCGAATATAGACCACGAATGCAATCCTTTAGGGTTAGGTATATTTTTACCAAATCTCTTTTCAATATTTTCTACTATTTTATCTTTGAGTGTAGGGTCTTTTATTTTCTCAAAAAACTCCAATTCATTAACATCTTCTATTAATATCTTCGAAGATTTTATTATCTTGCTCGATTCATATTTCTTATATGGGTTAGAAAACAATGAATATAGGAGCTCTAACTTTTCCAACTTAGTTTCAAATTCCATCATCTAATTCTATTATCCGTAATTGAAATATAAAGTAATAATGATAATTGTTGGCAAGTAATTCAAATAAAAAATAAAATTTGAAAACAAAAAGTATTTCGTTTAATTAATGTTTGGGTCGTATTATAAATTTAATTTTGAATTGTTCTGTATTAATGTTGCGTCGAGTTATTTTGGCTCTAGGGTCAAGTATAATTGTTTTATCGTCAAATTTATCAATATTGAACACTAATTTATACAATTTGTTAATTTCAATGTCTCCTATAATATATCCATTCTTTGTTTCAGGGGTGGAAATCAACAACAGCATTGTTTCGTGAATAACTAATTGTTCAACATTAGTTGGGTGTTTTTGTAAAACAGGTTTTATAAAATCTCCTGTTTGTTTCCTATATATAGTAACACAATCCTTTTCAATAAGTTCTTTCAACGAGTATTCAACTATTTTTTCATCACCGTTTTGTTTAGATTCGGTTTTGGTTTCCCTATTAAATCCAACCTCCTCTTGTCCTTCTTTTGTTACTTGTTCTTTTTCTGTCATGTTTTCAACCTCCCTCTTTTGATAATCGTTATAATTTTTGTCTTGTTGAACTATATCTTCTAATTGTAAATCTTGAAATTCTTGCGATTTTTCCCTACTTTCAACTATAACTTCTGTATTTTTTCTCTTGCGACCTCTTTTTGCCATTTAAAACTCCTTTTAATTATTACTGCTTTTTGAAACTTTTTATATATTTGTTTCATCATCTTCACACAAAATAACTTTTTATAAAATTGAGTTTGTTTATATCTGTCACAATTATTTCGGAATTAGGAATTTTCCTTAACAACTCATGTTTTGGGAAAATATTCGGCTTACTTATAAAATTAAGTATTTCATAATCATAATATGTCTGACGTGGGATTAAATTATTTCGAATTTTATTGCTCAAATATACATTAAACCTTTTTACTGTATCATTATTAAATTTTAAAACTCTATTTTTTAAATAAACTAAGTTAGTTATAGTATAAACATGTTTGCAAACCCAAGGGATTTGATGCGGATTTTTCTTTTTGGGTGGAATATTTAAAAAAGGGGATAAAAATAATTCGTGATACAATATTGAATTTAATTTATTATGTAATACATATGCAAATGTATATCTGAAATCCGGACATGAACAATATACTTTCAATTTTTGGTTAGGTTTAGTTAGCATATCACTGTTTTTATCCATTAAAGATATTGAGGTGTAATAATGTGAGCCGAAATTCTCTTCAGAATAAACGATGAAATTCAATGCATTATATTGTTTGTTATATGAAAACAAATACACTGCATGTTTCAATCTCAGAAATGACTCATAAGGATGCCTATTCGTATTTTTTCTATTAACAAAATATGATGGTATTGTTAATATACTTGATAATTTAATACCGCCGCCGGTCATTTAGTTAAATCGGAAGGTAATAATATCTCATTTCTGAAATATTTATAAAACCTTTCCAATTTTAAAAAAACTTCTTTTACGTCAGAAGGCCGTGATACAATATATGGATACCCATTTATCATTAGATACTTGTTAATATACTTAGTAAAATCTCGAAATACTTCATAAACCGAAACTTTACCATTTATATCAATATCAAAGTAATTTTTTATTACTCTTGATAACTTGCCGCCTTTTTCATAAACATGTGTATGAATTAAATAAAAATGAATCTTTCTATCCGCTATTGTTGGAGCATTTGTTAATCTATAACCTCCGATAGCAAAGTTCTCATATATTTCGTATAGAAAAACTTCATACAATTCGGGTGGAATATTCGAGTCATTATTTTCAAAATATGAACTTATAACATCTGCCGATTTTTTATTTGTTAAAAAGTTTAATAATAAACCAGGGTTTAAAATTTTTGTTACCATTTGTTCCATTCCATTTATAACCGATATTTTGAATTTATATGTTTGTTCGTCATAAACATCTTTCTTATTTTCTATTTTCTCCTTTTCAATCTCAATATATTCTTGGAAAGATTTTTTAAGATTTAATACCGTATCATCAATATCACTGACCAACTGTTTATCAATTTTTTCGCCATTTAAAATTCTTCTTTCTAATTGTTTTATTAAATCCGAAATAACATCAAACATTTTAAACAATTTATCCCTGGAATTGGGCGGCGGGAATAACACTGGCTGAATATTTGTTATTTTCTGCGATGTGTTCACATATATCTTGTTCTTGTAAACATGCGGGGAAACTGAAATAAGCATTTGTAATTGATTATCTTTTAAAATAAAAAATTTGTTAAAAATTTCTGTCTGCTGTAACATCGAAATCCTCCTTCAAAACGGATTTTTATTTTTGTAAAATTAAAGAAAAATTGAAAAAAATAACAAAACTTTATTTTTATTTTAATTTATAGCGAGGGTTGTAGCTGACTATTATACAATTTATTTCCATATTAAAAATAACAGGTTAGTCAACATAATACTTTTCAGAATAGTCTGAAATATCAATTACTGAATGGTTCATAACTTTTTCTATCAGTCTGTCAAACATTAAATCTGATTTATCATTAACAACTGCGGCGGTTACAGTATTAGATATTGCAGAAATTGCGGCGGTTGTGTTTTTAGTAATTTCGGTAGCCGTTTCCTTAACACTCTCTCTCATTTTATCCACTACATTGTTAAATGATTTATTTAATTCCTTAACATTTTTCTCAATAGATGATGATATTTTCTCAGATACAACCGTGGTATAAGTGGAAAATTTAGCTTTAACGCTTTGAATATATCTTTCTTCCAATTTTTCGTCATTAACAGTGTTAGAATTTTGAACAGGAGACCTCATAACTTCTTCTTTGTATTCGGGTGCGGTTTCGTCAGTAATTTCGTTCGATAATATATTCGGGACCAGGTTTTTATTGTTACCCTGTTTTAGATATTTTTCTAATTTAACATATTTTTGTGTTATAGATTTAGCATGAATTTCTTTTCCTAAAGCAGCAGATATTGATTTGCTAATATCTGATTCTTGTTTTTGAATAAGTTGTTTTATTTCTTTTATATAACCACCATACCCGGCGCCCTTTAGTGAAAGCAACAATATAGTAATTGCATCAGATTTTACTAAATTATCCGGGATATTAGTTATATTTTTATCAGAAATTTCTTTAATCCGTCTGTTAATTATAGACGCAGAAATTATTGCAATCTCGTTTATTAATTTTTCAAAATTGATATTCCTCAATTCAGAATATTCTTTTTTAAGTGCGGCCGTTCTTATTAAAGTTAAATATCCTTCAATATAATTGTTTATATTTTCTACATATTGTTTAATAGCATTATTCCTTGTAACTTCCGCATGTGAAATTGCGCTTTGAATCACAGAGTTATATTTAACATTTTCTTTCAATTCTTCACCAGTTTTTTTCAAATTAACTATCGTCATTAGTTCTGGGTTGCGTCGCATAAATTCCTTAGCTATTTTTTTACCAACAAAAGGAATTGATGTAACAAATTTAACAAATTTATATTCAATCTCTACAACAACCTTGTGAATATATTCCGTAATTTTATTCACAATATCCGATAGAATTTCCTTGAACCATTTTACAGCAGAAATTATTGGCTCTAATATTCTTGAAAATATTTCCTTAATTTTTTCTACAAACTGAACAATAAAATCTCCTATTTTTTCCAACGGCGTAAGAATATTACCAATAAACCTTAATATTACATTATCAGATTCTTTTAACTCTTTTATTGTTTCGGTAAGGGCACCCCATAAAATTTCCAGAATATTTAACGGATTAATAAAATTAATAATTTTTAAAATAACATTTCCAATTTCCTTAATAATGTCCCAGATAAATTTTCCTACAGACTTAACAATACTCCATATTTTCGAAAGAATTGGTTTTCCAATATCATAAATTAAAAACGGAGCGTTTATTAATCTATCAAGCAACATATTCAATCCATCGATAAATCCTTCAACAATCCCTTTACCCAACCCATAAATAAAATCTGCTATAGCGGTAATAACAGCTCTCGGTAAATCCCAAAATATAAATTTAAAAATCCATTTTATAACATCTATTGCGTATCCAATAATAGTAAAAATTAAATTATCTTGTTCACCCTCTATTTCTTTTTTATGTTTTTCACTTTCTGCTACAAATAAATTTTTAATGAATTCTAATACACCATTAATTATTGTTATTGGAAGTGATATGATAAACATAAAAGCTTTTGTTAGATAGCTGGAAACGGTTTCTCCCAATGCTTCGGCAACAGAAGACGATTGAGCTTGTATTTCTTTGTGTATTTTATTTTCATCTTTAGAACCAAAAATATGGCTGTAAACATTTTCAATAAAATCTGCCAGTTTTAATCCTAAAGAAGCTCCAATTGGTGATAATATCATTGAGAGAATTAACCCCGGTAAACCGCCAAACGCCCCGCCAACAACAGCACCAACTCCACCACCCACCAATGCACCAATTGTTCCGAGGATTTTATGCAACATATCGGTATTTTCATCAAATGTGAAAAATGTTAGAACTGCATTCAACAATGAACCTACTCCGAAACCACCAACAAAACTGTTTTTAATTATTTGTGTTGTTTTTGAGAATATACCTTTAGCTATTTCCTTTTTACTTACATTTTTTCCGTCTCCGCCACCGAAACCTAATAAACCAGATAACCAGTCCCAAATGGAACTCCCGGTGCCTGAAATAGTTGAAATAGCAGATGTTAATCTATCTGTCATAAACTTAACAGTATCAGTAAATGATTTCTTAAGTATATTAAATCCACCAACAATATGTGTATCCAGTGAATATACACCTTTAGATATTTCGCCGAGCAGTTTTACCATTTTTTCAATATTGGAATAGAATTTTTCTCTTAATATTTTTTCTTCTCTTTCTTTCACAGTAATTACCGAATCTTCTTCTTTTACACTTTTAAGAGATTTTATTTTTTTCAAATCATGAATAATTAATGAACCAATTTTCTCCAGAATGATTTTTTCATTTTTATCCAAAATAAACTCTTTTTTCAAATATTCGTCTGCAACTTTAACTAAGCTGATAGTATTAATAATCAATTCACTGACATTTTTTATTTGGTCTTTATTTAAAACAATTTCGCCGGGCGACAACATCGCAACAACAGTATCTTTATACTTATATATGTCTGATTTGGATGCTTTTAAAGATGTAGTTTTATTGAAAGTGTTTTCTTCTACAATACCGCCTGTAGAAAAATGAGGTGCACCATGTCTCAAAGAACTAAACACTGTATATACAGTATTTCCAACTGCAATCGGGACAGAATTTATTATTTCATTAATAACAGTCTGAGGTAAATATATATTCTCCTGTCGTTCTACTTGTTCTATAGCTTGATTAAGGTTTCGTTGAATATTGGATATAAGATAATCCTGTCCAACAATCATTTTACCAATATTTATTTCCTCCGCTTCGGGTGCAGCTACAATATATTCCGGTTCAGGAGCAGCAAATATTGTAGATGGAACAACACTATTAATATTGGTTAAAAATAATAATGCTTTCTCACTCGATGTTAAAACCTGGGGCGGTGTTATTGTAGGTAAATCTTTTCTATTTATAAATTCCTCCAACAATTCATGAATTTTCCTAAGATATACTAAATATTCCAGATAAGCCATATACGATGCAACAATTTCATAATTCATTAATACAGAGTTATCAATTTGTTTCAAAATATTCATTATTTCTTCATTTATTATTGTTTGGGTAGATATAAATTCTGGGGAGCGGTTTACAAAAAATTCTTCTATATCTGTTTCTGCCATCAATTGCCGCTGATATTTCCTTTCTTCATAATTCATTTGCCAATCCTCTATTTTTAGTAATAGCCTATCTAACAGCGACAATTCTTGCTCCACAGTTTGTATATTTTGGTTGTCCTTTTTAATAGTTTTTACTATTAAATCTGTTAGAGATACTAATTTTTCACCTAAGATAGCCCATGTATAAATAATCGGTAGTTGTTTTAATTCATAATAAATCTCCGATTTTGCAACTTCCGATATTCCCTTAACAGTTCCCTTTATTAAACCTTCTTCTAATACTTTTGTTGATATATTCGATACCAATGCCGCACCTACATTTCCTAATTTGTTAGGAATATCGATTAACATAGTAGTCAATCTATCAAATAAATTCATCCCCTGTTCTTCCTCGGGCAATTGAATCATAAATGATTGTGCAATACCCATCGCATTTCGTATAGCGGTTAATTCACTAAGTTGCATTCTTAAAACATCATATATCGCACTCAATAATACAACCATTTTCACAATAGGGTCATCTATGCCTCCAATTAATTCGTCAGATGTAGTATAAACAGCTTTAATGTGTTCCATAGATACACCATATTTTCTAGATAGCTCATTTATTACATTGGCACGGCGTTCCTCTATGTATCTATTCCTTAACCATTGAGCCGGCGTTATACCTCTAAATAAAAATTCAGTTAACTGCATAACAGGATTGGTTAAAAACATGAATTCTTCCATTTTATCCATCATTTTATCAATAAAGCTTCTTTGTTCAAATCTATATCCTTCATATAAAGTCTCTTGAACTCTTCTTTCTCCAGCATCATAAGATTCAAATTTCTGTGCTTCAATCTTATTTTGAAGCAGGTTATAAATCAATGGAATTATGGATGTGTGCGATTCTATCATCATAAGTGTTTCCAAAATTAACATGTCATAAGGAGAAACTTGTTTTACTAAATCCGGGTCAGACAATATCCTAATAACATATGGACGCAAATATCTGGAAGACGATGTTTCATTCTCTATTTCATATGCATTTAAAAAATTAGGTTTTCTATCTCCCGCACTAACTATTTGTTTTAAAAATCCAATTGGTATTTTGAACAGGCCCATATAAGCCAGATAACCAATTAATGCTGGAGTTATTAGGGGAATCCAGCTCAATGATGATGCTATACCTGAAAGCGCTCCTCCCAAAACAGGAGCCGATAACATTAAACCGCCCAAAATATTTGTCGGATTAAATAGCATTGTTAATGGAGATATAAACGGTGTTAACGAATGCATTCCAAGAACATTAAACATTGCTGGAAGTGTATATATACTCAGGGTCAACTTTTCTATTCTATCCAAGAATTGGCTAGTCCTAATCGCCGCATGTCCCAATGCACCAAATCTAGGCTCCTCTAGCCCTTTTGAATACATTTCCCTTTCTTTTATGCTTTGTTTAAACATTGCACTTTGTTGGATTAGATACAATGCTGAAAATATTCCATTAATTAAAGGTATATATGGATTTAACATTGCTATATTGGATAAAAATGGAACCCCTTTCCCGGCCGCAGCCATAGACCCAAATATTCCAACTCCAATTTTCGAAACAACTCCCAATAAAGGATTTGTCCTTCCAATAATATCAAATATTCGATTATAAAATTTTTCCATAAAATTATCTTTATACCTGTTTTCTATTCGCTCTTTAATATCTTTATAATAATTATTGTTGCCATAAAATTCCTTATGATACCCCGTCGCATATTTTATATTTTCGTCAAGTTCCAACTGCTTATATTTTAATTCTTCCAAATCTTTTAAAATATTTTCAAATATATCTATCTTTTTATAATGTTCACTCTCATCGTAAGTTTTATTTTTAAAATTATTTTTTTCCTCCATCTTTCACTTAATCACTTAAAATAAAAAAATAAAAAAAAATAATTAAAATTTGAAAAGCAATTCTGATAATTTTTATTTTAAAAATTCATAAATTGATTTTTTTATTTTTAAAATTTTGTTCCCCGAGATTTTATTCTCTCCATATTTTTCTTTCAATTTCAAAATTAGATTATAAAGTTTTAAATAATTTAATTTCCTCTTTTTTAAGTTAATTATATTTTTATTTTCATCATATGCTTCAACAATACATAAATTTTTAATATAATCAAAATAGGGAATTAATAATTTTTTATCTATTTTCTCTTTTGAATTATTTAAATTTCCTATAATTAATTTTTCTCCAAAATAGGTTAAAATTATTTTTCCATTAACGAATTTAATTTCAAATTTATTAATTTTCATAATTTAAAAATTAACCATATAAGATTTAAAAATATTAAATTATAATTTTTTATTTTTAAGTTTCACTTTTTAGGTTATAAATAACTTTATCATTAATTAGATTTTTCTGTCCAAAATTTTTTATTATGAAATTTTAAACTGAAAAATTCCAAATTAAAAATTAAATAAATTTTTATTTTATTCTTTTTAGTTAAAAAAAATGAAATATAGTTCTCACATAATTCTTAAATAAATATTCTTTCAGGAATTAATTTGTTCTATATATTTTATATAACAGGTATCTCTTTTATTTATATATTTATCCAATAGATGTATAATTCCATTTGTTTCAAATATTAAATAAAATTTTTGTTTTGATTAAATCAGTTTAAATGAATTTAGTTCCAATTCACTGAATTCCTTTAACTTGGAATGATAAATAGTAGATATATGAGTTGACAAAATTAAAACGTCAGGCTAAAATTTGTTTCTTATATGATGTATCATATATAGTAGTAGTTTCTTTTATAGTAATTATACCCAATAGATATATAGTTTTATTTGTGTTGTTAAAAAATGATATTTTCATTGAGTAATGATTCAAAAGTCTGTAATAAGGATTTTTGTTCGTTGTAATTGGTTGGAGAATTTAGAAAGCTAAAAAGATTGACAGCTCTATTAATCGAATCCTGAATTATTTGTTGTTCTTTAGCTAAATCCTTATCGATATATTCCATTAGTTTGGGTGGGATTTTTCTTTGACGCCGCAGCAATTCCATTCCGTAATGAGATAAACACGATGCCATAAATAAGTCATCGTGGTGTCCTTTAGCCGCCTCTATCTTTCCAGAAGGTTTGTATTCAATAGCAAACATTTCAGAAATTAATTCATTTGAATGAATAATATAAGGGTTGTTTACTACTTTTGAATAAAAAATATTTACCATTTCTTTTTTTGTTTCTCTATTCGTATTTATTCCATATCTTTTTTCACCAGTAGTTCTTTTTATAGTAGATATAATTTTTGATTCAAAATTATATCCTGAATGAATTAGTAATTTTTCCACTACTTGCTGCCCATATGAGTTATTTTCAATTGCTAAATAAAAATTATCTCTTAATCCATATTTGTTTTGGAGTATTCCTAAAGCCTCTAAAATATTGTCGATAAAATATGATACCATTCCGTATCTATTTTTAAATTCCGCTATTTGCTCGCCCGTTTTTAATGAATATATTTCAAATGCTGAGTAGTCTCCTCTTAATTGTGCTGCGGTATCTACTCCAATAACATATAAATCGTTATAATCGAATTTATCTATCCAAAGTTTTAATTCCGTAGCATAAGATAATTTTTCAATGTGTTTGGGCGGTATAGCTTTTAATTGTTCCAATACTTCATCAGGGAATAATGAATTCTCACTTCCTAAAAATAGAAGTTCATATTCTTGATACCATCTGCGGCGGCCCTCATAAGAGTTATAATATCCCAATTCTCTTTTCCTTTCCTCAGCCCATTTTTCATCTCTATATGGAAATTCTGACCAATGAATTTTTATTCCAATAAATCCGTTATAAGAATTATCTTGTGAATTCAATAGTTCGTAGTATAACTTTTCAGGCGGATTAGATTTCCATTTATGATTTTCTAAATCATATAGCAAATCAATAGGAATTGAATTTATCCAGTTTTCATAATATCCTTTACCAATACCCTCTCTACCGTTAGGTGTAGAGGTTAAAAGGAAGAAATATGGAAATCCTAAATTTTTAACTTGTCTGACTGCATCTTCATGCGCAGGTAATAGTGAACCGGAGATTACGTCATAATTTATAAATGCTGCTTCGTCAATATAAACGATAGGAACATTTCCACCTCTGGCAACCATCTCAGGGTTTCTCATTGCGGAATAACCATCTATCCTCGAACCATTAGCAAACTCGATATAAGTTTTTGTCTTTTGACATTGTGTTGTCATAGGAAATAATTCCTTTAATATTTCTGGTAGAAAATTATACATTTTACAGATATTTTGAAGAATATCTTTTTTAACAGTATTCTCTTTGTATGTTATTACCGCTGCGTTTAGGTTTGAAAAGAACATAGTTGAATACAAAACCATTTCAGATGCTATCGTTGTTTTTCTTGAACGTCTGGATGCTAAATGGTTATGTTTATCAAAACGCATTAACGATTTAATTAGAGCTATTTGTTTAGGAATAAAATCGGATGGCTTTACTTTAGTAGGAACACCCGCCGTAGGAACCCAAATATATTTCACAATAAAATAAAAAGGATTTTTAGTTATTAGCTTTATTTCTCTTTCAATATCATCGGATGTTAATTTATCTGGAAAATATAAAATTCCTAAATTATCTTTCTCCTTTTCAATAAGTTCCTTAGGTAATTTTGTTGCTATATCTGATTTTTTCGCCATTTTGTTTTATAAAAAAAAAGAAAAAAATTAAACGATGATAATCTTAATATTATCAATATTAAAATTAAAGTATGGCGGCGAATATTGTAGTGGTGCTAATTTATTTCCTTTATCAATTTGACTTTTTAACCAGTCATATTCAAATGATACATTTGAATATAGTGATACAGCTGGATATTCTACTTTCACATCAAAAATTGAACTTGGATTAGAAACAGATTTCTTAACGATGTTAATTATATCTGACTGGGGCAAATTTATTTTATAACCTTGTTTACTCAATAAATATTTAGCTAATTCGGATTTTATGGATAAAATATCATCTTCAGTTATTACCGCATCTTTACTTTTACTAATTTTTATTTTTAATGAAATAGGAAATTCTAAATAATCTATTGAACAATTTTTACTATCGGATTGAGGGGTTAGGAAATATTCTGGTTCACGAAGCTCTATTGTATTTGGAAATGTTAGCTTGGTTTCTTTACCAACAAGGCGGGTTATATTTTGGTTTAGCCCGTTCAGCAGCGAGGATAATGTTGATGTAATTACATCTTTGAAATTATCAAAATCTCCCTTAGAAATAAATGGGATAAATGTTATTAAAGGATTTGAAGAATCCTTAGGGTTATTCAATATTTGAAGATTAATAGAATCTGATACATCCTTTAAATAAGCTGTATTTAAACTACCACCAAATATAAACTCGCCGGTTGTTCCGTTATACACATCAAACTCTAAATTAATATTTTTCATAATATCAGATGCCTGTAATGCTGTCAATGAATCAGTATCTCCTGTCAACAATTCTTTAACAGGAATATTTGTTGAATAACCATTATTTTTATTTAATTCATGCACCGAACCGGACGGTGTTTTAATTTTTATCAATGGTGAGTATTCTAAATTAGCATTATTAGATATTACCGCATTTATTGAAAAGTAATAATTACCATCCGAATTATCATAATAAAAATTATTAATTTCAAAAATAACACTTGGAGACAAATCTGTGTTATAGTTATTATTCACATTAATAATATTCACTGTAAAAGACGATTTATCAATCATATAACCTTTATACTTATTTCTAAGCCTGTCTTTAACATATATAAACGGACTAATTAATTCTATTTTTCTATTTTCATATTTATAAATTTGTGTTCTATTTACCAAATTATTTCGAAGCGGCGGGTCAATAGTTATAGTTTTGTCAGTTTCATCAATGTCAACAATAGTATATTCAGACCCATTTATCAACAATGTGTCGCCAATATTTAAATCCGATACGGTATCCAATTGAATGGTATCTGAACCAGCTAAATAATCATTTTGAACAATATATTGGGTTGTTGTTTCTTTAGCTTTCATAACATATATATATGTGGGATAGACAACCAAATCTTCATCGGATGGATTAAATTGAGATTCTTCAAGAGTTAAAGTTGTAGATTTTACGGGCAAATTATTATCCAACTTGATAGGTACAAATAATATTGTATCTGCTCCCGGAAAACCGACAACATTATAGAAATATAAATCTTCATCAGATAGATTTCCAAAGTCTATATAATCTTGTTTAGTTATTAGTGTATTATTCGTCCTTATTAACTTAATAACTTCGGTTTTAATTTCCTCAAAATTTTTAACATCTTTACCAGATGTTAAATTTTGGGTTGAATATAGTTGAACCGTATTAGAATCTGTAATTATCTCATTATCAATATAAATATTGGTATCTAAGGTATTTTGGAGAACAAGGCCCTGTGAAATATTGCCCCCACTACCCAATGTTAAATCCAATATTATTTTTAGTTCGGTTCCGCTGGGTAGATACATCCCGTAATTGCCGTCGGGTAATACCAGTTCGTATTTATTCAAATCTGTTTGATTTATAAACACAACTAAATCGTTAGGAGTATAAATATATCTCAAACTATCTATTTTTGCAGCTTTATATTCAGTTTCGTTTGGTAGTTTAATATAGACCCTTATGTTTGAAATTTGGTATTTATTTGAATCATAAAAATCGATGGGTATTTTATATGTTGTGCCGTAATTATAAAATGGAACTGTTAATTCATATGTTAATCTTTCCAACTGATAAATATTGTATGCGGGGATTCCAATACAAACATGCTGGCCTGTGCTTTCTATAACTCCGCCGTATTTTGTTGTGTATGTATTGCTTGTCTTATCGTAATATATACCGACGACAAAACCATTTGATTTGTTATATTTAACCGTTAAATCTGTATCCACTAATGTAAAAACTATATCATTATATATAAACTTTGTTCCATCTGGAATTTGAATTTTAATTTCCGAATCTTCGGAGTTTTCTATTATATACACAGGAACATAAATTTTTATTATCCCGATAAACTCGGCCGGGGTTGCAAATATAACAGGATAGCCAAATAATTTAGCCCATTTTAAAAGGGCGGGAATAGTTTTGGCAGTGGTGGGTATCGACTCAGAATATAGAAAATCAAAATATCTTTTTGCATCTTCCTGTAAATAGGCCAAGGCATATAAGATATATCCGATTACACCACTTTTACTGGGTGTTATATTGACTAACCCGAATTTCTCCTTTGCTATGTTGTAAAGTTCTTCAAAAATTTTATCTGCCGTTTTAAGTTGGTTTACCATTTTTTAATTTTCTTTTATTTTTTTCTTAGAAATTTGTATAAATGTTAATTATTTGATTTAATTTTTCTAACCAAGGATGGCCGTTAGGTTCTTGAAGAGTATATCCACGTGCCGCAAGTTCGTAATAAGTAAATTCTGTATATGTAAAAAAGTTATATGAAATAGATACAATTTTTATGTCATTATTATTAGATAGTGGTTTAACAATATCATTAGGGTTCCTAACATTGGGAATTAAACCAACCATATAACCTAAATATTTCAATTCAAGTATTTGGTCAAATTTAAGGATAAACGCTCCGCCAGCGTAATCGATAAATCCATATTTCCACGCAATTTCGTCGGGCATTATCTTTCCCATCTTAACATCTTCGATATAGTCCATCCAAATTTTATGAAAAGTATATACCATTAATTCGTTTGTTTCATAATACTCAACAGTTGTAGCGTTAGATACACTAATTTCTTCTATTTTAGGTATCGAACCGTTTATTAATTTATCTTCATCTACTTTGGCGGAAAACTGGGGAAGTTGGAAATTGGACACAACAAACGGCAGAGATTTGATTAACGTGAAAAAGAATTTTTGTTCCTCGTTTTCAGGGGTTTCGAATGGAACACCAAATAATTCTTTATATGGCGGTGCAGATAAATATGGAGGGATTAATATAAATAATGTTAAACCGCCCCAATCAGGAGAGAAATATAATCTGTCGGAATAATAATTAAATAAAAATTTTTCAAAGGAATTCCTAAGCTCGTTTTGTGCGAATTTATCTTTCCTGTATTTTTCTAAATCGTATTTCGAGAATATATACCAAATATTATTAAAAAGTTCGCCTATGTAAGCGTTTCTAATTCTTTCTGTAATATTATCTAAAATAGAACTCATTTTATACAATTGTTATTTGTGATAAAATAAAAAGGAATGAAAAGGTAACTCAATATTAATATTCTTCATTTTCAGCATGTTCGCAAATATATTTCTGGATATAATATGCGATGACAAAATTTATAGCTCTCAAAATATTAATTTGAGAAACTTTAGACATGTTCTCAAAACGTGGTTCTATTATTTTAGCAATTTCGGTTAATACTTCTTTATAGTATTTAATATCTGGGTTATTTTTACTTCGAATTAAGCTATCGGCATAGATATAAAACTGCGGCGAACACACGATTTTTTTATTCTCCAATAGATTAAGTTTCCTTATCATTAAAGCTATAACATCCGATAAGTTAACTATAATATCGGGATTTTTCATTTCTAAGGGAATTTTATTAATGACATCTTTGCGTATTTTCGTTTTAACATAAATTAGCCGGAATAGTTTTTCTGGGATTTCCGTTTCATCTGTTAACATTATGAAGTGTTTAATTTTGTCTGCAAGTTCAGAAATAATTGCATCTTGCGATTGCATTAATGAAAGGTTAATATCTTCATCCTCAGAGGGTGTTTGTTCTGATGACGAACATTCTTTATTTTCGTATGCCTCATAGTATTTAACTGCCAATCCGCCACGCTTTCCTGACCACAAGAATATTTGGTCTATTCTATTCCAACTTTGTTTAAATAGAGCTTTCAATTTTTCAACATCCAATGTTTTATAAAATTCTAATGCATATTTAGAAAATAACGTCGGAACAAAATACATTGTTATAAGCTCTAAAGGATTATCATACTTTTTTAAGAGAGATTTCTCTGATAGTTTATTTTTAATAACACATTTCATTATTTGAGGATTACATTTGACAGTGAAATATCTTTTTAATCTCCCATTCCACAATTTTACCAATATTAGAAATAATGGAATTTGAGCCATTTGGATATATAACTTTCTTTTTTGAGGGTCTTGCTCCTTTTTAGCAAGATATAAAAGGGCCGCAATTACAGCTAAATTAAAAATATAATAAGGGTCGGAGTGCATTATGTTAGTAGCCTGTTTCTCACCTTTCTTTGTCTTTAACACTAAGTCAGGTTTTAAACCGAATAACTTGGCACCTATAACGCTCAATTCGGCCGGGTCTTCTATCCCTATCTTTTTAGCTAATCTTAATACATAATCCAGCGGAGTTCGAAATGTTCCGCAATATCCCTGTGTTTTTATTAGTCCAGATTGTGACCTCACCACTCCCAAAATATGTTTAAGTCTTGTAAAAAAATCGTCAGGATTTTTTTCTATATAATCTGCAATCTTATACACAAGGATTTTAAATTCTTCCGGAGCATTTTTAATTTCCATAATTTACAACCCCCTCTAACGAGAGAAAAAAATAAAAGTTGAAACAGCCAAAATTCAATTTTTATTCTATACTATATTTATCCGTATATGAAAACAACTCTTGTGCAAATTCGTTTAAAGCACATATTGTTTCCAAAGCAACACTATCAACTTCTTCAATTTTAGTATCATTATTTTGTTCTTTATTAGATTTATTATTTTCTTTCTTTTTTCTCCTTTTATAAGCTTCCATTAATGAAATTATTTCGGGTGCTCCCAAAAATTGTTCCATCACAAATACCGTAAATACATCTGCTTTAATTTTGGATTTAAATCTATTTAAGTTATCAGCTTCAAAAATTTTCTCAATATCTTCTCCTAATTCACTATATATTTTTTTTACTATTTCTGCTGCCTCTTCTAAATATTCTTTCACAATTTGCCTTTTTATATTTTCAAACATAAAATCATCGCTGTGAGGATACAACTCTGATACTATTATTTTAAATACATTTATAGGCATTTGATTTTCAGCTATTGTCCTTTCATGTATTAAATTTGCCAAATATGATAATGCATAATCTTTCTTATTATTTAAAGACTCTATTATTTGTTCGGGTATTTCTTCTATTATTTTTTTGCCTATCAATATATTCACTGCCTCATTTAAAATATCTGACAGAACATCTATAAATGCTTCATCAATAGGTTCTATTATATCATCAAAATTTTTGCTGGATAATTCCTCCTTATTCTCAAACAAGGGAGAATTGAAAAAGTTGTAGAGTGTGGTTATTTGTCTCATTAGATAATTCATCCTTCATTAACCTCCCTTTTTCTTTTTTCTAATGTTAATTATTTTTTAAATTGTTCAAATAGAGGAATTTTTAAAAATTCCTCTATTGTTTTAATTTTTGTTTTTTGTGCTTTATTCATGAAAGGCATAATATACAAAACACTACCATCGCTATGATTGTATGTAATTATTGATGAAAACTTAAATATTCTATTTAAGACTGTAACAACATATTTTTTATTTTGCTGGGAGAAATCCAATTTTTTATCGGGCGGCGCTTCCTCAAAATCTTCTCCCAATATTTCTATAACTTTTTCACACTCGGGGTCAGATATGTTATCAGGTTTATTTTTACATTCTAAATATTTATCAATAAGTATTTTGGTGTAAAAGGTATTTATGAAATTTAGAACCCTATCATCGAAAATAAGAACATAGTTTAGTTTAAGTTCTTTATTCATTTTCTCAAATATTGAAGTAAAATCAATGTGTTCCTCAGCTTTTTCCTTATAATATTTGAACGCATCGGGGAAGTTCGTTATTATTAAGTAAAGCATCAAAACTCTATAAAGATATAACGATAATAATAATAAAAACATAAATTCATATAACACTTTTACATTCTTAATAGATAATTCAATTATTTCTCTTATAGAATCTTTTATAGATGAAATTAGAAAAGGTTCGGTTCTCAACAACCTCTTAATTCTTTCATCGGCCAATACTTCATTTATTAGCTGATTTGTTAATTTATTTCTTATTTCCCCATCTACATAATTTTGATAAAATTCTCTAACCTTCCTCTTATATTCCGAATAAATTTTTATAAAGACATTTCTGAGTGCAGAATCTATTAATTCTGTATTAAATTCTATCGGTATGTTTTTATTGTTGGAAATTTTTCTATTTATCTCTTTGGTCACAGTTAAAAAAACTTCCTTAAAAACACCGTAGGGGTCTTTAACAGTTAACATTTTATTATCTATTACTGAATTTATAGTATCTTTGAGTATGTCTGCAAGTACTGCACCAAATTCTTTGTCAGTTTGCTTTAGATAACTTAAACAATTCTCTATCAGCATATTTAGCAATGTATCACCATTATTTCTTCCCAAAAATATTTTTACCTCAGAATGCGACTTAAATAGATTTTTAAATACCCTTGATATATCAGCAAAAGAAATATTCGTTATGGGGTCAACAACATCCTTTTTCCAATCAGAATGGATAAAATTGCTTAACGAATTTCTACTATCGTATTCCTTAATTAATTCAAAGATTTGATACCTCAAATTTTCATACAATGCATCATCTATAGTAAATATCGAGCATAGTATTGTAGATAACAATGCGTTATACGAATTATCAAGTAGGTAAACAATTTTATTTATCATATCGGCCGGCGATAATCCTCCTGCAGTTGTCATAGGTAATATTAATCTTACAATTCTTTCAGCTATCAAATCTTTCTCCATTTTTTTAACAATCAACATTACATTATCGATTAGATATTTTTTATCAATTTTCAAAAGTCTAAATATATCTTCATGTTCAGAATATAACTGTTCGGCCAACCGCTGAACGATATATTCGATAACTTTGTTTCTTATTATACTTTCAATTTCCTCCTTACTTAAGGGTTTTTGGTTGGTATTTTTTAACATTCCGAGAGATTGATGGATAAAGTCGCTCATAACTAATTTCAATTGATTAAGTGCGTTTTGGATTTTTTGGTCTAAAAGAACCGCATATTTAAATATTTCATTCTGTTCGTCTACAGTTACATATGCATATTGTTTATCTACCAGATACTTTGATATAAACTCCCTTAAATCATCATACGACGGTTTGTCTGTTTTCTTCATAAATTCCGCAAACTCATATACAAAACCCCTTTTAATAATATCTTCTATTTCGTTAAGAGATTTCACATCCATTATAGGTTTATCAATTAACAAAGCAATAAGAAGAATTATTCCTAATGCATCATCATCTGCTTGGAACTTTTTGGTTCCCACAAATACCGGAAATAAAATTCCTTTATATAAATAAAACCCAGCTTCAATTTTATATTGTTCGTAATATGGGTCTTTATTTACTATTTTTTCTACGGTTTTATATAATTTTTTTATAGTATCTTGTATTCCATTCAGTTCGTTATCCGATAATGTTATTATAGGGATAGTTGTTGAAGAAAGAGCTATAGTTCTATAAAAAGAAATTAATCTATCTATCTTTTCATCGTCAATGTTATTTATTTTATTCTTTAATACGTTTTCTATACCAGATATTACATTACTCTTAATTGTGTTAAATTTCTCTAAGTCTGCCAATAATTCATCAAATGTTTCATCAAAATTTTGCATGAATAGTTCTTTTATTAGTGATTTGGCAAAGAAGCGGCGAAGTTTTTCTTCTACCTCGCCATCATTCGCAATAGACTGTGAAATAAGTGCAGGATATATAAACACAATATTTTTAAACACGCTCGACAATTTATTAATATCGGTAGTTAATAATTTCTCTACATTTCCGACCGACTTGACGCCCATTTCTTAACCCCACTATTTTAAAACTTATTTCGTTTTAACTTATGCAATGGTATCATAAAGTCGCAATAAAAATGATTATCCAGATGATTGTTATTTACTGAATTAGGATTTGTATTATCGGCTATTTTCTTACCAAAATTTTGTTTTTTATTAATATCCGTATTAGACTCTAAATCGGAAGAAAGTGTAAAAATATCAAAATTTCGGATGCTACTCATATTTGAAAATAACTCTTTAATTTTGCAAAATTAAAGAAGGGAAGGAAAATATTAAAGATTTTAAATCAAGTCATTTTTTCCTATTTTCATATGAATACCTCTTTCTTTCATTCTTTTGATAACCGCTTCTGCATACTTCATAAGTATTTTTCTTTTTAGTTCCTTAGCCTTTTCCATATACATTTTATATTGGTCATATAGAGGGTCGCCCTGCGATTTCGCCATTTTAATAGCTAGCGCCGATACCAAAGCTTTTTGTTTTACTTCGGGAGTAAGAGTTCTTTTGGTAGTATTGTCTATCGCCATAATTATTTAACCTCCTTCTTAATTAGTTATAAATTTGAAAATTTTTTAAATTATTTAGATTTTTTGGAATTCCTTTTACTGTTTTCTTTATCTTTCTTTAATTTTTCCAATTTTTTATTGTAATCTGATACAATACCTAAAATTACATCTTTCAATTTTTCCCTATAGTCATATAAAACATCTTTTTCATCTTTATACACATTTTCAACTAATATAATATAAAGCTTGACTAAATCACCGAAAGTTTTATAAAATTCGTTGCAATTACTGCTACTGGCTTTTGTAATAGTCACTATCGATATAACATCTGGATTAGTGGCAAGTTCTCCCAATTTATTTATGTCACTTATCAAACTCATAAATTCTTTATTATCTAATAAACATTTCAAATAAAAATCTAAGTTTATTTTGATTGATTCGAGTAAATATCTAAGTAAACATTTTATAACTGCGGAATTCTTAATGGATTCAATATTATATGTAGATAATGGTATGTGAGACAAGAATTGATGTTTAATGGCGGCGGTTCCTAATTCGGTATCGATGTTGGATTTATTAATACCCATTATTGTGCCAAATACTAATTTCGTGATGCCTTTAAAATCCTTTTCTATAAACAGCAATCTACATTGTTTTGGGAGCATATCAAACGCTCTTTCGAAAGCGACGGTCAATTCGGTATTTTTGCGTATTCTATTTGCAATATTATTAAGAATTACTACCAAATGTCTTTTTAATTCATTATATGCTTTTAAAACGAAAGGTAGTGTGGCAAGGATACTATAAAAAATGAGCCCCTCTTCTATTATTTCATTTTCTTCATTCAAATTTGCATTTACACCTAAATGTTTTTTTCCAAGATAGTTAATTAATTTCTCATGGTCGTAATTTTCATTTACAATAACATTATATAAATCCGATTTTGTAAAGTTATCCTCTATATAAACTTTTAATAAAAAATTCTCTATTTGCTCTATAGATTCTAAATTTAAATAAGAAGAAAAATAATTCCGTAAAAAATCGTTAATTATCTCTTGATTCTTCGTATTATCTGTTATCATCACTATCTGGCTCCGCAGTTGAGTTTATTAATTCGTTATTTTCTGAGGATTTTACTATCCCTAGCTCTTTCATTTTGCTATAAAACTCAGAATTAGGATTGAGCCAGCTATCAATTCTTTCTTTTATCGATATTTCCAAAACCTTATCAAAATATTCTCTAAATTCTTCATCTTCTAGATATTTCTTATAAATATCAGCTTTACTTCTAAACGAATATTGAATGTCTGGTAGCTTGGGATGGAATATTTTATTTCCCTGAATGGGTAAAGGGGCGGATTCTTCATACAGTTTTCTTATTTGTGCAGGAACATCTGTTTTGTTCAACAATTTATTTTCATATGGCATTCTGTTTGATAGGAAATGATAGTGCGACCAGAAAGAATTTAACCCTGTTAGTTTATCAAATACAACTTCTATTGTTAATCCTGAAGCGGGGGTTAATTTAGATTTATCCAATGATATTTTCAATATCCAACCCATTATTCCCGGATATTTATGTATTATTTCTTCCCCTTTCTCCATAAACAACCACTGTCTGCCTTTGTGTTCTATAGCTTTTGCTGATGTAGCAGTTTTTAAATCTTTATGTTGGACTGTTGTTTTGGAAGATGCTCCCCTCGGGGAAATTTGAATATTTGCTCTAACTTGGTCTAGCAGTATTAGTCCTGTGTTAGTTTGTTCACATTCATATACTATAGCTGATAGATACTCTTGAAGAGTATATGCTTTCACACCCTTTTGTTTTATCAACTCTTTGTTTTCCTTTAAATACATATACATTTCATCTGGAATGGATTCTGCTAAACTATCCCAAATTAACAACGCCGGGACGGGCTCTTTATTGTTTGCTTTTTCAGTTTCTGTTTTTCTTTTTAATATCTCTGAAATCACATCGTATATCTTAGACAATAACTTTATACCGGGCAAATAAATAAACCTTTTCCTGTATTTCGGGTCGTTGATATTTATTCCGAACTGAGCCAATCTTTTAATAACCAAATAATCATTCAGGGATTTGTTAATGAGGGGCGGATTTTCCACATCTAAATATATTACGATTGCTTCTGGGTGTTCTTTCAGCAGTCTGGCGGCAACTTGCAGTGATATAGTAGATTTTCCTGTTTCGGGCGGTGATGTTAATGCAGATACCATTCCGGTTACAAAACCACCCCCTAACAACGCATCCAATGTTCTAACACCTGTTGAAATATAAACAGGTTCATATGTATTAACCATTTTTGAATAAATTTCACTATAAACAAAATCGTATAAAGAATCAGCTATAGCGTCCGTGTTAGATGTAACGTTATTTTTTTCTTCTTCAATAATTTTCTCTATATTTTCCTTAACTCTTTTCTTTTTTCTAGCCATTATAGTGGTATATAATTTCCATAGATGAAATCAAATCGATTTCATTTCGTCCGGTAAATCAATATCTTCTATTAGTTCATCATTTTTATCATACCCCTGGTTATCCATTATTAAAGAATCATCAGAATTTTTTTGTGCCTGATGTTGAATTGTGGAACCTTGAGCAGAAATTTTTAATATAAATTCGTTAAGAATATCTTTAATGGACGAATCGTCTTTTTCTTTACTCAATTCTTTATAGGTTTTTATCATTTGGTCTATATATTTTATTTGGTAATTTGCTATCATCTCATAATATTTCTGCAAAATAGCTTCTATATCTGCTCGTGATTCATAAAGTTTTTTTACCAAATCTATCCTATTGGCTATATTTCTTCTTAAAACATTATACAATGAATGGTTCTTTTTTCTTTTTGCGTCTTCGGCAGCCAATCTCAGTTCATCTATTTCACTATTCAGCATTTCAATCTTCTCACTTATGTTGTTCAACTCTTTTACGGTATCTTTAATTCTATTGAACAATTCAATATCAAATAAACCATCTAAATTATTTTTAACTTCTTTGAGTGTATCTAAAATTTGCTCCGGAGTTAATTGAATTTTATTTTTTTCTTTACTCATTTTCCCTAATTTCCCTTTTTGTTATTTCTCTATCTATTACGATTGAACTCTTAAAAGTGTATTAAATATTTTCCTGGTTTTAGGCGGAGTATAAATATATTCAAAATCGCCCTCAAATAAATCTGTGGTAAAATCTATTTCTGTAGATGGGTGAATGGTATTTAAGTCTTCAAGAAAATTTTCTTCCAATTTACTGGTAATTTTTTCATAATCCGCCGCTTTTCGAGCTTTAGTCTTCTTACTCATGACTATAACCGAATATATATATGTTTGTTTAAACCCCATACGAACAAATGTTACAAAATTTTGAACATAAATTATATCGATTGCAAATAATAAATTTGAAAAAAATTTATTAAGTGCTTCATTAACAATAATTTCCTCATTTACATTCAAAGATTTATTCGTCGCATTCAGGGCAATATTTATTGCTTTTTTCTCTTTGATATAATCAAACAGATTTTGATAAATAATTAGAAATATTTTTGAATATACTTTTTTAAATAAATTCGAATTCTCTACCAATAAATTAAAAATAGTGCCCCGTATTACATTTTTATTTTTACTGGAAATAAACCTTAATTTTTTAATTATCTTTTCGCTTAAATACTTATACGCAAAAATATATACTCTTTCTAAAACATAATTGTCATTATAGTCTTTAACGATGCGTTTTTCTCTTTTTAAAAACTCCGAAATTTCGCTATCAATAATTTCTATTATTTTTTCATTTAAAAACTCTTTAATTGCATTTTCTATTATTATTTTAATTTTTTCCCTCAATATTTTTTTATTATTTTTTTTAGCAGAAATTTCCGAATAATACTCTAAAACCTTATTATAAATTTTTTCTGTTATTTCATACTTTTTATCAATTCTATCAATTATATCTTTAATTTTATCTTCCACCCATTTTGCCTTGAAATTAAAATACGTAATAGATTTAATTTTTGATTTTTTATTATACATTTCTAACAATTTTTTATATTCTCTTTTTGCTTCCGAATATTTTTTCAAAATATCTTTATTACTAATTTCTAATTTCGCCACCATAATAAAAATATTAATTTATCCGTATCGCAATTTTAAAAAGTGTTTTAAATCTTATTTAACTGAAACCCATTAGTATTTAAAAATGATAACTTTGAATATAGATGTTCTGGAACAAACAAAACATTAGATTTATTTATTCCTGCAGAATAATTCACCATTTTAATATAATTGTAGAATTCCTCAATCAAATTAATAAGAATATTTCTTAAAGATTTATCAAAGATTTGGGTGTCATACCTACCTAATATAACAATATGAATTTTATTTCTTAATTTATCAATTGTAGATTTATTGTTATCGTTTGGCGCTGGAATTATTGGTTGGATGGTAAAGGGGCGTGTTAAGAGGATAACCCACTGATTTTCTAAATACTCTATATACAAATGGAAAGGAAGATATTCATCATTTAACAAATACGAAAAATAATTTTTCTCGAACTCATTCACATATTGAGGGAACTCAAATTTGTAAGTGTCGTTTATTATCTTTTTTACAGGAAAAGTAAAATACGAATATGTGTCTGAGATAAATATTCCATCTGGAACAAATATACTATTTCTTTTTCTATTATTAAACAAATTTTCATTTAATAATAATGAGAAAATATTGTCTGTATCTATAAACTCTATATCATCTTCAGTTATTATAATATTTTGGGAAGATTTTCTATTTCCGATGATACCAATTTTGTAAGGTTTATTGTTTTGGTTGTTATACATGTGTTGATTTTGAATGAATTTATTCTATCTAATAGGTCTTTAAAAATAGCGCCGTTTAAAGATATATGGAACCCTATGTTTAAAGTTAATAGCTGAGCTATTAATAGTTTGATTTGATTAATTAGTTTTATTATAGAATTAATTAAATCGACTATAGGTTTTAGCACCTTATCCGTTAAGATTTTTAGTAAAATGTCTAAAAAACTTTCATTTGTATTTGGAATAACAATATTAAGCCCATATGAAAATGCGAATTTTTTGCACGGGTCAAAATCTACACAAGCGCCGCCGAAAAAAGTGGCGTCTTTCGATAATTCACTGAGATTTTTCAGTTCTAATAACGGTATTTGTTCTATTAACCAATCTGGTAGTCTAATATCCAGACCGAAGTTAAAATCTATGTTCAAAGCGAAGTTAGATAAATCTTCTAATAAGCTACATATCACATTGTTATATTCTACCTCTACTGCCCCAGATAGGGAATGTGAAATTTCTTTAATCGCATTCTTAGGATTCGATACTAAACTGCTTGCTATAGTTTTAATTCTGCTTTTATATTCTAATATGGAATTTTTTTTAATATTTATAGGTTTATTAAAAGCAGCAACAATATCATTACTTAACTTTGCCAACTCGTTTTTAATATTAATTATCTGTTCATCTAAATTTGAAGACACATGAATACTAATATATTTGTCCAAAATACTCTTACTGGAATCTGCCGCAGTGACAGACAATTGATTTCCCAAATTTTTAAATGACTCCGATATAACAGAAAGCTTACTTTCTACAGTAGAATTTAATTGTTTTACACTTTTTAACATAACATTTAAAATATCGTCTAATTTTTTATTATCATCACAAGAAATAATTTTTCCTTCAGAAATTTTATCTATTGCTTCTTGAATTTCTTTTACCTCTTTTTCAGCTATTTCGTTTAAATTTTCTAATGCGGCCTTTATGGTCTTTGGGACAATTATCGATGTGTTAAAAATATAATTAAGTTTTTCCTTAACCAGATTTGATAATTCCTTAGCTTCATTCAACTTATGTTTTACATAATTTTGAATATTCGGAACTATCGATTCTATTTTATCCATAGTATCCTTTGATAGAGGTTTTAACACATCACCATTTTCCTCTTCATATTTCAGTATATCTTCCTCGGTTAAATCCTCAAAATCATTATTTCCAGTTATTTTATAATGAAAATATTTTGCGAATTTAATTAAATCATCCGCCCCATTTTCAGTTAACTTTTCCTGTTTCTCGTCTGGCAACTGGGATTTCAAATATAGATACTGATTTATCTTATCTTTAAGTTCTTGTGTTAATTCGTTTAATTGGTTATTTATATTCTCTTTCCTCTGATTTACAGACTGTTCTAAAGATTCGTAGTTTTCACAATACGTTTGAATTGACAATATCAATTCGTTATCTACTACAGAATTTATATTAATAATAATATCATTTTTTATATTTGTTATAGCTTCCGGAGATTGTTCCAATAATGTTTTTATATATTCGTCAATATTGTTATATTCCGAGCCGTCTGTCTCGGAGGTATCTGTAGTAGGTAATTCTACACTTTGGAGTGCAGTGATTGTTGATTTATATATCTGTTGGTCAATATATGTATCTGGCGCCCATTGAATATTATTTAATATTGCATTGAGATTTGGGTTTGTTCCTGCTCCGCCTCCGGATACCGGAGAACCCTGGTGTAGTTGAATAGATTTGGTCGATGTTATTTCAACTTCATCTGTCGCCCGAATTTTAATTTTTTTACCGGAACTAATTTCAACTCCTTTGTCAGATATTTTAATTCCAGATTCTCCGCCAGAGAATTTTATCTCGATAGAATTATTATTTTCATCAATTTTTATAGAATGGTTTTTTGGAGTTTGGCATATTATATAAGTCCCTTTGTTTATTACACCTTCTTTTCCAAGTTTAAACACATTGCCTTCATATTTTCTATCAATATAACCCGAATTAATATTATCATTCTTAAATTTTATTACAACCCTCTGCCCCTCCAACAAGGGAATATATGTTCCGCTATAACTGTCTATAATATTTTTTTGCGATGCATCATAAACAACAATAGTATCATCCCCGATTAACTCCGGTATCATTACTTCGACTAAACCGTATTTATCTCCTCCATAAACTTTTTTTATTACACCTATAAACTCTCTATCTCTTAATCGCATAATTATTTTTGGTTAGCTTTCTAAATTGAATGGAAGAAAGAAAAAAATTTAATATTAAACCAATTTTAGAATTTCTTTTTCCAGAATATCTGTTTTATCCGGAACATTAATTATACCTGAGACCATCGATTGGGGATATTTGGAAAGTATTAATGACACTATGAAGTGGAATAAACTATTGAATATAAAATGATAGAAGTTTTTAAATATACTTGAATGGACTTTAACAAATTCGTTAATTGGGATTAGATATAAACCCAAATTCTTAAGTAAAATGGGAAGTTGGTTTATATTTTTATATTGGTTTATTCCTATTTGGAGAAGTTCGACCACGACCGATTTCCGTTTTACTTCCAAAATATCACTTAATTCGGTCAAATATCTGTCCCAGTCTTTAACAACGTAATATTGGTTAGTTAATACACCGGCGATAGACAATTTAATCAAATCATTGTCATTAGCATTTTTAAAGTTTTTAAACACAGTTTTTATAAACTCCGAATATATTTCTGTTAATTCGGGTATTACATTAAAAGGTGATTCAAAATATTTATAATTAGCTATCATTACTTTTAATAATTTTGCACCATATATCGAATAATACAAATCGGGTGCAGAGGATTCTATCTCAGACATTGCAACCGAATATAATTGATTTACAAACTTTAATTCTTCTTCCGACAAATCATCGGGCGATTCTATCTTGGATTGTCTGGAGTTAATAATATTAAACAGTTTCGAATATCTCAAATTATCAAGAATTACATAGGGATATATCGCATCTATATCCTCACTCGCCGGCATATGGGAGTAATATAATATTCTTAAAGGAAAAATATTTCTGGATACAAACGCTAAATTTATCTCGGCGGTTTTTAATACATCATTTACTATCTTATTGACATGGGTGGCCGAAACCTTCTTTGAATAAGCATTTATTATATTTAAAAATTCCTCTTCAAAATTATGACCTAACGATTTTAAAAAATCCGCCCTTATTATTTCTATTAAATGTTTTTTCAAAGCTTCTTGTAAAATCTTATAATCTAATTGAACATAATCGAGATTTTTAAATTTTGCCTGCACCGCCATTTTGTTCTCCAGCTACTTTTTATTTTTTATAAAACTTTTGAAGCTGAAACATTAAACGGTTTTTCATATATTGTTTCAGTCCCGGTATATGCGTTCGTTTTAAATTATGTAGAGTTGATTGAGCTTTAATAAATCTCTGGTGAGAATTAACATATGTTTTTAATGGTATTTGGTAAGTATTACTGGCTCGAGTAAATTTATTCGCTAAAAGCTTAAATAAACTCCCATACATTTTCGCACTGTTAGTTAATACTACACCGATTATTTTCTCTTAAATATATGAATATCCAATCTTATATTCCCGTTTTTAAAATCAGATATAACATCAGGTGAAATTACATTTTTATCCAACCTTAAATGCTTTTCCAATTTATTGCTGTTAATTTCTTCGATAATAAAGTCGTTATTTAAATTCGAATAAAGATTTGAATTCACTGGAATAAAACATCCATATTTATCAGTATTGGATAAACTGTCAACATCTAATGAAAATTTAAGTGTTAGGAATCGTTCATCCTCATTAATAATATTTTCATTAGTAAAATACGTCGAAATAACATAACTGGATAAAGAATACTGGGAAGAATAATTTTTGTAAATGTCTATTGGGGTGTATGATGTTGCGGCCGTTGCAAAATATCTGTATTCATTATATGGTGCAATTCGCAATGTTATTTTATCAGGATATGATGTTCCTATTACAATTAACTGTATCGGCAATTCTAAAATAACATTAAACGATATTTCAATTTTTGAATACAATGAAGATTGCAGAAGGTCTCTTTTTTGAGAATTATCTATGTTATCGGCTACCTGCACCAGCGGCCGCATTTCAAAAGGTGCAAAAACTATATTACTTTTCCCGGTAATATAATCTGTATTTACATACAAATAATAAATTTCATCATTTTCCAAGTCCCAATCTGGTAAATTATCCTCGAAATTATATAGGGGAATAAACGATATTATTTTCGATGTTGGCGACGGAAAATAAAAATATGAACCCGGAGGAAATAAACTTTGCAACACATGCTTTATTTGGACAGCGTTTAGATTTGAATTATCAAAAATCCTCATTGTGAAATTAAATTGAAATAGTTGATTTGATGCCAATATGGCCTGATTCTTAGTTTCATTGACACATATATATTGTTCAAACACATTATTTCCAAACGGGGCCGCACTTACAATTGGTATTCTATTGAATTGTTCTACTGGGTAAAAGTCGCTTACCTCAAAAAATACTTTCCTCGGAATATTAATTTGTTTTTCATCCAATAATTTTTTAATGGTAAATGTATAATCTGAGAATGAATATTCAATTACCGGGAAATAATCGTATCCAAAGAATTTATTGAGACCCGCACTAAAATTTACAAAAAAATCTTTTAATATCTGGTATATAGGTATAAAAAACCTGCCCGAATCCATACTATAAAAAATTGATGAATTTAGCCCGGAAAAAGAAAGATAGAGAAACTTAAAAACACGAAAGAATAATATTTATCATTCCAATTCTTCTTCTATCATAAACGCTTCTTTTAATACCTTACCTGCATACTCCTCATTTTCCATTATTTGAGATACCAAAATGTCTCCAATTATTTCTTCGGTCAATATTTCACTAACTTTCTTAACAAATTTAGCTAATTCATTTTCACTAACATCTTGGGGTGGGTCGTCGCTTTCAAATATTGCTTCACCTTTATTTATATCAATTCCTAAATCTTGTGCCGCCGTTTCAAGGATAACATTTCTAAACTTATTATCTTGTATAAATTTTGTTAAATTTTCTTCTATAATCTTATTAACCAACTCTTGGTTAATTATTTCGACCACATTTTCCTGTAATAGTTTTTTTTCTATTTCTTTTAATGTTTTATCTACTACTTGTTCTAAAATTTTGGTATTCATTTTATTTACCTCCTTTTTATTTTTTTAAAGAGGAAAAAGCTGAGTTTCATATTCAAATGTATCACATAAAATAAAAATAATTCAAATGATAAAAGGTAATTGATGAATTTGGATTTTCTGATGAAGTTATATTTATCTTATTTGGTTATATCTATTAATTTAGTAAACTCTACATTTAGCAATTGTAAATGCTCCGCAATATTGTAAAATCTGCCAATTGGTTTTGGGTTATTTAATTTGAAATCAATAATTTTATCAATATGTTTATTAATAAATTTTTCTGCGGCGGTTATATCATAAGCCGGTGCAATATATGATGTAATTTCATTTATTTTATCTATTACCACTTCTTTTTCATTATACAACTTGTTTATTACACCAAGATATTTAGTCATTACCAGTTCTTTATTCTGGAGAAGTTTATTAATTCCGTCCGTAATGGTATTAACATTTATAGCTGAATAATCACCATGTGGTAATAGCAATATCTCATTCATCAAAAACACCCTGTTTAACTCATTCCCAATATCATACAAAAATATTCCCATATCATTGTTTACTAAAAAATCGCCAATTATTCCAGATAAATATTCTTTAACCATACTTAGGATTAGAACATCATCTTCATTTTTTATTATTTTATCACACCTATTACATTTTGGTAATTTGGTTAGCATAAAATCTGGATGGAAAATTATATGGTCTTTACTTTTACTAAGCTCCGCAGCATATTTATAAAATTCTAAAACTATCGTATCATAATTTTGTTCTAACAATTCTTCAGTTTTTTCCTGTTCCACAACCGCCGCCTTATAAATATCGTCTACAAAATTATTTATTTCAATATCATTTTTTTCTTCACTTTCTATTTTTATTTCATTTTTATAATTTGATTTATTTTCTTCACTAAAATTGCCCCTATCATTGCATTCAACAGAATTTTCAAATTCATATCTTGAAATTATAAAATCAATTCCCCTTTCCAATTTTAAAATTAGTTTTAATAATTCATTTAAATTTTTAATTTTAAAAATTAATTTTCCTTTTTTATTATTTTTCACGTTTTTAAATAATATTGCAAATTTATAAATTTCATTTTCATAATTTATTTTGATTTTAAATTTTATTTCCAAATTTGAATTAACTTTTTCAAAATTCTTTATTTTTTTATTTTTTAAAATTTCTAAAGAAATTAAACTTTCTAATATTTTTAATTCAAAAATTAATTCATTTAAAAATTTGTATTCCAAATTAAAATCATTTATTTCCAATTCTTTAATTTTATCAATTAAAGTAATTAGTTCATTATTTAATTTTTTTTCAATAACCCGATTTAAAGTTTCCAACATAAATTAAATATTTCCCATATTAATTTTTTTTCTTTTAAAAGAGGAAATATATTTTTCCACATAATTCTTAAATAAATATTCTTTCAGAAATTAATTTGTTCCACAAATATGTATCTTATATAATAGGTATCTCTTTTATTTATATCTTTATCTGATGGATGTATAATTCCATTTGTTTTAGATATTAAATGTAGCTTGTTAGAAAAGTTAACTTTGAAACCAATTTATAAGAAGTTTATAAGAAGGTAAACAAAATTAACTTTAATAACATAATTGTATGAATAAAAAATAAATTAACTTTAGTATTATAACTCTATTATACAGTAGTATCTTCTCCTATAGTAATTATACCCAACGGATGTATATAATTATTTGTCTTTAACACAAGAAGCATTTATGTCATATTTATATGGATATTTTGGACTTTATGATGGTAGAAAAAACATTAGAAACCAAAATTAACGAATTGCTAGGAAAATTAGATTTAGCTAAAAAACTGTATGAAGAAGGTTTGGAAAAGAATAAAGAAGAAATTTCAAAATTAATTGTAGAAATTTGGGAAGGTCTTTTATACTTACAAAATTATCAAAATGTAATTATAACCGGGAAGGAAAATTGGCATAAGGAATTAATAAAAGATATTCCACAGTTAGCGATTAGAAATTTAGCTATAATTGAGGAGTTTGGCGAAGCTGCGGAATCTTTAAAATATCATTGGTGGAAAAAATCAAAACATATAGATTTTCAGCGGAAATTATATAATATTGACTATTGGTTAGATATTAAAAACAACTTTTTCATGGAGCTGGTAGATATTACACATTTTGTTTTAACGTCCGCAATTCCAATATTAATAAAAGAAGAAGTGATAGATAAGGAAAAAATAAAAATAACAGATGAGGCGGTTAGAAAAATAACAGAGAAAATTGTTATACACGAATTATGTAGAGATTACACTCCAGATGAATTAGATATAGCAACATTTTTAAATTCTTTGATTTTTATAACCAGCCCGCTATATGCGATTCCAAAATACTTTTATACTAAACAAACTAAGGAAAAAGAACCCATAATAAAACTACCAGTCGTCTCTTTATACTATCTAACTGCATTCATTTCGTATACCAAAACATTTAAACATTTTTATAATTTAGTCGCCGTTTATATATCCAAAATGGTTTTGAATGTATTTAGACAAAGAAATGGATATAAAGAAGGAACTTATATTAAAATTTGGGACATAGATAAAAAATTGGAGGATAATTATTACTTAACAAATGTAATTCTTCCGAAATTAATTGGCGGAGGACGCTTATCATATCAAAATCTGTTATCTGAGTTAGAACAAAAATATAAAGAGGTAATCGATAATAACTGAAAAGAAAAAATATATTATTTTTCTAATTTATTTTTTCTTGCTGTTTCATATTATTTACAATCTATGGATATTAATGTATGCTATGGAAGGTATGGAGCGACCCGAAAAAGTGGTTTCATTAGGTGTGAGAGCCATAGGTTTTTACAATACAACCGATAGTAGCAGGCTCCATATGATAGCCAAATATATGCCATTTCAAGCAGTTCCTTTTGAACATAACGAAGTGCCTCGCCTCATACCCATCGATTTAATAGATATTGCAAATTATTCCAATACGGGTGAGTTTATATACATCGCAGAAGATGATGGAAAAGTTATCTATTCTGACAATGATGTAATATTAATAAAACTTAATTCCAATGTTTACAAAATATTTTATACACCAAAATATAAATATCTGTTCGATACATTTGGAACCAAATTAAAAAGAAAACTGAAAACCGGGGATGCATTTAAAAAAGGTGATGTTATTTTCGAATATCATGGATTCGAAAATGGAATACCAACGCCTGGATACAATATGAAAATCATGATAGGAACTTTAAATTTTCTAAATTTTGAGGACGCTGTTATAGTATCTGAGAGTTTCGCTAAAAAAGTTGGTTGGTATATGTATAAGGAATATATAATTCCTGTTTATGTTCATACTAAAATTAAGAAATTGCCTAAGGCGGGCGAAATATATAAAGAAGGAGATACCATACTTGAAATAGAAGAGAATAGAATATACTTCCAAGCATATAAGAATGTAGATATGATAAGAACGAAATCTTCTAGAAAAAGCGGCAACAATAAAGGCTTTATTAAAAAACTAAATAAAACTATTAATGATTTGATGAAAACATTAGAGGATGAAAAATATGCTATAAAAAAATCCTCAATAGTGATAGAGGATGCAGAAGAGGCAGAAATCTACAAAGTAGAAGCAATACCTATTAGAGCAGATAAATTGATATTTTGGGATGATGATACTAATAAAATGTTAGAAGAATTATCAAAAGAAACGTATTTAAAAAAATATAAAGAAGTATTAAAAGGTATCAAAGAAAATCTAGATACTAAACTGTCTGAGGAAAAAATAAATAATAAAATAGTCAAAAAGGTTTTCCATGTTAGTAAACGAAATCCGATAAACATATTACAAAATAAAGCATATTTAGGGTATATATTGAGAATAATAGTTGTTAGCAAAGTAAGATTTAAACCTGGGGATAAAATATCGACGATGGGTGCAAATAAAGGAGTGAGTGCTATAGTTGTCCCGGACGAATTAATGCCAGAGATAAAAGAAACGGGCGAGCCGATAGACATGGTTATATCCCCAATGGCAACTCCCTCCAGAATGAACATAAATCACATATATGAATTTTGGATAAATAAGCTGTTATTATGGATTGAGAACAAAATTAAATCATATAGAGATATGAATTCCGAAGAAATTGATAATGTATTAGAATTATTGATTGAAATAGCTGAAATGTTATACAGGGCTGCCCCTGAAGAAGATAAGGAGTATTTTAAAATACAATTAAACGAATTCCTTGAAATAAAGGACAATATAGTGAAAAAAGAAGAGTTCATCAATAAAATAAGAAACGGTGAAAAAATACGATTGTTTATACCATCTTTTAAAGAACCTGACGCATTTGATATAGAAGACATTAGAAAATTATTTCTCAAATATAATATTCCCGAACATATGGAATTAGTTTTTAAACCAAAACAATTATTTAATCACATAACAAAAAGAGATAATGAATATCTTCCAGATGAACTTATTTTAGAATGTTCAGTATCGGAAATGTATATGTTAAATCTGAAACATATATCTAAATTAAAAATGAATGCCAGAGCTACCGGCAAATACTCTAGAACAACCTTACTGCCGCCCAGAGGCAGAAAGAAACATGGCGGTTCCAGAATAGGTAATGATGAAGTTGCAATATTATTCTCATACGATTCTATGCCAGTAATAACAGAAATGCTGAAAATAAAAGCAGACGACCATATAAACAAAGTAAGAATGATACATTATGCGGAGCTAGGGCAATCTTTTAGTATAAAGAATATGAAAGATACGGATACCGTCATAACATCAATATTAGAAAACGCACTTAATACACAGGGAATATCTATTGAAAAAATAACTAAGGACAAAAAGTTATTTAAATCCATATAACACTATGACATCAACGGGATATTTAAATATAAGATTTACATTAGAAGATTTTTCTAATCCATATTTAAATAAAATATCTCTAATCCCTATTTCATTTAATATCGTTAAAAACCCTTTTAAAAAACATTCCACAATTTATTTTTTATCATTTAGCATCCCTGAAATCATGAATAGAGTTGTTTCGTTAAATTCGATAATTAATTATGATATAAAAGTTGAGTTTTCTTATGTGAAGAACAATTTTGAAAAAAAACTTTTAATTTTAACTCTCAAACCTATATCCATTTCCAACATAGAAAGTTCCGATATTTATAACGGAATAAGCTTTGTTAAATGTATTGCTATCTCCAAAGATGATTATTTATGGAACTCCGGCGGTAATATAATTGCGGGTGCGTATGATGTATCAAATTATGAGGATTTATTTAGCAAATTACTGAATAATTTTAAAACATACTTATCAGTAGATATTATGGATTATACTATTAAGAATAAATATATTCCCTCTAAATATAAAGTTCAAAAGATTTTTATCCCGGATGATTTGAATAATATAGATGCTATTAACTTTGTTGTAAACAAATATAAAACACACACATATCCTTCTACATACTTCTATGATAGTTTTAGTTTAATTGGCAAAAATTTTTATGAGCTAAATATTGAAACGAATTTATCTGCTATAAAAGGGTGTAGTTTTATTTACAAAAAATCCGCACCGAAAGTTTCTCTTAAAAATATCCCGATGAATATAGTAGAAAGAAAAAAATTTAATTTAATCATGAATAAAGAGTTAACAGATATTGTTAACGCAGGGAAAATCAAAATAGTGGATGAAATGGGCAATTATAAAATTCTTAATGTTAACCCGGACAATAAATCTGTTAAAAAAATAATTGCTCCCGACGACATTAAAAGTGCGGAATACAGGATAATGAAATTTATAGAATTAATAAAAAATATGCAGGGATTAAATTTATATTACGTTAAAAATATTTCTCCAAGCTTAATGGATATTGGGCATGTTATAAGTTTTGATGGAAGAAAATATAATTCTGCCATATTATCTTCTACGTTGAAATTTTATAAAATTCAAGATAATAAATGGTTTTGTGATGGTTATTATTTGATTGCGGAATTCTTAAATTAAAAAAAAGAATGTGAGGTGTGAGGAAAATGAATGTAGAAAGGAAGACTTTTGAACAAATTATTGAAGAAGATTTTAAAGAACTTTATATTTATTATGCAGACAAACTACCCAAATTATTTAAAGAAATTTCAGAATTGGGAATAGATTTAGAGGAAAGAAAATTATCATACAGAGATAATAGTTATGGAATAACGGAAATAATATCATGTCCTATTAAAGCAAGGCTCCGCCGTGAGGGTAAAGAACCCAAAATTGAAAAATTTGAAATAGCAGACGGATTTATTTTTGAAACTATTGTAAAATTTTTAATGGTAAAAATCTTTGGTAAAGAAAAGGTTGAGTTTGAGAAATTATTACAATACGATTTAACCTTAGATGATAGAACGCAATTTAAAATCGACGGTCATCTTGATGTATTTATAAATTATTCGGAGGATACCAAAATAGGCCTTGAAATTAAAAATACAGTATTGCAATTTGATAATATATTATACAATTCTCCGCCTCCATTAATTATTTTAAATCCTGATGAAATAAAACGAATAAATATTTCTCCTAAGTATATATTACAAGCATCTATCCAGAAATTCATTCTTGAGAAAATGTATCCTGGGAAGAACATAAAACAATATTTATTGATTAAAACTAATTTGAAAACCAGATGGAAGCTCGGAAAGAGTATTATTCTTTATCCGGTAGTATACACAATATCTGAAGATAAATTAAAAGAAATCTGTTATAGATTTAAGAACTGCCAAAAACCTCGTGCAGTTTGGGAATGCAAAGTTTGTTCATATAAAGATGAAAGATATTGTAGCGGATTTACCGATGAAAAAATAAACAATGATACATCTTTAGAAATAGAAGAAATAAAAAATATAAATGATGAATTAATAATAGAATTGTTAGACAGAAAGGAAGAGTTAGAAAAAGAAATTAGAACAATTAACGAAGAATTAAAAAAAAGAATTAACGGACAGATTAATTACAAAGGAAAAACTTTAGGGTGGGTTGATGAAGAAAAAGAAAAAATAAATCCTGCGGCACTTAATAAATTATTAAAAGAGAAAGGAATTAAAAACAGAAGTCAATATTTTATAGTCAATCCATATAAGAAACAAGAATTGAAAAAAATATTAAAAGAAGATTATGACAAGATAGTGATAAAAGAAAAAAGAAAGAAATTCAAAATTTAAATTATTATACCATCTCAAACTTTATCTTTTTATTCCCAATAAACTTTTTAATTTTACTTACAATATCGTTTTCCTGTTTAATATTCCTCGAACCTACTTTTATTAAATAATTATTGTAATTTTTCAACAATTCTTCCCTATAAATTCTGTCTATATCATTTAGACAATTTACCAATTTATTATTTACGATTATATAACCAAACTCAACATATTCTATTGCATCGTGCGGTATTAATTCACTATTGGATATATCTATTAATGTGGCCATTCTAATATTTTTTTCTCTTATAAATTCTTCCAATTTTCTTCTTGTCTGATTAATACTATATTCTTTGGCTTGTTCGATAAGATATTTAACTAATCTATTATATTCGAACATTTGTTCCACTATTCTTAACAAGTTGTTCTCAATATTATATATATCGTAGATAATATGTATAGCAGGTTTATATTTATTATCTTCAATTCTTCTTTCATAAATGATTTTTGAAATTTCTACTCTTTTTACTAACAATTCTTCAAACTTTCTCATACCAACCTATTAACCATAATAGAAAATCTATTATTAAAAATACTGATTAATATTTATTTTAATTTTCGTTTAATTTTATAACTATTTAACTTATTAAATAAATCTAATTGTTGTTTCAAATTTATTATGCATTTTCTTAAAAAAAGATAATTTGATATAAGGTGATTGATAGATTTTATATTTACACATACATAATTTTTGTTTTCCTTTGGAATATAATATCTCAACAATATTGGGTTCGCAGTGTTATTTAAACAAAAATTAATCTCATCAATCAAATTCCCGCTCCGTTTTGTTATTTGAATTTTCGTATAATTTAATTCTAAATCTGAATAATTTTTCTTAACATTTAAATTTATCTCTCCGCATGAAAGTAATAAAACTGGTAATAAAATTATAAGACCATTAACAACAGTTTTATGTTTCATTTTATATATATCGTGCCATTTTTTGTGTTGAAATAATTTTTATTTCTAAATTCCTTTAAAATGTTTTGCAATTCTCGCATTTTATATCTTTGAAAAGTATCCAGCACAACATCAATTTTATACTGACATTCCTCTAACCTCCTCTTCAAATCTGCATTCCCATTTTCATAATATTTAACAGCGGTTTTTAATTTTTCATTTTCTATTATTAATTCATGATATTTATTGTAAAATTTAATAACTAAAAATAAAACAGAGGCGACGGTTACAAAGATTAGGGAGTAAATTATAAGCCGTCGCCGTATTGATAAGAAAACTAAAATTGATGTCCACATTATTAATTACCTTCAAAAATACTTGCGTGTTTCATAATCATAACACCAAAAGCAGACAATGCGGAAATTATTACAAAGATAATTATTGACTTTACTATTTCACCATACACTGAGCGAGCATTTATTAAATTTTTAACATTGTGGTCAATTTCCTTTATAGTCAATTCAATTTCCTTGAATTCTTTTCTTATATATTTTACTTCGTCATTTAATTTTTTTATTTCTTTATCATGCAACTCCACTATAGTAATTTTTCTTTCAATATCGAGAATACTATCTTTTAATTTTGTTATTTCAGAAGAATGGGCGGTCACGGTTTTAACAGTATTTTCAATTATTGACTGATGTTTAGTAATAAGATTTTCTAATTCAGACACTCTTTCGACAGATTTTTTTATATCTTTTTTTATCTCTTTTAATTCCTCAGTTAAATGTTTTATATCAGATTTTAATGATACTAATAATTCTATGCTGGATAGAGTATAGTCTTTGGAAGAATTTATAATATTGCTGTATTCTTTTTCATCACTGTGTGTGATATATTTTGGAGACATAACTGTTAATAAGACTATAAAAAGTTAAAGAAGGAGAAAAATATTAAACCAATTATCCGCCGGAAGGTTTATTAAATGCATTTATATTATAAAATGCAGACTGGGCAATATCCGATATTTTGAGTTCTTTGGACGATTGAGCTCTTGCAGACACTAATGCAGCACCAATATTTTTGAGTTCGGGATAGTCAAAATCGGTAAACCAGTCGTCACATGTATAAGATATAGACAGTTGTAGCAAGGATTGAGAAGTTATATCGCTATCAAAGTTTCCTAATTGGTCGTCATCGGGCGGCAATACACCATGTAAAACATACACTCTCTCTACCATATCGGGCGTGATTTTATAACTATCATCTACTACGAACGAACCCAATGGTTTTGTTTGGACAACTAGAAATGTTGCTTTAGTTTCTTTTGGAATATTAGTAGTTCCCGCCCCAGTTATATTATCTGCAATAATTTGTGCCCAGGCTTGATGAAATGCGAATACAGGAGAACCACTCAATTCATTATAAGTAATAGAAAAATCATTATTTTTCATTCTACCTGTTATGTATTTAGAATTACCGCCTATATGTGGCATATCCGCTTTATTCAATGTAGAGTTTGGCGGTGTAAAGTTTACAGATGTCCCGGCCAAAAGATGTTCTATTACATCGGGGTTGTATTTCAACTTATCTACTAAATACTGGGGCGGGTCAATAAATAGGTGCCAATAACCTTTAATAAAAGGTGTGTTATTTCTTAATCCAACATATTTTCTAGAAAAACTATCTGGTAAATCCATTTGAGATGTTAATTGAGTGAAATCCTCAAAAGAGGGCATTTATATTAAACCTCCGTTGCCTTTTTACAAAGGGAAATAAAGAAAAAAATAAAATAAGAAATTTTTATTGATTATTCTACTATCTATCAACTATTAGGCATAAGCATTAAAGTTACATTTACTTCCTCAATAATACCGACAAACCATAATTTAATAATCACGTTTAGAGCATTAGTTGATTTGTCAAATTCTACAATTACTTCATATTTTTCCAAAATTCCCATTGTGGGTTTATCTACAGTGAAATTAGATAAATAATCTTCCACTCTACGGCGAGCCATTTGAATTATAGCGGGTGTAGCTTTTCGTTGCAGTAAATCATACAATCTGGGATAAAGGTCTTTTTTAATTTTGTTTAGGAATTTAACATAGTTGGCTCTTTGTAAATAACTAGAACGTTTATAAAATGTTTTTTGTTCAACAAAGAAATATGTCCCGTCGGCAGTTTTAACCAAAGGATTGATTTGATATTTGGATAGTTCTTTAGCTTCTTCAATATTAGGAATGTATGTAGGATTTTTAATAGATGTTCTAACTGCACCGCCATTTAGACCGGCAACAGGGACAGTCAAATCCATTACAGTGTCCACATATAAATGACTATCCATTAGCCAGAAAGACAAAGGTAATTTAATTGTCCGGTTATTATAAGGGTCATAATAATCACAATATGCACCTTCTGTTCCAGTTACATTATATTGAGATTGGTTTAGTAAATCAGTCCTCCATTGAATATCTTGTGTATATGTATAAGATAGAGGTGCAGATACTATTGCAAAACAATCATCTCTTGCTTTAGCAAAATCACAAACTGCTTGTTGCACATCGGGGTCTCCGGTATAATCAACAACATATTCGACTTCATAAGGTTTAAATGGATATTCACTAATCAGTATTTGGGATGTCTCTTTGTTATATGTTCCATTATAAGCTTGAATAAGTAAAGATTTCATATTTGTTGGAGACATGTCGCCATCATATCCTCCAGATAAAGATATTACGCCATTGGTAGATTGAAGCATGTTATAAAATGCTTTACCGTATATAAACGGTTTTTCAGCCATTTTTTGTTTAAGAGTTTCGTCTATAGCAACATAAACATACATAGACGAACCATTTATTACTTCTTCAATAAACATATTAGCTCCGCTGGTAGGATTTAATACAGGCTGCCCGTCTGGGGTAGTGTCAACAAGAGATACTACATAATTATTTTCAAGAATAGTAGGGGCGGCGGTAGGTTTCTTTTCATACACAGTTATGTTATAAAACATATAAGGCATATACGGAATAAATTCTTCCTCATCTACAAAATATTCTTCAATCGTTTCATTTCTTACAGCACTTAGTTTCACATAGTTATAATAATTTCCTTTACCTTTTGCGATTATTACTATTTGATTTGTTCCAGGGAGTATAGATTCGTAACTGGAAATAGCACTAGATATATTTCCTAAGCTAATATCGGGTATTTGCACCGCAACATAATTACTATCAACTGTTACAGGTTTATCGACAGTTATTTTGTTATTATCTGTATCTACATTAGTAACTATTCTATAAATATACTTACCACTGGCGGGTTCATACAAAACTATTTCTTTATTCTCTGCAAATACAGATGCATCGCTCACAGGAATAACAACATCGTTTGTTACGGTATCGGTTACATCAGTTTCGGAATATTCATTAAAAGTTAACGTTGCATTAGCGTATTTTGCATCTGCAGGAGTTAGTCTAATTCCATATACATTTACATCATCATATTCAATTGCTTTCAAAACATAATACAACCCGTTTCCATATTTTACAGAGTTGGGTTTGCCGAATAAAGATATAACCTGTTCGGGAGAATATAGTTTAAAAATCTGCCCGTCAATACCTTTTTCGCTGAAAAATGGAATATAAACCCTGGTATTACCTTCTACGGGCGGAGCGATGTAAGTTTGGTCTACTATTTTAAAATTAACGCTAGGAAAAGCCATTTAAAATATACCCCTCTAAGATTGTTTATTAATGGTTGTTAAAAAAACTATTTATTAATTAAATTGAATTATACTGAGTTAGAATAAAATATACCATTTAAATGTTATAGATTCATTTTCTTCCAAAATTTTATCGGTTGTTGTATAGTGAGAGAATAATCTCCAATTATCTCCGTTGGTATAAAATAATCCTACTTCATTAATCTTAACAGGTGCCACTAAATCTGGCTCTTCGGAAACAACAATACTTAAAGTATTCTCAATAGTGGTATAATGGTTAGTATTTGAATCTAAAATTATTTGTTTTGAGTTGATAGGTTTCAGAATTCCGTCCCTTTTATAATCTGGATTGGACTCATTGAGTTTTAACGGAGAGTATAAATCATTATCTGGGTCATCAGGGCCTATTTTTGTTGTTCCATCATTAGAGTTGGTTCCTCCATTACCAACTCCAAAATGTGTTATGCTCCAATCCGTGTAATCCCCTAAATCAAATGTTTTACTCGCAGCAAATTCCCTGCCATCATAAACAACCAGATTTTTTCCTCTTTCTATAAATTCGTTATTTTTATAAATTTCGACTAAACCTACAATTTTATCTTTTTCCTCTAAATTATCAAAAATAAATTCTATTTCCTCTTTTGTAAGGTGCGGCGATTTTTTAGAAAATTTAGAACTATTTAGGAATTCTAAGAAGTTTTTATATTTTTTCATCTTATACTCTCCGCTGTGTTGTGAAGAGTTAATAAAACATTGTTGTTAATCAGATATTATACTTTCCGTTACTATATCGTCTATTATCATTCTATCATTATTGGAATTATTTATTTTAATATTCATTTTTTCGGATTTATTAACATAAATACTCGATACGACTGATTTTATATTCGTTTTTATGAATTCGTTAATATTAATTTTAGAATTAACCTGAGAATATATGTCTGTCAGATATTTAAGACTATTAATCATGCATCTAGACTTATTAATATTTTCAATTTCCAATAAATTTTTATTTCTTATTAAAGCACTATCTGGAATATTAGTATTTAAACTTATTTGTGAAACAACAGATTTCATTATTACCATTTCATCTAGCCCGGAAATTACATAAAATATATTAGTATAATCAATAAAGGGTATTATATAATATGGAACTTGTGTCAATATAACAGATATTCTATCGCCGATATAATTGGTAATTACACTAAATTTCTCGGAAATATTTAAAAACATATTAATAAATGAATTTACATTATCATAATAAAGCTTTAAATTTTCATTGTTCGAATGTAATAAAAAATACCCGCTGTTTAACAGTGATATAAATATTGAGTAGAATATATCTGCCAGTAGCGACGCCTTGTCATCGTCTGAATATATACTTGATTGGAGAATATTTCTTATCTTTCCTATAAACTCTGGGTATTGTTGCAATAAATAGTTTTCAACATATTCTAATGGAACATTTTCTTCATTTGTTTTTGTTATATTTTTATAAACATATTTGTTCAATAAATCTCTAAGCTCTCCATACTTTTTGTCATAGAGTTCGGAATACTTATACTCTTTATGCCCATTTTGTAGCAGGTCAACTATATATTCAAAAGTTTCATAGTCTTGTTCTAAATATGTATTTAATTCCAAGGCAGATATATACTTGGAATATGTAGAATTTTTATTGTCATAAATATAGTATACGGAACCAAAATATTTTAGCAATAAGTATTCTATTATTAAGGGAATATCTTGGATAAAAATATAATACTTTGTATTGAAGTCGAATTTAGAGGCAATAGATGGGGTTAAGTTTATTTCGATTTTTAAATTTTTGAATTTGGTTAGAAACAGAGCGGCACGCAGGAATTCGCTTAAACCCTCAATAATGGCTCTTTTTCCATGAATATATAAAATATTGGTTTTATAAGGAAACACAAATTTATCCAAATTATTTAAAATATCTTCTTTAGTTAGCATTAGATTAGGAATTTTCTCTTTAACATAATCAAAATCTAAATATTTTAAATCGTCCACCGGATTTGTTAAATAATTTATAAAAAAATAAACATCGTTTTTATTTTTATCATACACAATTTCAAGCTCGCCTATTGAAACCATATTTTCAAGTCTTAGAATGTTAGTAAGAACCATTATATCATTAACTGATGCCCGCCACCTTTTTATTAAACCAATATTATAAAAAAGCAACTTTATTTCTTCTATAGTCAATTTCTTAACTTTTTCCTCAGGTATCCCAAATAAATCTATGATTTTAGTATATAAATCTAAATACTCTTCATCCTTAATATCCAGGTTTAAAAAACTTCTAACAAAGTATGTTAATGGGATAGGGATTTCATTATATGTTTTTTCTAAATGCTGGTTAAAAATAATATCGAATAAAATTTCTTTTAAATTTTTATTTTTTATAGTGTTTTCTTCGTCCAAATAAGATGTTCTAAATTGGTCAGTTATATTAGAATAATAGGTGTGTAATTTTTCTAAAAAAAGTTTTAATTTATTTCTATCCATTCATTTTGTTTTGAAACATATAATGTCCTTTTAATACTCACAATGTATAATATATCTTGGATAAATTCTTATGCAATTCTAAGGCTCTGGCATGTTGTTCAGAGTAATCTTTTAATTCATTTAATTTATTTAACCAATAATCATATGAGTGTTTATTAGTGTGATACTTATCGCAACCTTCATCTGGAGTAAATTTACCCGGAAACATTAACGGTGCCGCAGGTATGGCAAAATCTAGTCTCATTCCTTTTTTATTAATCGCACCACCTATATAATCCAAGAAATATAAATTCAAATATTTTTCATATTCTTTAGTCGAATTCTCCGATTTTATACAGTAATACGCCTCTTCATTGTAATCAAAATACTGTTTAAAATAAGGAATGTAATTATCATAAATTAATTGAACAACATTAACCTTCTCCAGATACTTATCTTTTTCAACAAATTTTCCCAAGCTATAATCAAAATAATAAATTTGGTTCAAATTATTCACCAATAAATCATTAATAAGATTATCCTTAGTAATTGTTGATTTTACCAACTCAATATTAAACATTGGTATAACTGTATTAGATAACAACGGTGTGCTTATAGTTGTTATCTCATATACAATATTTGAAAATGTTTCTTCATCATAAAACATTATAAAACTACCTACCGTTAAATCATCAAATCCTATAATAGAAACTGATAAATTTGTTTGTGGATTAAGCCCGCCTTCATCCAAAATAAGATTAAAATTCATATTCGATGTATAAAATATCGGAACATATTCATAAACATTGTATTTATACCCTGTTAGTGTAGAACGGTTTTTATCGTATGTTAAGTCAGTATCTTTATCATATACCGATGTATCTAATGCAGGTGTTATTATCCTGGCCGGTGTTGCATAATGATATAAACCTTTATATTCTTTAACAAAATTCAAAAATTCCCTTGTTAAAGAGTATGTATATGCTGGTTCTTTTGTTAGTAAATCTATTGGATTAAAGTTTAAGTTCATCTGTTATATCTAACTGTTCATCATTTATTATTAATGAAATGAAAATATTGTACGAAACACCTGCAAAAGAATTGTTAGAGGTGGATGTCTCTGAGATAGACACTGTTTTAAGTTGAAGTCTATTGATTTTAAATTTAGTATTTAAAATTTGGACAAGATGAGACAGGAATTTTTCTATTTCCCTTTTAATTTGTGTTGCGGCGGTATTCGTATCCAAATACTTCAAAATATCGAAAATCGAGCTTCCATATCCGGGGTCAAACAATAAAACACCTTTTCTCGTTCGTATAAAATTTCTAAGATTAAAAACAACAAACTCGACCAGGTCTGTTATATAAAGCAAACCATATTCTGTTAACTCAAAATTTATATCTAATACTTTATCCTTATCAACACCATCTTGTTCGTCAATATATTTTCCAACAGCCTTATATAACGACGATTCTATTGGTGTATTTTGGGATGAGCGTGAAGAGAATAAGGAAAGATTATTTTGGCTATTTATATAACTTTCGATTGATAATCTAAGCTTGGGGTCTAATATTAACGAACTATCGAATTCGTTGGTTAATTGAAGAGAAATCGGTAATTTTTTCTTTAATGTATCCGGTAATTCAGAAACAACTACCTTCATTTTATTTCTTTTTTATCGTTATATTACTTTAAAAAAGATTTATTTTTTCTTTTCAAGTTCTCTTTTTAATTTTTCATATTCTTGGATTTCCTTTTCTAATAATTCTTCTTCTCTGGAAACAATCCTATCCAATAAGGGCGCCGGAATAGACATAAAATTCAATGTTTCAGAGAAATTTAATTTCGACGCATTATGCATTCTAATAAAATATTCCAACTTCTCATTATACTTATTAATCAATTTATTAACCATTATATTGGGATGCATCCTGTCTATCAAATCTATATACAACTTCATATTATTTCCACATTCTGGACATATTACTTCCTGAATAGGAATAGGAAAATATTTTCCAATTACATTTTTTTTATAAAAATTTAATATTTCACTAAAAAATTTTGCGGGCAATTTATCAATAAATTCTTTTATTTCCCAAAAATTGCTTATTTTTATTTTTTCATTTATTTTTATTTCTGAAATAAAAAATAAAATTAATTCGCCTTCACTAATTAAATTACTTAAATTATTATTTTTTAAAAATTTAAAGTTTGTCTGAAAATATTTTCCTAAACTCGGCAATGAAAAAATAATTTCGATTTTTTTACCATCTTTTTCTTTTATAAATTTTTCATAATGTTTTTTGTAGCAAAATAAATCCTGACATGGGATAATCTTTAAAAAATAATTCGAAGTAAAAATTTTTTCCAGATTAATATTTATTTTAAAGGTATTTTCACAATATACACATTTTACTTCTTCCTGACCCAAATATTTTATTTCATTTTTATTTAATACGATATTTGAATAAAATGACGATATTAAAAAATAAATGTCCCCTAAAAAAATTCCATTAATAAAATTGTTAAAATTATTTACAAAATTTAAATAATTTTCATAATTAAAATTATTTTTAAAAATAATTTCCGAATTAAAATATTCTGTTAATTCTTTATTTAAATTCTTAAAAATTATTCTTAAAAAATTAACTAATTTAAAATAATCTGAATTAAAAGATTTTAACTCAGAAATAATTTTTATCAAATTGTCTGGACGGGTATCTTTAACAGGATTTTTTACAAATAAATTAATTTTTGTTCCTAATAACGGAATAACAAAATAAGAAGAAGGAATGTCGTCCAAAATTTCTTTTATTGTTATCGTCGTTTTTTTTCTCATTATTTAAATGTTAAATATTTTGGAAAGAAACTCTATTTGGGGGTTTAAAATTAATTTTATTTTTTCACCGCAGTTTTTACATTCTATTTCAGTAGTGTATATAGGGATATAATCTTTCAATTCTTCAATTATTTTGTTAATGGCTTTTTGCTTATAATATATTGGCAGAGTTGAAATAAATTTGTTTATTTCGTGTGGCAGATTAAATTCATAATTTTCAGCCGGCGCCATATCATTGGAAGATTTATATCCTTCTACAATTATTTTTTCAACGAATAATTTAAGTTGGTCGTCTGGCACAGAAATTAACGGCGCAATCTCAAGCGGTGCATTTACATCTATATCTTTTAAAGAAGAATTAATAAACCTAACAAATTTTTCCATAGTAGGAATTTTCATAACCAACTTAATCTTTATTTTCTCAAATTGCTTAGCATTTTTAGGCCGCTCTATTTTAAATTCATATAATATCTCATATTCATTAAAAGGTATATCTTTATCCCATTCCTTATTTTCATTCTTATATTGTGAATATTCTATTTTAATTTTGTCGTCATACTTATATCCACATGCGCCGCATTCAATATTATCTACCTCATGCTCCCTATATGAACATTCCAATATTTTCTTTAATAACTCAAAATAATCTAAATGACTATTTTCCTTCAAAAACTTATTTTTATCATCCGTTTCCACTTTCGATATAGCAATTTCAATTAATTTCGTTATAACTGTTTTTAAATTAGATTTTTTCAATTTTCTCAATTCACTACCATATAATTGCCTTAATCCATATTCATTCTTCGATATAGGAAATTTAACAAAACATTTTTCATCTTCAAATATTTCTAATATTTCCTCTATAATATTGTTTCTTAAAATTTTTTCCATTAATCATAACCTCCCTTCTGTAAATTATTTCAATTACAAAATTAATTTCCCATATTAATTTTCTCCAACAAAATTTTGTTTCACATACTTGTTTTAAAAATTTATTTTTCCTTGAAAAGGAAAATGTAATTATCACATAATTCTTAAATAAATATTCTTTCAGAAATTAATTTGTTCTATAAATGTGTATCATATATGATAGGTATTTCTTTTATTTATATATTTATCCAATAGATGTGTAATTTTATTTGTTTCAAATATTAAATAAGATTTGCCATGAAATATATTTAATCCTAACATTAGTTTTCACATTTTCCACAAATAGAGAAATATCCTTCTAGTAGTAGATATTTCTATTGAAAATAAAATATTGACTTATGAATTATTGAATATAAAATTTTATAATAGAGTTGAATAAATTCTACTATATACTGTATCTTCTTTTATAGTAATTATACCCAGCGGAAGTATATAATTATTTGAAAAAATAAAATATTATTTGTGATAAAAAAAAATAATGAAAAAAATTGTTTAAGGAAAATACAGATTTGAGAAAAAATAGGATAAAGAAAAGAAGGGGAAGAAATATTAAACACCTACTAAAGTGATTTTGGCCATTTTTTTAGGGTCAATAGTTAAAATGGTGGATTGAGGATATACTTCTATTTTTGTGGTTCCACCGGATAGTTCAACAGTTCTTACGATGGGTGCTCCTAAAATCGCATCTATTATTCCAGGGTTATTTCTATTGCCTTGGGTTAGAAGATATAGAGTTCCTTTAGGAACAAAGTTGGATTTGATTACTTCGAATTTTTGAATGGCCATCACTTGTCCGGCGGATACACCAACTTTCGAATTAGGGTTACCAAATAAAGTTACATAGTTGGTAAGAGATTCAATTATATGGGCATCTTCAGGGTTTACAGCAATATATTTAGGTTCCATTAGAGTGTTGTTATATACCATGTTGATAGCTTTTAGTAGGAAAGGAATTAGATAGGCATAAAAATCTGCAGGGTTAGACGGATTTAGTTGAGGAGGCATATTAGTGAAATCTACAGTGAAATTGGCAGAAAAACCGCCCTCATTAATTTTTAGTTCACTAATTATTTCGGCATCTTTCATTAATTGAATTTGAGCCTTAATAGCATCGGCCAAGTCTCTTAAATAATCAATGTTGTATTGACCCTTGAATTCCACTTTTTTCCATACATCAGTTACAGCTTCGAAAGGAATAGTTGCTTCTACATATCTTTGTATGCTTTCTATTTCTTCATCGAAAACAACTTTATAACCGTTGTCATTAGTGGAAGAGATGATAGTTTTAATAGTTACAGTTTCAGGTGTAATAGTAGAACTTTCAAGAGATTTCGCAACAGCACTTACAGTTATATCTCCTGTTCTATCGTCAATTCTTATGGTTATTTCAATATATCCTTTAACATCTGTAGTTTCAACTTTTGCGTATATGGTTTTGTCTGCCTTTACATATGCTGTGACATATTCGGTATGAGTGTTGCCATCCCCATCCTTCCAATCAACTTTTGTCAACATAGTTTTTGTAAGAATTACTTTGTATCCTTTTCCGCTAAGCCCCGCCTTAGTGAAAATATTGTCGGTAGTATTAACTGAAAATGTCAACTCTTTATATAGCTTAGAATAAATATCTACAGGTTTAGGAACTTCAAAAGTATCTACAACAATATCTCCATTTAATATTTTTGCGACACGTTTTTTAATGTTTACTTCTACCTTATTATTATCGGTTTTAAAAGGTATAGCCAATTTAGCCAATACAGGTTTTTGATATAGCTCGGCCAAGGCAGGATAATATGCAACTACAGCGGCCAGTGTTTGACCATTGTTTATAATTTCTGCTTCATTAATCATTTGTGTAAATTCCAAAGCAGCCTGTTCAAAAAGCTCCGCAGATTCACTAGGCAATTTAGTAGCTATAGATTCTATATAACTGTATAATCTTTTTTTGTCTTTAATAATTCCGGACAAATCACTTTCTGTAAGAGTTCTGGTTTTTCCTAGAGTTTTTCCTATTACTTCTTCGTACTGTTCTAGAATTAAGGTCATTATTTATATTCCTCCTATTAGATTTTTAATTTTTATAACGAATAATTTAATTAATTATTTTTTTTGATTTTATCGGGGAAAATTTAACTTATTAAAAATACGAAAAAAAACTTTTTAGAAAATAAAATTTTGAAAAAATTAATAATCTGCCAAAAATGCAATAGCCAGTTCTTTATCCGGTATTAATTCTAAAATTTCTTTATTTTCAATTAAAAATTTATTTTCCAAATAATTTGAATTAGAAATATTTTCCAAAATTTTATCTGCTAATTTATTAATTTTTTCATTCGATAGGTCTTCTTTTTCAAAGAATAATTTTTCAAAAGCTTTTATAATATTATTATAAATTGATTCGTTTAAAAGTGGTGCTAATAATTTATCAATATATTCATTTAGTTCATCGTTTGAAAATTCATAGATTTCTTCAGGTTCTTCCTCATCATAATCAATTATATCTTCCATCACATTAGTTTTTAATATTTCTCTCTCAATTTCGGTAATGTTATCAAATTCATTAATTATTTCTTTAGCTAATTGTTCATTTTCAACAATAAACGAAATAATTTCGTTTTCGTCATATACATTAAATCCTATTTCAAATAATTCGTTTGTATAAAGCGGCGCACTTTTAGGTTGACTTATGTCAATATTAGGAACTAATTTCCTGTCAATATACTCCAACAATTCTGATAATTTATTTAAGTCGTAATCAAATTTTTCCATAAATAATTCATCAATAAACGTTTCAGCTAATATTTCAGATTCATTTATATTTTCGATTTGAGATTCATCAATATTTGGAGTATTATATTGCCAATACATTTGGAGATATTTTTTAAGTCCCATTCTGGGGCCGCAGGTCATCAATGACAGAGGAGTTATATAACCGGCGTTGATTTGCGTATAATTTTTATCTATTATTTCATTAGCTAATCTTTCCACATAAGATATAACAGCTTTAGTAATGAACTCATTTTTATCAAAAGCTTTACAAAACTCGTTATTTACACATACTACTACAGTATCATCGCTCATCGTTACATTTATTTTGGATACATCATCCGCATACATTATTCTTTGGATGTATTGTTTCAAATCTTCATCAATATCTGTTTCAGTAATAGAAATGGTATTATTGCTGGAATTTTTTATTTTTTCTAATATATCTTCGGGAATAATTACTGAGCCGGGGATAATTTTATTAACATTGGGTGTGGAAGAAATTTCAGATTCTGTCAATAGAGAAATACTATCTGGTGTTATAATTTCATTTTCTTGAATTTCTACTAAGCGTGCGCTTTGGTGAGATGGATTGATAACAACATCATAAGTTAGCGGTTTTTCTAATTTTTCAACCAACAGATACGATTGGCCGTTTTCGTTAATAGGAACCACTTTACCAAACGCCCTGAGGGAAAATCCTACATTATATCCTTCTTTAATAAGAGAATATACCATTTGACCTTTAGGATTATCTAAAGTTACTCCTTCAACTATAACCCTTTTACCATCGAAATCAATATTTTTATAAAGAACACCTACTTCTTTAATAAATATTTGGGATGCTCTACGTTTCAATACTTGGGGGTCGGATGTTTCTACGAACGGATGGTCAACTTCTGCCGGTAATCCGCCACGCTTTCGTATTTCAGCTTTGAAATATTCAACAGCTTCTTGAAGAACTTCAGGCGGATAATATCTGCCATTTTTATTAATTTGTGTAGATTCTTGAACAATTGCCCTAAACCCTACTTTTCCTGATTTGCTTATAGGAGAATAACTTTCATTAATAATTTCTAATTCAGATATAATATCATCAGATTGAAAAGATTCTAAAATATTGGATACTACAGACAAACTATCCTTTTTAGTTAACTCTTTTATTACCGACGGTTTCGTTATGTAAGGTTTTTCTATAATAAGAGCTAGAAATTCTTTATTGTTCATTTTGAGAGAAAAGGAAAGGAAAAATACAGGTCGATAGGTATTATTTATTTGACTTTAGTAGGGTCTATTCCATGTAGAGGGTTTAATTTGGGAACGTTTTGTGTCGTATTTGTTGCTTTATCTGCAATATCATTGACAACATGTTGAGATGTTTGTTGTGTTCCTCCGTGCAACATATTTATCACTTTATCTTTAATAGCTTCAATTCCTTCTTTTGTTTTATCTGCAATATCGTGTGCAACATCTCTTGCTTTATCTGCTAGCTCTCCAGCAATTTGTTTGGTATGTTCGGGGTTGGATAAAGCCGCAGCTGCTGCGGCACCAGCTCCTAAAATACCTGCACCAATTGCTCCCCATTTTAGTGCTTTTTTCATTTTTTCTTTTAATTGTGGAGATAGAGACAATTCGTAAAAGAGGGTATCCATAACGCCTATAGCATAGGATTCTACAATATCCTTTAAGTAAAGATAGAAATTTTCATTCGCAAAAGTTTCATTTAAATATTCCGGATTTCCATTAATCGTTTCAAAAATGGAAGCAACGATGTTCGAAACATATTCCGTAACTAATTCAGAAGCTACTTTTTCAATCTGATATATAGTTTCTTCGGGCAGTATATTTTCTTGAATTAAGTCCCCATATTTGCCGGCAGCAATTTGATATGCTTCTTCTAAAGCTTTACTTGTAACATTTTCTACTAATTGTATAATGTCGTTGAATTCCTTTTCTGTTAATTGCATAATTTATAATAACCTCCTTTTGGTTTTAAAATTAAAAAAAAATAATTATTTACCTCTTATTAGAGCCGTATGAATTGGACGAAGCCTGTCAGCTATTTTTATACCAAATAAACGTCCTCGTTCGAACCCCGTCCTATGACCTTCAGTATATCCTTTATCCATTCCTATTCTAGCGCCGACTAAACTTCCAACTAACATACCATGTCTTTGTCCAATTTCAGCACCTCTATCGTATCCCATTTTATAAAGTTTAGTATTATTTAAATCCCCTTTTAAGATTTTGATAGCTTCTTCAGATGCAAATTTTGCCCTTTTTGCAATCGTTTTAACTTTCTCTTTCTTCTGTTTAAGTTTTTCCTTAACTTTGTTCAATTTATCTTTTATTCTTTGGTATCTTTCAGATTGTTTTAGTTTATTAATTTTATCAAGTAGTTTTTGTTTATATTCATTTAATTTAGATTTAACAATAGAACCTGTTGTATTATATTTTTCTTTGGTAATTTCGGCCGCTTTTTTTGCACGTTGTTTAACAATATCTAATATTCCCGAAATATTTAATCGTTTAGACTCCTGTATTTCTTCTTTATATTCATATCCTTGTTCAAAAACTAATTCAGATTGCAAAATTTCGCTAACAGTTCGATAGGAATTTTCAACTATATATGGGAAAATCGCAGACACGTAATTTTCATCAAACCCTTCCGATAGAAGTTCAATTATTGTATATTCTTGCAGTAGAGATACCAATTCTATAAATTCTTTTGCAGTTTCAATAAATTCCTCTTGTTTTTCAATAGATTCAAATACCAGCTCTCCTTCCTGAATTAAATCTTTATAAGATTCATTAATTATTTCTTCATTGACTTCTCTTAAAATATTAAATATCTCGTCTCTTCCTCTAATTGATGTAATATTTTGCCCGGTTTTAGTTTGAAAAATACTTAAAGTCATATTTAATAGGTTCCTCCTGCGGATTTTTCTATAAAATTCTTTTTAATGCTTTTTGAAGTGTTATATCTGCTGCCTTTTGGAGTGTATCACCCGTTTTTTCAGCGCCTGTGCCTGCCGTAGTTAATGCAGTTTTGCTTATTGCAGATAAAATTCCGACCGTTCCAAAGGTTGTTTCCCCACCAATTCCAGTATATTTCATTATTTGAGCCAATTTTTTAAGAATTTTATCTTTTAATTTAATGTCTCTGGGATTTTTACTTTCTATTTTTTTCAATATTTGTTCGCCCTTAATTCCTAATTTCGCAAATAAGTCTGATAATGTAATTGATGGTTTTTCTATTCCATGATGGATTAATTTAGATGCAAATTTTGACGATTTACCTGCCAATTTGAGCGAGGTTCCTGCTAAACCCAGCGTCCCACCTGCAAACGCCAGGGTATATCTTGCATTATTTTTAATACCTCTACCGGCCTTCTTTAGATTGTCTAAAACACCATATGATTTAAATTTTGATAAAATATTTGGTTTAGGTGATGATATTTTTACTTTAGATGAAATTCCGGATAACTTATTTTTTATGAAAGATTTAATCTCATAGAGTTGATAATCAGAATAGTATGTTGGATTTTCGTTTAATAAAATAGAAAAAATACCACATTGGTGTGTATTATTTATAGAAAGGAAAATACTCATTACATTTGGATTTTATTTGAGAAAAAAATTAAATATGAAAAAAACGAAAGAGAGAGAAAAAAAGAGAATTAGATATTATTTAATTAAATATCTTCGCCGGTTTCATCAGTGGTTGTAGTAGTAGAAGTATCGGTTGTAGTTGTATCTGCGGTGCTGGTATCACCTATAGTTCCATCTTGATTAATATCGGCAGCAGTTTCAATAGCTTCATCTACTGTATCGGTATAGGGGCAAGGTTCGAATTCCAGAGTAATAACGGGATTAGTTTCTTCTACTTCATACTCAAAATCATAGGCTTGATTTAAGAAATTAACTAATTGAACATCGGATTTAACATAATATTCAATTTTATAAAATCCATCCTCGGGATTAGTTGCATAGCGGTAAAGCCTACCAACAACGTTACCACTATCATCAGTTATGTCTTTGGTTTCAATTAGTTGCATGTTTTCTTCCCTTTCCCCGTTATCTGTTACCAATACTAGTTTTACTGTTACAATTTTATTAGTATTAGGGTCATATACTTTGGAAGTGGATTTTACTTGGGGAATAGTTGACATTTTACGCAAGAAATCAAGCAAAGATACATTAGAACCATCGGGTAGAGTTAAACATAGTCTGTTAAGCAAGCCTTCCTGAGAGATGGTTTTTAAAACTTTTTCAAGGATTTCTTCCAGTTGACCTTTTTCAGCATCGGTTAGAATTTCCGCCAATGTTCTAACTTCATCTAATTCAGATTGAAGTTGGGCGAGTTTATCGTTTAGGGTGGTAGTTACACTATCAATATAGTTTTTTAAGGTAGTTTTAACATTATCATCTGCTAGTTCAACGGCCTGTTTAAGTGCCTCTATCATCTTAAGAATGTTGCGAATGTTTTGTCTCATAAACATGTCGGTGCCGATTTGTAAACCTTCGATTACTCTTTCTACTGCCATACGATAACCTCCTTATTAAAAAATTGTTTTATATTTTTTTTGAAAAATAAAAAAAATAATTTATTCATTTAAAAAAAATATATTTTTAATTTTAAATATTTATTCCATCATCGTCCGAAACATAAAATCGATAAAAACCATAATCCTTATATTTTTGGTATATTTTCTCTAGATACGGGATAACTTCATTTTTTACAAAACTATAAGCATCAAATTTTAATAATTCGGTATAAGTTTTCGTTTGTTTAATTTTTGATTCTTCATCTTTTTCTTTTAACCAAATTTCCTCAATAGTATTATGAAGCTCAATAACGTATTGGGCGTATATTTCTTCTACTGTGCCGCTATCTAAATTTCTTGTTACAAAATTTAATGTTGAATTTAGTTCGTTCATACATTCGTAATAATTATCGCCCCAGTCCATTTTTACTAAATATTCTTCAATGGCTTTTTGAGTATATGACGAATATTCGTTTATTTTTCTTAGAATTCTTTTTTGATGGATACATTTTAAATCTTTATAAACAATATTATTCGTTTCATCATATTTAACGCAATCGGGATATGCTGTAACTAAATCTACCTTAATATACAAACCTGAGTCTTTATTTTTTTCCCAAAATTCTTCCTCTTTATCCGGAGGAATATGTAATAGTGGAATAATTTTTATTTTTCCTGTATTTTCATCTTTTATTTTTCTATAAATCATATTCTATATTCCAACTTATACACTATTCTTGGATTTCTCTTTCATTATAAAGAATTTTATGTTCATCGTGTGTCAATGGTCTGGAAAAAATTCTGAAATGGTCAAATTTCCCCATAAATGATTGACTCATTTCAAATCCGCCGCAGTATGTATCTTGGTCTTGGCCTAATATTAAACAATTATTTAAAGAATATTTTGATAAAACAAAATCGTCGTTTATATAATAAATTTCATCTATAAATTCTCCGTCAATAAATAATTCCACTTTTTGAACAGGATTTTTCAAAATGTTTAAAGAGATTAATTTCCAAGTTTTAGTTGGAATATACTTCGATTTACTAAAAACATAAATTTTGTTGTTAATTATTATTTTGAAATAACCATTGTTTTCATATAGCAAAATTCCGTTATAAATATTTTGATATGCTAAAGATATATAAGGATTAATTTGGTTATTCGAATATTTATAAACCCATAACGAAAAAGACATTTCGTCGAATAATGGAATATTTTTAACTAAAAATCCATTCATATCGTGCGGTATTTCTCCCAAGTCAATAGCACGGTCGAATATTCCGGGAGCATAACTTGCCGCCCCTAATTTATACCCATGATATATTCCCGTTTCGTCATTGGTAGAATAATTAAACCGATAAAATGCTATTATCGAATTATCATTAAAAATATCTACTTTAAAAAATTCCGACGGCTCTATAATTGTTCCAAACGACCCCACCCATACATTTCTATTTGGAGTATCATCTACACATATAAAAACTTCGCCCGTAGTTTTATTTATCCAAACCGAACCTACAGGCAAATTTACATTTATTGTGGGGTTATCATTTGAATATGTAATCTTTAATGTGTTTTGTTTAAGTTCTATAGAATATTGTTTTAGTAATTTTTTGACTATTTCCTCTATCTGTGCCTCGTTATAAATTTGGGTTGTTGTATTTATATTGGTATTATCCGATGTGATTATTTTTATTGGAAATCTGTTAAAATCTATGAAATTCATCTCAGTGCATTTTAATTAGCGATGGATTAACAAGACATAAAAAAATAGAAAAAGATTAATTTAAATTATTGAGTAAGATACATAAACAGATACATATTTTGAGTTCGACGGAAAAGGATTTTTTACCTCTAGAATTAGTTTATTATTTGGAGGGATATAAATAGTTCCAAAATAAAGCCCCGCACCCAATTCCAATTTATAGTTATATAAAATATATGCTAAACTTTTTTCATTATTTAAATCTTGAATTTTTACATTTATATATACATATTCAGATATTGTATTTGATATTTCAGTTATTTTCTCATCAACTAATACTACAACAAAATTGCGGATAAAAATATTTCTATCTGTTGTTAATAATTCTAATGATATAAAATCAGAATTTAGTAAAATTTGTCTTTTAACAGACTGCAGCATAACATAATCTATTGATGGAATTAATATTTACACATATATAGTTCAATATTTTCTACTTTCCTACATTCGAAGAAATATTTTCCAATCAGATTTTTATCAGATTCAGAAATTATATACTTATAACCTTCGAGCTTAATCTTATTGGCTAATATTTTATCAATATTTGACTTAACACATATTGGTATAGATTTGAAAAAATTAATGTTATAAGTGTTAGGCGAAATATAATTACTGTTGCCTATGTTTAATTTAAAAATCTGAACCGCAATATTGTTATTTTTAATTTCTTCAATTTTACCGAATAGTATTCCATTATAATAATTTTTGTAATTCAGCAGAATATTTAGCTGATTCGGAGATAATTCGGTAGCCGTAGTTTCATTGCACCTGTAATTATTTAGAAATTCTGATTTTAAAATGTAGGCACCCGAAAGACTTGGAATAATAAATGAGAAAAATGTAATTAAAAGATGATTAAAATTTTTAATAAACAAATTAAGTTTCCTCCACGAGACAGTTTTTTTATTTTTAATACACAATTAAGAAAGTGTCGGGAGCTCCGGGAATTGAATATTTGTTAACTCAATTGAATTTAATTCATCGATTGTGGTGGCATTTTCTATTTTTTTCTTTATACTCCGGTATATAGCTTTTACTCTCTGAACAAATTCTATTCTAACTGCGACTTTCAGTAATTGTTCTATTGCAAATTTAAGGGTAGTATCGTCTTCTGAAATATTTAATGCTGAATAAATATTGTTTAACTCGGTATTGAAATCCGAATTACTATCATAGATAGCTAATACGGATTGTGCCAGTAATTGTCTAAACTGTATTTCATCGATATTTTTCATTCTTATATAGTTCTCATAATAATCTTTATCTGCTATATCACTTTTCTGTTTGATTGGAGGATAATTTCGTTCAATATATTGAGTTGTAATTCGGTTTAACTGGTTTAACAAATTTTCTTTTAATTTAAGAAATACGCATTCATTATCTATTTGGAATGTCTGTTTATCTATGCATTCTATTGGTATATCCTCAGGTATAGGTTTATTTCCTTGCTTGAGCCACTTTTGATATTCTTGAAAATCTTTATTAGCTGGGTTGTTAGGAATAAAAATCTCATCTGTAAGCCTTATTACACCATTTTGTATTAATTTATACATACACTATTCCTCTTTTAAAGTTCTGCGTCTGCGTAAATATTTATACCATATATGTTACTAGAATCACTCGGATTAAAAATAACGGCATTGGGTGATATTTCGATAGGCATGAACGCATATCTCGTTATATCTTCTATAATTTTTACAGATGGTGTCACTCTTTTAACAATTTTCCAGTTATGAATTCTTCTATATACGTTGCCATTATCACCACTACTTCTTACTATTTCGTAATATCTCATGCATCTTAACAATTGAATATCATAGGGAATTCTTTCAAATTCAGTAGCAAACCATCCTTCTTCTAACTGAACTCTATGTATCGCAATATAATCTCCCGCCTGCAATCTTACACCGCCAGATACACTAAATTTCTCTCCTAAATACGTTCCTTCATCTGATACTAAATAATCCGCCACATCCGTCATTCCAACAATAACTAATTCAAAACCTAAGTTGTTATCGTTATTAACTGCTGAATTGGTGAACTCTAACAAATTGAATGTAACAGATATTCTTTGAACAGCATTAGGTGTATCGTAGTTAAATATTCTGATTTGAGATTCTACATTATTAGGGTCAGTTTTGTTTATTAGTGCAACACTATATATGCCCGCTCGAGTTGACATAAAATCAAATGATAGAGTTAACTTAGACTTCTTCTTGAAATAGGGATAAAGATGTCGTCCTTCAAATCTATACACAAACGTTTTTGCAAATTCAGAACTATAATCTGGTGTTTTCAAAATTTTATATGTAGCGCCTGTTGCATCTTGAGGTTGAGACTCATACATAAGAGTTAGGACTTCTTCGTCGGTTAAGGCTCGGTTGAAAATGCGGACTTGGTCAATTAATCCTATAAAAAACCATTGCGAATAGCCGATATGTAATTTATTCTTATGGTCTAGTGTTTTATTATAACCATTTTGAGAAAAAACTTTTTTGCTATTTTTAAAAATGGTTACAGAATTAGGCCCAATTGAAATAGATAGATGTATCCATTTACCAATCCAATCTTCTACTTTTTCCGAGTATACAACTGTGCCATTGGTTCCATATTGAAAATCTACAGAGCCGTCGAAGAAAGAAACTCGAAAAGTTGTGTTTTGCTCACAGTCTCCTGTAGTAAATAAACCCTGTCTACTATTTGTATTTGACTGGGAATTGTAAAGCCACATAGAAATTGTAAAAACATTGTTGTTAGGTAGAGGTATATTGTTTACAATTATTTTGCTATTTCCATCAAACTTCGCAGCTTGCTCAAACATACCTACATCATACTGCTCTGTTCCATACCATGTTCCATTATACTTTCCAGATAAATCATTTGCATTTCCATCAAAAGTATATGTTGCTATACAAGAACCATCTCCAAATATATCTAAAGTATTCGCTTTAGAACCAAAATTCGGAACAAAACCTTTTATTAATAATGCATTTTTTGGGTGGTATGAATACCATCTGTCGGCGGTGTATTTTCCTTCAGCGACTATATTATGTATAATGCCCCTTTGCCATATTTGAAAATCACCATTAATTATCAAATTCTTAAAATTTTTTAAGTTTGATTGTATATATGGGTGGGCATTCAAACCGTTATTATGTTCTTCTGTTAATATCTTTTTTCTACTCATAATATCTACCTCAAAAACGAGAATAATGACTTTCTCCTCTCACTTTAGTGAGGGGCTTCCTGCTTCATCGTGGGCTAAGCCCACTTCATGGGTAGGGCAGACTTTAAGGGGTCTGTCATCCCCTTTAAAAAGACTTAAGCTCTGTAGGTTGCGGGGGATGATTTCCCCCGCAGTTATTCCCCTTCATAGCTTAAACCTCAAACTTCCAAAATATCGGGCTGTTCCATTAACAATTCCTCCAAAGATAACCCTAGTAAAGATGCATATACCTCTAAATCTTCGCCTTTAATGGAATCTATTAGTTCCAAATAACTCTGAGAAGGAATTAATTTAAATTCCTCTTCTTTTAAATTTTGCTTTTTACCTCTTTTATAGAAGCGTTCAAATTTTAACCTTCTTTTGATTTTTTTGGAAATCCACTTTTCTATTGCATACTTATGAATTTTTAAAGGATTCTTTTCAAATACTTCTTCGACAATATAATCAACTTCTTCTGGTTTTATATCATTTATGTGTTTGGGTAGGAAATCCTCTATAAGAAAACTGCCGACCTCTTCCTCGTGTTGAGACTCCTTTTTATCTCCTGGCGTTCTAAAAGCAAAATCTCTATTCAGAATATGTAGCAACTCGTGAAATAAAGTCCAGATTTGTCTCGCTTTGCTTTCTCCACCGTTAATAAAAATGAAATTTTTAGTAGCTAAACCGCTAATTGTAGCCCCGTAAAAATAAAATATAAAAATATTTCTTTTTGCTAAAAACTGCTCTAAAGCTTCTAAATTGATGCTACTATTTATTTCCAATCTAACTTCGGTTAAAAAAGCTTCAAGTTTGCCTTTCCATAAGTTTTTTAGGAATTCTAATTCAGGTTCTTTTGCAAAATTCTCACTGAAAGTTTCTTGGATAGCAACAGCTTTTTTGATTAACAAAATATTATTTCTTATAAATTTCCGACTCTGTTTTCCCCGGGGGGCACGGGCACTAAATAATTTCTCTTTGAACAAATAAGCTGGAAATTCTACATAACTTTCCAAGGCTTCTAATACTCCCCATTTGTATTTTTCTATTTCTTTTTTTAAGAGTCTAATATCTTGTATCTGAAAAACATGTTCTAAAATTTGTTTTTTAGGTATTTTGAGATATTTATCAACATTATTTAGATATTCCCGGCACGTCTCGTAAATTTCATTGATTTTTGCTTCATAAGATTGCACTGTGAATTTCCCCATTAATTCTAATGTTTTACTAATACTAGTTTGAATTTCAAGGTTATAGATAAAGTATTGCTACAAGTAATATTTGTTTCTTTATGTGATTCTTATTTTTGGAAACCTTTCCTTTAAAATGCCTGTTTTTCAGTTAAAGAAAAAAAGAAAAATTACGGACGGGGAATTTTATCGAATTCAGATTTTAGCAACGTGGGTATATCCTTATATTGTTCTATCAATTCTTCAACATTGGATACCTTTAATTCATCTACTTGTTTTTCAAGTTGCTCTTCTACTTCCCAGATTTTGTTTATCCACATTATTAATTGACCTATGAATCCTAAGCGAGGAACTTTAGACAGTATAAAATCTATGGACTCTTGAGGTATTCCGTAAGATTGTAAAAATTTTTTAATGTCGTTAAGAGTAAGTTCTCCTGCAAAATATTTAGCTGCCGCTCCTTTTACATCTTCTAATGTAATAGGAAGTTTAATATCATTTATTTGTTGTAGAGTAGTTATTAATGCATTTGATGCTTCATCGATTTTTCCTGAGATAGAATTTTTCAAAGTCTCCAAATCCCTGGCCGAATTCACATCATCCTTTAACTCTTGCATTAGATTTCCAAATTGTTTTAAAGCAGTTACAATAATGTCAAAACCTTGTGCAATAGTTCCTGATACAGTTGTATATGATAATGCTTTCATAAGTTCATATTTAATTTCAACCTCAATTTTATCGAGTTCGGCTATAAGGTCGGCCAGGTTTTCATTATAATGCTGCTTAATTGTCTTCTCGATATATTCCTTCTCAGTGTACCAATCCATTGTATCCTTTATGTATTGTTTTACGGTATTAATGTCTCTTAACTCAGGTAATAACTTGGTTTTTTTTGTCATAGGGTCATGATAATAAATATTTAAATCTGTATATACATTTTTACCTATTTTGATAAAAACTCTCATTATCTACCTCCTTTCCTTAAAGTGTTGCAGATAAAACATTCTTGGCCAGTCCTGTATCACTATCAATAACTATACCAGAAATCACATCTTTTAGTTCTAGGTTATTACCATTATTGTCAATTATTGATTTAACTCTAGCATCAATTGCTCCAGAAACATGCGAATCTCCTTGGTAAAAGTCAATAATCTTACAATTGGAATTCTCAACCTTTGCATTCAAATACCATAAATTTATTGCTGCGAAGGCCGTTCCGGCATTCCTACTGCTAACATTAAAAATATTTGAACCTCCTTCGTCAGTCATAACTATCTGACTATAATCGGCCGGCCAGCCATTTAGAAAGACACTGCTAACACCCCCATAAAAGTTTATTATTCCTTTATGGTGCCATGCCCAACCTTTATTCGTATCTGTTCTCTTTGGATTTTCCAATATTATAAATCCTTCTATTGAGTTTGAAGATAACCTTAATGTAGAATCAAATAACAATATACCATATGCATGATTGAGTATACCAGACTCTACAAACACCTCCGCAGTAATTTTTGCAAATCTATTACTACCATTTGCCTTGAGTGTAATAAATCTATTTCTAACAATTATATCTGATGTTATTTTATATTCGATAGGATTGTCATAATCATCGGAACCGGCTAATACTATTGTTAAATTACTACCTACCGGCGCTGAATCAAATGCTTTTTTCAACGTTTTAAATGGTTCGCTTGCAGTTCCGGGGTTATTATCATCTCCGTTCTCTGCATCAACATATACGGTTTTATTAAACTGACCCAATGCTCCGCCCACAGCATCCCACATATCTTTCTTGATTTGTGCTATATTCTTAACATCAACATAAACTAAATTACCGTCTTCATCGATTGTAGGTACTTGAACTACTTGTGGAGTTGGGTCAAAATAAATCTTCTGGTGGTTGGTTACAAAACCTTTAATTGTATTGTAAGCATTTTTTAAATAATTGTATATATCGTTTATACTTGCCATCTAACTATACCTCTTCTATATAAAGTTCTCCATTCTCAATAGTTAATTCATAGAGTTTGTCAGTTTTTTTATCTTTTAAAATAATTTTATTTTTAGATGCGGATGTTTTATAAATATATTGATTAATTAAACTAATATCTTTTTTCAATTCTAAAATATCCTGAGCAAATATGGCATAAAATTCAGTTATTTTGTTATATATGTCTTCAATTTTAGAACTTAAATCGTTATTATTGATTTTCCTAGGTGTTGGGTAAAAATTTGTAGATATAATCGAGCTAATATAGGCATCTGAAGAAATAACAGGATTATTTAAAAATTTTTCAAACCAGTCAGTATAAAATTGATTATCTGATTCAGGATATAATTCTATATTTGTGCCATCGTCATACAAAAACCCTATAGGGACGAATGGATTTCCTGAAATATCAGAGGGTATTTTATCTTGTCTGGAAATTTTAAATGTAGCCACATTATAAGGATAAGTCTTTACATATTTATAATCGATATAAATCATTAAGACAGGATTTGATGAATCTAAAATATAATCCCCTGTCTTTGGAATTATTAAATGAACTTCATCTAGAAATTTAATGATAACCTTATCCACTATAGCGGAGCCTGGTTGAATAGAAATTTTGTAATAATATGAAGTGTTTTCTATTAAAGAAATATTCAATCCATCGATTAATCCATTTTTTTTACCAAGCAACTTTGCATTAAAATCATTCAAATAGTCAGAGAAAAATACCTGTTTATTAGTGCTTGTAGTAATAGAAATAGAATAAGGGTCAAAATATCTTTCTTGAATTTTGGACAATTTACTTTTTATCGTCGTAATATCGTCGCTTAAATAATCTATAACAACAGTCATACTTTATAATCGTCCTTTAATATTTTTATAAATATATTCTGTTAAAGGTTTTAAAATAGAAATAAGAAATTGGTAATATTCTTTGACTGCTTCAAGAGAAAAATTTTTAGCAACTTTTAAGAAATCGTCTGTTAAACTATTTATTATCGTTAATGTTTCCAAAATATCTTTATTCCGTTCGTTTTTTATTAATTCGGGCATACGAATTATAGTGTCAATTTTATTATTAATCCTTTCAATCTTATCTATATAAAAATATTTTTCTTCAATGTTTAAAAAATGCTCTAATTCTGTAGGAATAGATACATTGACACTTTGGTTATGTGCTGCAGTTTGAAGTAATTGGTTTATATCTTGTTGATTAGATAGTTGGGGTGATTCTTCTTGTTTATTCTGCGACGGGTTGAAGTTTGGATTATTTTGTTGTTGAGGCAATTGTTCATTTTCTTCAATAAAATGTTTATTATATTTGAATTTGTAATATTCAATTAACAAAGGATTACTTCTCAATTAAAATCCTCCCGATAACCCACCGCCACCAGATTGTTCTTGCTGTTGTTTATTAATGTTTAACAATTTGTCAAACTCCGCTTCTTTAGGATTATCTGATTTGAGTAATTCATCCCATTTAACAGATGGAACTAATTCCTTTAATAGCTTTACTATATCTAAAGTATTGGCTAAATTGGGAATTTGGGTTAAAGTAGATATTATTGCTCCGGCAGTTCCTACTATATTTTGAAGCTGTAGAAGATTTAGAATTATGGGCCTAATCATTCTAACTTTTACAAAATTATACGTAGGAATATAGGTGGTTTTAGGTTCTATTGTTTCAAATATGATTTTATCAAATAATTTATTTATTGAAAGCTCAATATTTTTTTGAATATCGGTTATCATTTCAGACCATTGTATGTTTGCATCTACTATTTTCTCTCTAATCTCAGCTCCATCCATAAATCCGAGTCGCATCGATGGAATATTTGATAACATTGCAATATCTTGCTTAAAATCTTGAATATCCTGAACTCTTACATTGGGGTCTCCTAATCTTTCCATTGTTTGTGATAATATAGGTTGACCATCCTTCAACACTTCAAACATAAATTTAAAATCGGTCAAATATCTGTTTATTTTTTCTAATCTGCCTAAATCATCTATCGTTAGCGATGCGCCACGGAGTTTAGACGCAATTTGCCTCACTTCACTTTCCCAGTTTTGCAATGCACCCGCATTTATTTGATACTTTGTATATAAAGGTGTTCTAGTTAATCTATACATTATATTTGAATAAACACTAACTAAATACAAAGTTGAATGGAGAGCCACCGGAGACAAAATTGATTCACCGTAAGGATATTCATCCATATACAAATAAAAATGAATTAACTCATTCGGTAATAAGATTCTAAACCTTATTTTAGATAATTTTTGCTCAAAAATAACATCCTGCAAAACATTGAAAAACTGATATTTAAACTTTTCATCAATGTTTATCAATTCAAATATCTTGTTTAAAATTTTTTTATATCTCTCATAATATTCAATTTCTGGAGTGGTTAACCCATTTAGGTCATTTAAAGATTTTTCTATTTTTTCAATATATTTATTTAACACAGAATTCAGATTTTTATAAAAATAATCTAACAACTTTGAATACATTTTCTTAGAAACTTTTTCAAAATCCAAATGCAGCGTGTTTATTTTGTCAAATATTTTTCCTAATTTTTCAATTATGGAATCGGTAGCCGAAATAGATTCATAGTCGTTGTTATCCGAATCAGTTTTATAATACGGATTTATTACCAAGTATCCGTATATTTTATATCCATCACTTATAGGGATAACATATTCAGGGTCATATATTTTAAGTTCAATTTTTTGCGACAACTCTTTATGGCTAAATAATCGTAAATAATTTAAATAAGATTCGATTTGGTCTTCTATGGTTTTTCTATTTCTATTATTCTTCTTTTCTCTGCCCGCTCCCTCAATCAGCAATGCTTCAAAATTGTTATTTATTTCTTTACCCACCGATTCAATATTTTCCAATTCTTGCACCACAGTTTCATATTTTTGTTCATAATCGTCATAATATTCATCAATTTGTGTCTCATTCATATATGATGAATTATTTAAGATGGGATTTGATATTTCCAATTCGAGCAATTCTTTTGAAACTAAATTGAGGGTCTCTTCCAGTAAATTGTCAAATAATTGATATTTGTTTATTTCGTTTCTTTTATATTTTGTAATAAGGGCGGTAATTTTATTTACCGAATAACTTGTTTCATTAATCAGTTCATTATTAACAGAGTTTATTACTTCAGATTCAAAAACTAGTTCCGGTGATATTAACTTTCGAGCGGAATTACTATGTGATGTAGAGTAAGAAAATACATTTTTTATAGTAGCGAAGTTGTCTAACAAAAATTTCTTTTTATTAATAACTTCAATATATACGTCACCTTTGACTGCGGCTTTTGGGATAATTTTATTTCTAAGCAGATTATATATATCTAAATGCTTCTCAATAATTTTATATATCCTTTTAATTTCATCAACTATTTCTTTATAGTATATATCGTTAATATATTTTTTAATCTCAATATTCTCTTTATAATGAAATATTTCTCCGGAAACAGGGTCTTCTTGGAGGATTGACCTTACATACTCTTTAACTATGCGGCGTGCGATTGGGAAAGATTTATAAAGATTATGCATAGATTTATATACCGTAGCTTTGTTAGCATAGTATGGTATAATCGATTCGAAAGATTGAGCTAGATTATTAAGAATTTTTTTCTTTCCAATATCTGATGAAATAGAATTCAAATCTCTTATATCATAAACATCCTTAAATAATTCTATAAATACCCTTTGTAGCGGATTATTTTTCAATTCATGATACAAATATTCATCTGAAATGGTCTTCTTTCCGAACAAAAATAATTCTTCTCCAATATCATTTTTTTTACCTTTTTCAGCATGTTCCTTTAATGTTGTAATAAATTCTATAAGTGCTGGCAATATATTCGTTTCGTCGGTATCTTTATGAGAATTATTTAAGTTTTCCTGGGAAAACTTGGACACAGAATTTAACTTTTCTTCTAGTTCATTAATTTTATTTATCAGTTCATTTTCTTCTTTGTTCGAAGAAAAAATAGATAAAAATCTTTGTATTAAACCTTTATTACTATCGCTCATTATTGCCTCACCTATCTTCTAATTGGTATTGAAAAAATTAAAATTGGGCCAGATTGCACTCGATGAAATCTTTTAAAGTATTTAAAGAAACTATTTTTAACCTACTATTGAGAAAATCTGAAGTAAAATAGATTATTGATGGAACAGAATTTATTAGCAAAAGAAAATGATAAAAATTTTTGTTGCCATATATATCAAATGCGGTTTTAAATGGATTTTGTTCCCACTCTGGTTTAAACTCCACTTCCACAGTATTGTTTAAAAAATAGTCTATATTTTGAATAAATAAATTTGAATAAGGATATTGAGAAAACTGATTATGAATAAATGAAATAATATCCGAAGACTGTATGCTCTCCTTAAATTCGTCCAAAGGATTTATATATTGCTGCATTGAAATAAAAATTTAAACCTTTATTATTCAGTATCTATTGAAGATATTCTTTTACCTTCTGATATACAGTGAGACTTTCTATCATTTTATTAAGTTCCCTTAATTTTAATATAGAATCATTAATGTCTTCGTATATAAAGGGCAATTCATAAATATCATAAAACCTATTATTAAATTTGTTATACAAAATATAGGAACCGGCATATTGAACAATTATGTTAAAATGGACTGGGACTCCATCAATTATTATCCTTTTATGTTTAAAATCTATTTCAATTTTCTTAGCAATTTCGGGATTTGATTTTATCTTATCCAATAATGCGGCGGAATATGTATATTCATTTATTGGTTGCCCCGAATCCTTTATCTTTGTGAAACTAAATTGTGATAAAGAAATAACATTTTGGATTACATCTATATCGTCGGAATTTGAAAATATATGGTTTATATTTTTATTTTCCTGTTTTACAATCACATCATAATTTTTTTCACTACTATGCTCCATTTCTTCTGATGCGGCGGTGAATAAATCAAATTCATCATCACTATCGTTTAAATTTACAAAATTCTTATTTCTTATTTCTTGAATTTTCTTTTCAATTTTAGTCAATTTCCTTTGCAGGTTATCCAGATTAAAATTGGATAAATTCGATTCAACTATAATCTTATCAATAAGCTTACTTATTCTATCATTCGAAATGTAATTAGTGTTAAGACCGGTATCTAAAAGGAAATCGCTTATACTTTTAACATTTATTTTCCTATTCTTGCTTTTCTTTTTATTATTTTGTTCTTCTTCATTTTGAAAATCGTTACTCTGCGAAAAAGCAGGCTCCGTTTTACGAATCATGAATATATAATCAGAATATTGAATTTTCTTATACGAATCACCCATTATTTTATTGTTAAGCGGGGAACTATAATCTTCCCCAATTCTATTTAACTGTGTTGCAGTAAATACTGGTATCATATACATCTTAGCAAGAGAGCGTAAGTCATTTATTATTTGACCATGTTCCTTATACTCATCATCATAACCCTTGGTAGAAGTCATAAGGTTAAGATAATCTATTACAACCAATTTAATATTTATTCCATATTCTGATTTAAGATGTTCGATATCCTGTATTAAATCCGTCACAGAATATTTATTCTGCTTGTCAGTCACATCTCTAATAATCAGGTTTACTTTATTTTTGGTTATTTTGTATATCGAATTCTTTTTAAGTGTTTTAAATATGTCAGATATTTCCTTCTTATGTTTTTGGGCTAATTCAGGGAAATATTTGTTTACCATATTAGAGAGGGCCGCAATATTATCGTAAAATCGTTTGACATGTTCAAAATTATAGTTACCAAATATTGATATTATTCTTCTGGTTAATTTAAATTTGTTATCTTCCAGTGTTACAAACAATATACCGTCATTTTCTTCGAATGAACTCAAATTTGATTCAATAAATTTTTTCACAGCATTGATTAAAAACATGGTTTTACCGTGTGAGGATGGCGCCGCCAGCAAATAAATAGAGCCCGTTTCAAAACCTCTTATAGGTATATCCCAAAACAACCATCCGGTTTCATATAGTTTATAATTTTCAGAGACAAACTTAGTTATTTGCTCTAACGAATTAGTTTCTTCTTCTTTTTCCTCATTACCCATTAACAGGAATTTATCCGAAATACTATTTTCATCAAAATTCCCCAGCTCTATTTGTGAAATAATATTTTGAATTTCAAACTTAAAATCGTTAATTTTCTTAAATATATCATTTAAAGATTTAAAATTGCCATATTCAAAGTTTAAAACTGTCGATTCATATTTCATCAACAATTCCTTTATGTTTACCAAACTTTTCCAACCCTTCAATATGAGAGAAATCTCCGCCTCTTTTTCTTTTATATTTTCCAAATTTATAAATTCCGTAGGGTTTTTCAATATCCGGTTAATGTCTTCGGTAGAGAACCCGAAATACTTAAATAAATATTCTTCCGGAATTAAAATATTTTGGAAAATTAATGAAGGCAGTTCTGTTGAAACTATAACTTTGTTAGATTTAGAAACTGCGCCACGGTTTAAATATTGCTCATATACCCCTTTACGAATAGAAATAATTGAATAAAGATTTTTAAGTATAACTCCTTTTTCAACCAATTCATTTTTTAAAGATTTAAAATATTCATTAACACTCAATATTGAAGTATCGTCCGGCACGAATTCTTCATTAAGAATTTTTCTTATTTTATTCTGTAGTTTCTTACTGTCCTTTATAGTTTCGTTGAAAAACGAATTTATAATTTCCTCTATTACCAAAAGAGAAAAATTTAAAAATTTATCCTCTTCATATTTTAACACTGGATTTAAAACATAATATTCAAACATTTTTTTAAACACATTAGGTGCGAATAATTTTTCAACAACATGCTTAATCAAAGAGGCACCTTTCATTTAGAAACCCCCTACACCTGATTGATTTAAAAACTTAGAGCCAAAGAAATTAAAACAGCATCGGGCGAGATATTTACCCCGACCATATTATTACTTATATCCGTATCGTTGTCGAACCTAGAAACATATTCAAAATATTCACTCAATATTGAAAGGAACTTATCATATATAACATCACAATCATAGTTTACTATGTTAGATTTAATCTCTTCGTATTTAGTTAAAAGAATATACATATCATCAAAAATATCGGATGAATACTTAACATTGCCGGTATTAGAAACAGTATTTAAAACCATCAAATTGGTAAAAGTCCTAGTAGATAAATTTATCATCCAACTTGAGAGATAATCGCAAAGAATTTCTTTATTCAGCAGTCCCAATTGTTTACCTATTCCAAAGTAATTTATTTGAATTTGGAATAATTCATTTACTAGGACTTTAAGGACAGAAACCGAAACATATGTTAATATTGCATCTATTTTTGCAATTATAGAATATATAAGATATGTTTGCAAATTATAGATGTATTTACTGACAATATTCAAATTAGATTTTATTTTTGATTTTATTATTTCGTATAATTTATTAACCAACATATCCACAATATACATTTTTGAAGTGTCTATTTTTGCGGAGGCAGAATCATATTTAAACATCAACGGTATAAACAACGCTAAATCTTGCAAAAGAATATTCGGGTTTATGAAAATATAGTTAGATTTAACAAAATACTTATCTATATTAATATATTCTTTTATCTGACCTACAATAATATCATTTATTTGGGAAGATAAATTATTAATATAACTTGTTTTATCCTTTTCCACAACAAAACTTTCAAAATTATAGACATTATACAGCTTATTCAAAAATATAAAATCATAAGCGGAGTTCCCTACATTTTCAATTGTATTGTAATAGGTATAAAAATAAAAATCATAATAATGTGAATGTTCTCGAACAATAAAGTATTTTTTATATCTGCGACTTCCTGTTAAAAGATTATTACTATTAAGAATTGAATTATCGTAATCTGAACTTAGATAATTAAGAAATAAATCAACGTTATTAATTAATTTACCACCCTTAAACAAATAAAATTCATTAAATCTTTTTAATAAACTTTCTAAATATCTATCTGAAATCAGCAAATCAAATATCAAATTTATATCGTTAGGATTTATATAAAGCAACTCACTATCAAATGCAGTTAGATTCAATATATTAGAACTTATTTTTGGGTTATAATTAAAATAATATGCACGGCGGATTAATTCTAATATTGACAAATAATTAAAAAAGTTTCGGATTAAACATTTGGAACTATCTTTTACATTAGAAAATATTAAACTATATTTTGGGGAAAAGTCAGTTATTAATCCACATTTTCTTAAATTTTTAACAGTGTTATTTAAAGTAAAAAATTTTGGAATTGAATATACTGAATATTCCATTGTTTAAAAAAATTAATCTTATATTTTCTTTCTGGTAAATGAAAAATACGATTTTTTATGAATATGTTTATCGTGAGTTAATTTTTCGGTTGAAATTGGATAAGCATCCTTATACGGGCGCAATGAATTTATTAATGATGCTAGAGTAGGCTGGTATGAAATTAATTTCTCATCTGTAGGTGTAAAGGAACTAGCATCTATAGGGTTTGTTAACACATTTTTTGTGTCCAGTGGTTCATCTTTTAAATTTGTATAATCTATCGAGAATTGCGAGTATAAATCTACAATGCTAATAGTAAGTTCCAATTTGGTAGGTTGTTTATATGCATTATATACCGTGTTCTGACCACCTCGATTTATAGTGATTGATTGTATTGCTCCCATAACTATATCCTGCAACCCATATGCTTTAACCCTAACATATAGTGGTATTCCCACAAACCCATATATATTTAATGGGGAACCTAACAATAACAATGCAATAAGCGGTGCATACACCCATTGATAAAGTATTTCAGGATGTCCATATGGAGAAGATAAAGTAACATTAATGTTTAATGTTCTAGAATATTGAGTATCTGCCCAAACTTTTGGGAAATCTATTTTTAAACCTCTTGAACCAGCGCTGGCAATTTGAGATAGAAAACTAATAAAATCATTTCCTGTCATCTGTGAAACGGTTCTATCTATCTCATCAGGGGTAAGATACAATGATTTAGACACCATTTTAAATAATTCAGCTATTCCACCAGTTAATTGTTTTATCTTATTCCCAAAACTATCTAGTAATTGTTTTATAGGAATTTCTTCGTAGTTCGATGTAATGCTTTCACTTAATTGTGTATTATCGGTAGCATACAGTCTGATAAAGCTAATGGTCTTATCATCGTCAATAATTTTAAACATTTTAAGCAATCTATTAAACTGTTTAACCCCCTCGGCATAATCTGGTTCGTATAAATATGTTAATGTATGTTCTAATTCCTTTTTAGTATTTTCATCTGTATTTGAATTCCTAATTCTATCTACAATCTTTGACGACGGCTTAGGTATCATAGGAATAATATCTACAGGATGAAGATTAGAGAAAATTAGGTTGGTATAATATCCTGTTCCGAAATAGCTTCTGTCTTCTATTAAATTTGACGCATCTATTTCCAAATAAGACATATATGTCCAAGGAAGACCTGTTTCTATAATGTATTTTCCCGGCCCTATTCTTGTTAAAATCATTACTTTTCTTAAATCCCCTCTAAATTAAGCAAAAGCCAACACCAAATAATCTCTCCATTCATTTGGAATATCTATTCTATAACGGAGTGGCTTCATTTTCATAAAATCTTCATCGTCTAACCATAAATCATATGTCGCTTCTATTCCGTATTTTTCATTTATCACCAATAATTTTTGCGAGGGTCTTGTTAACCATCCTTTTGAATACGAATATTCATCTACACCTTTTAAAGTTCCATTCATAATTATAAATCCTGTCCCATCATATAGCATAGCCGGAACATGGAAATGTCCTACAACATAATATGTCATTGGTATGTTCGGTTGTTTTACATTTGGAAAGAAATTAATATTTTGCTTATTTCCAAAATCACGCCGCAATCCATAGAAAGGAATACCACTCCAAGATTTAATCTCGTCGCCATGAGAAAAACAAAATCTAAAACCTAATATATCTTTAAAAATAAATGGAGACTTGGTTATTTCCCATTTTATGTTTTCATATTTTTGAGTTAATAATGCAGCTATTTGATATGTGATATAATCAAAAGAATTAAATCTTTTCTTATATTCCTTCTTCTTTGTTATCCTTCCATGATTTCCTACCACTGTAAAAACATTTACCTCGTTAAACACTTTTGACAGTTCTATTAAAAGGGCCGCAATTAAATAAGCAGCCAAACCTATTTGCTCGGTAATCGTTAAATCAACATTTTTAATCAATTCATCATGTATTATTCCCGATACCATATCCCCGCCCAACCAAACATTTATTTTTCTAATTCCATCATTACATTCATATAATTTTTTTATCTTTACAACTTTCTCAAATATTTTCTCAACTCTTCTTGTAGCAACATTTAAATCAAATTTATTAACATATCCTATTTCTTCAGGTTCTACTATTTCTAATATATGCCAATCAGATAAAAGCAATAAAAATTCCCTCTTCAATTTATTTTTATCTTCAAAATTTATTTTTTCTCTGTCAGAATAATTTATTTCAAATTTTATTTCATTTAAACTATATTTTAAAAATTCGATTAAAATTTCGTCAATTAATTTTTTATCATTTTTGTTTTTCTCATCGATTAATTTATTATAAATTTCTTTTTTTAAATTTTTTACATTTTCATTTTTCAATAAAAATTTTAAAAACTCCTCAAAACATTTTTCGTTCAACAAAATTTGTTTCAAAATTTTATTTAATTTTCTGGCTTTATATTCTCTGATTAAATAATTACTCTGAATTCTTTTTCTACCAGGAATTAATTTTTCAATTATCTCTTTTGAATAATTTTTTGTTTTAATTTTATTTATTATTTCTAAAATAATTTCTTCCAATAAATTAATCATTTCATCATTAATTTTTAAATTGTAATTTTTTAAACATTTTAAAATTATTTCTTTCATTAGACTTTTAAAACTAATGGATTTTTCGTTTTAATTTTTTAAAAAAGAAAAAAATATAATTCTCACATAATTCTTAAATAAATGTTCTTTCAGAAATTAATTTGTTCCATAAATGTATATCATATATAATAGGTATATCTTTTATTTATATATTTATCCAATAGATGTATAATTTTATTTGTGTGAATAATAAAATAAAATTGGTAAGGGAAATACTACAATTCGATTACATAAATATCTTATCAAATGCACTTTCAACATATGTATCTTTTGTTTCAGTTAACATATTTCTAAGTGTCCGCTTTGAAGGTTCGTATAGAAATGCCAATATAGGAGATAATCTTTCAGATGCCTTGGGTAAGGGCAACTTCACAAACTTTGACAAATCTAATTCGTGGAGCTGGACATTATTATTGTGAATAAAGTATCTTAAGGTTCTATTTATATCGTCAACATCTTGCTCCGTTTTTGATTCGTTAACTTCTGTATCATTATCCAATTCTATATCTTCTTCTTGTTCTATTTCATTTTCTTCTTTCAAGAACCATAACGCACTCAATATAGTTTCAATCATTACAGATTTAATAAGTTCTATCCCCAATAAAGTATCTGTTATTTCATCATATGCAGTAAATATATCTTTATCTATCATTTTGGATTTTATTATTTTTTCAATATTAACAATTTTTGTAACAATATCGTCGTTTACCAATTTACCATTTCCTTTTACTTTAAATTTTATTATTCCATTTTCACCTATCTTAACGTCTATTAATTCTATTCTATAATCATACCCATTCTCCTCTAGGAATTTGTTTACTTCATTTATCAACTGTTGAGGGGTATATTCTTTATTATGGATTTCGATATACCCGTCATCGGTATTAAGTTCGATTTTGTATTTTTCTAATATTTCGTTGGGTATCTTGATTATCGCACGGCCGGATGTATGGAATGTGCGTAATATAAGTTGAGTAAACCTTTCAGTTATATATTGGATTGATAACATTCCCAGCTGTTTTGATTTTATGGATTCGTATCCTCCGCATTTTTTACATACTTTAAATCCAGGAAGTTTGCAGGTTATAGGGCTTCTTAATAGTATTTCTTTACCAATTATACTTTCGTAGTTATTTTTTGTTATTAAAATCTCTCTATTTAATTCTTCATCCTTGTAATATCTTCCTATCAAGGATTTGGCATGAACTTCATTTTTTACCTTTATTTTAAAATATTTATCAGTCCCGCAATCTTCCGTATCTTCATCAAACATTATAAATGATAGATTGTATAAACCTGTCCTTTGGAGAAATCCAGAGCGTGGCGTTTGAACCATTTTGTCAATCTCTCCTTTTCTTGCACCGTGTGCAGACATAAATAATTCTTTTTTTGTTAAACCTTTATTTAATGGATGTCTTACCGGTTCGGATTGAACTATATTTTTTGCATCCGCAAGAAAACCTTTCGTATATATTGTCTGTTCAATTTGGTCTCTGGACGCTCTGGCCCCCGATTGATATATTTTCCAAAGTTCCGTATCTTTCTTTTCCATTTCTTTAAAAACTATTTCGGAATATTTATTTAAAAGATATAACCCAAATATTGGCTCGTTCGGAATGTTGTTTAATATCTTTTCCACTTCATCTTTGTTGGGGGTTATATAATCGTCCAACGTTAATTTTGGTGCAATTTTCGAATACGAAAATTCTGATAATACTAACATTATTTCGTGAAACAAATCTAAATATCTCCTACCAAATTTTTCCAAATCTTTATCTTCATAAAGTTTTTCTTCCTTGTTTAAATATTCGATTATTACTTCGTTCACAATTCTTACCTTTTTCTTATTTATATCAGTTTCCTTTAGATAAAGCTTTTTATTAAACACTCTATAATTCAAGTAAACCAACCCATACGGTAATGTTATATTTTGATTTTTTATTCTTACTGCATACTTTCTTACATCCTCTTTAAACAGAATAATTGGGTTGGGTTTAAAATCCTCAATCGAATCTATTTCAATTATTTTTTCAATATATTTCGTTGTCGATAACTGATTTAGTGCATATAAATATTCATGGCGTAATTTGTGTAAAAAATCATCATTTCTGTGGTATCTCAAGAATGTGGTTGCATGAATTCTCTTATTAAATATGTCTTGTTTTGCTTCAACAGTATTTATTGCATACTGTGCCATTGTGTCCTGCACAACTATATCATTTGCTACAAATGTGAAATTCTTATCCAGTGTCATGTCATATGCTGTTCCTTTTCCAGAATATCTTATTTCAATATCAGTTATAGGTATCCGTTTTACTTTATTATTTGGTAAAACTTTGATAAAGTATAGGGATTTCTTAATTTGGAAAGGCATATTTAAAATTTCTACAGGAGATATTTTTTCAAACTCGTCCAGCTCTATATTATAAACAATCAGCGAGTGGTCTCCAGATGCTTTAAATGGTTGAAATCTATTTCGTTTATCTTTTATTTCGTAAAGGTCTAAGTTTTCATGGACAGAGAACTCAATTATTTTTGCTCTTTCAATTTTTCCAGTTTCCATATTAAGCGATTTTGTAAACATATCTTTCATAGGTTTATATTTGATTACTTTGACTCCATCGTTTCTTACATATTCATCAATTTTGATAAAAAATTCTTCTAGAAATTCTTTAACACCAACCATTTTCTTCATAATTCTATCATATCCATAAATCAAGTCAAATGTGAGAAATCATAATGTTTTAAAAAATAAAACCAAAACAAGACTTTTGCTATTTTGCGATTTCATTAAAAATTTGTCTTTTTGTATTCAAGATTCTACAAATCTTTTCGTCTATAGTATCTTTTGCAATCAAATAGTATATTAATACCGTATCCGATTTCTGTGATATTCTATGTATTCTATCCTCCGCCTGCTCTAAATCCTGTGGGTTCCACCACAATTCTACAAACAACGATGTATCAGCCGCAGTGAGAGTTATTCCTTCTTTTGCGGCCTTTAAAGACAATACTATAATTTTATGCTCAGGATTATTTTGAAATTTATCTATTATTTGTTTTCTTTCTTCCGGGGGCGTATCCCCGGTTATTTTTAATGGTTTTAATCTACCAAGTTGTTTGTCACTTACTATTTCCTCATATAACCTTTTCTGAACCTCCTTATGATATGCAAAAACCACCAATTTAGAATTAGGATATTCCGCAAAATAATTTCGTATCCAATCTATAGCATATTTAGTTTTTATTTCTCCTATTTTCATCCACAATTTATTATATAATATCAAGAATATTTCAGGATACTTCTGTGCTATATAATCCATTGCATTCTGAACATCTGTTATATATGAGGGTAGGTATGCACTGGGTCTAATTTCTAATAGTAGATTTTTTATTTTATCAACGGAATTATAATTTTGTATCTTAAATTGCTCGTATTCTTTTTTATCTTCATCCGATAATTCAACCCAAATAGTTTTAACAAGTTTATCCGGTAATTGTTTTAATACTTGTTTTTTTGTTCTTCTAATCATTATCGTTGTTCTCAATTTCATATTTATGTCATCTAACATTCTGGAGCCTAATATTTTCCAATAACCTCCACGCCCTTTTCGTATGAATTCCATTATCAAATATCTTTGTCTAAATTCCGTTATCGTATCAGCATAATATTTTAAAGTGTCCGTTATTTCCAGTAATGGTATTAATTCTTCAGGATTGTTTTGAATAGGCGTTCCTGTTATGAGAATTTTTTTATCTATTAATTTTGACAACTCTAATACCGATTTTGTTCTTTTAGAGTTTCTATTCTTCAAATAATGAGCTTCATCGGCTATTAACAGATTAAATTTATGTTTCTTCAATAAATCCTTCCAGTATTGTATTATGTCGTAATTTATTATTACGAATTTTTTGTTTTTAAATGTTTGCAACCCGTGATAAAACCCGCTCAATGCCGGGTTGGTTCCTTTAAGAATAAGTATATCTGTTGAAGGTATTTTAAAGAATTTTTGTATTTCTCTTTTCCAGTTTTCTTTTAATATAGCGGGGGTTATTATTAAAACTGGAAATGTTTTTGTTTTAATAGTCCATATTAAAGCTTGAAGAGTTTTTCCGACACCCATTTGGTCTGCCAATAGCACAGAATTATATTCTTTCATTTTCTTATGTATTAGTTTTACACCGACGCACTGAAATGGAAATAATTTATCTCCACTGGGGAGTATTTTTAAGGGATAACTTTCATCTTTACATTTTTTACTAGAAACTGCGGCGGATTTTTTATATTCGTCTAGCAATTTTTCCATAACCAATTCTATCGTGTTTCTAATATCATCATCTAACCACTTTTGTTCTAAAACCAATCTGTAAGTTTTATATGTTATTGGCAATTCAATATAACTATCTCGATAGTTATAATAATAATTTTTCCCATTGATAATATAATCCCATATACTTTTCAATTCATCTGTATATTTCAATACTCTGGCAAGCTGGGCAGGTGTTAGATTTTTCAATCTTAAAAACATTTTTTCAGTATCAAGTTCCACATTCCTATCCATCTTCAACTCCTCTATTGATGGTAATTTAATAACACTAAAATTAAATTTGGAAATGAGAAATTTCAAATTTTCGTATTCTTTTTGTGTATAGAGATATATAAGCCACTTCTTTCCTTTTTTACCAAAATAAGTATGACTAAACAAGTTTCTTATATTGTTATTAATTTCATCTAAATATTTATTCAACTTTATTGTGAAAATTTTATTTCCAACATACTCTACTACACCGGTGGCACTCATTCCGACTTTTCCTCCTTAGAAACAGTTTTAAATTATTTCCAAGTCCGATATATCCATATCAACATATTCATCTTGTTTAAACTCTTTTCTAATCAATTCTTTAATATGAGGGAATAACAAAAATTTCCTTATCGTTTTATCATAATAATTAATCAACAATTTGCCAGTTTCAGTATTGGTTAAATTATTTTGACCTGTTATATTATTTAAATTAATTTCAAATATTTCTTTCTTAATATCCCTAAAGAAAATATCTGCGGCGGATTTTATCTTAAAGTAATAATAGACCATTGCATAAATAACTATTGGAACAAGTCTTCTTATCAACAATTCTATCAATCCGTATTCGTTAATATTTTTATCCATTGCTAATTCATTATAAAATTTCTCTGTGATTATTATTTTGGTGCCTTTTCTACCTGCTCGGCGGATTGCGATATATTCGTTATATTCCATTCCTTTAAGAACAGATTTAACTATGTTCTTAGATATTACTTTTTTATATCCAAACTTACCCCTTAATTCCGTATAAAAATCCTTTTGTTTAATATAGAATTCTACATTTCCTTTTTCAGTTAATTCTTCCATCAAATATTGGAAAATCGTGGATGTTGTTATCCAAAATTTTCTTACCATCCAAAGATGCTCTTTAGAGAAATAATAATCTATTCCCAACAACTTTCCATTTTCCTTAATTAATTTCGTTAACTCATTATTTGTTTCACCAATTATATCTTCATACGCACGTTCTAATGTTTCCTTCAAATATTCATAAGTAACCTCAACTTTATCGATTTGAATATCCGGTTCAATATCTTTCCATTCATACTTTTTCATGTCGTTTGAATACAATTCCCTAATCTCGCTATATACATCATCTTCATTTCTTATTATTTCATACTTCGAACCTAAATATTTTAATATCGCAGTTTTAATATTAGTATCAAAATTGCTTCCTTTTTTAATTATTTCCCTGGTAACTATCCTCATTATACCACTGCGGTCGGTCATTCCATATCTAATTTTTTTAATTTCGATAATACCGTATTCTGATAATTTTCTTATAAACCATCTTATTTCCTTGTTATCTTTCTTGTGATTCAAAATCTCCGCCGCAAGTCTATTCATAAATTCAGTTTTATTTATTTCATGTTTATCCACATCTGTTCTAAACTCTTTATCTAACTCACTCAATATAATATTAAATATTTGTTCATACGTCTTTACAAAATTGTTTATACTCCCAATAAAGCTGGATAAGTTTTTAAATATCCCAATGTTATTATTATCAATAATAGATAAAGGGGTCGCCTTTCTCCAAGCAATTTCAATATCCCTGTCTAAGTTATTTTTATCTGGTAGATACTCTCTTATCAGTTCATCATATATATCAAAATCCAAATCTAATGCTTTAGCAAACGCCGCAGCGGGCAACATCACATTTTTAAATCTTTCCCTATTATACATGTCGGATAATTTCGCAATATATGTTTCCAAAGATTTTTTTCTTATATCCTCGAAATTTATTTCATTATTGTATTTAACATTAACCAATTTTCCAAATTTATCTTTTATTTCCTTATGTTCATTTAGAACTTTTATAACCGAAACAATTATTTCGTTTAAAGAGTTAAATTTTGTATTAGCCAATTTTTCACGAATATAGTTTTCTACATTAAATTCCGAAATTATTTTTTCAAGAATTAGCAATTTCGATTTATTGTAGGTTGCGAATTCGTGATTAAATTTTTTATTTTCACCATTGTAGAATGAAAATAAAAAATTTTTTATTTTTCTTATCCTTATTTCGGCTCTTTTGGTTAAAAATTCATTATTTAATTTTAATTCCTCATTTACTATTTTATTAAATTCTTTTTTTATATTTTTTTCTAATTTGGATTTTTTATTTTTTAATATTGAAAAGAATATATCAAACTTTCCATTATTCTTCCTTAAAATTAATAAATTAATTTTATCTCTAAAGTTGTCCAATATATTGGAATAAATTTTTATAAGGCTTAGTTTTTCACTTTTATTGAATTGATTTCTTTCAATAAAACATCCCATCATTTTTTCTCCTTTTTCATTAATCACCACGGTGCCGGGTTGCCAAATTAAATTCACAGGATTATCTGCAAAATGCATATCCAACTTTAACCCAAATGCATTAAAATAAATTTCCGAAATTTTATAAATCGAATTAACTAATTTTTTTATTTTTTTTCTATGAATATTGTTTTTAAATTTTATTCCGTTCATAAATACATATAACCTCAAATTCCCAGATTTACTTTTTTCTATCCAATAATTTTTTTCTTTCAGGTTTAATATTGATTCTGCAAAAAATTTAGTTGGGGCATATGCCTTTTCCACGGCGCTATCTATATCAAAAATTAAACAATCAAAATAATCTATTTCGTCCCATTTATTTTTTAACTTAATTTTATTTTTCCAAGTTTCAGGTTTTAACGTCTTACCCTTCAAAAATAAATATTCATATAGTTTTTTATTTATCTTCTTTCCAAAATTAAACCCATTTAAAATTCCAAACAGCTTTTTAATACCTTTGTTCCTGTTATTTCTAAAATTAATGGCTCTTAGCAAAATAGCCCAAAACAATGAATCCAATATAGATATTATATTCTTACTAATATATCCTGTAATAAATCCTGTTGTATCTTGAATCAATCTTAACATCGCCGCACCCTCCTTTTTCTTTTCTTGTTGTTTCCTCATTTTCTCCACCTCCTTTATTTTTTTCTTTTAAAAATTTCTTGACATCAAACATCATCTACCAAATCAATTATTTCCAAATTTTAAAACAAACAGCAATAATGGAATTCAATCCTCGTCCAACGGTGCTTTAATCACAATAATCAAATATATCCATATTGGTTTTTTATTCTCTCTTATTTAAGTGTAAGATTTTTTTCTTTCTTAGAAATAAATCAATTTTTGTTTATCTGCAAGTTTTCCAAATTATTCTGTTTCTACATTTGGGTTATTAATATCTTATTTAATTTCCTTTCATTTAAATGTTTTTATTTTTTCTTAAATATTTTAGTATTTAATTTATTAAAAAATTTCTATTTTTGTTTTAAGGCCTAAACTTGTAATTTCATCTTTTATTTATTAAATCCTCTTTTTAAAAATTTTGAAACAAAGCCTTATAATAATTTTAGTTCTGTTTTTTATTTTTTAAAGAAAAAAAAGTGAAATATATTTTTCCACATAATTCTTAAATAACTGTCCTTTCAAGAATTGATTTGTTCCATAAATGTGTATCATATATAATAAGTATTTCTTTTATTTATATCTTTATCCAATAGATGTATAATTTTATTTGTTTCTATTGCAAATTCAATTTTTAACTCAATTCTCTACTTTGTTTTTAAGGAATCAATATTGCATCTCTCCCTAAATAATTCTTCTTTCAGGAACTTATTTAAATCACAAATGCATTTCATATTCCAAAACGCTAAACAACTTAGTCCAATTAAATAAAATATTTCTATTAATAATAAAATGTTGTTCTCTTCATTATATAGTAGTCTCTTCTTTTATAGTAATTGTATCCAATGGATGTATAATTTTGTTTGTTTTATATGTTAACTCTCATTTGTCTAAGAAATTGCTCAGCAAAATATTATTTAAATTTGTTCAGTAAACTAATAGATTAATTGCAACGAAATGTTATGGTAAATAGGAATACTGTATATTGGTAGATTATATCTCTCTCTTTTTTATAATTATTATAACCCAGATGATATATAATAGTATTTTGTTTAAATGTAAATTGTATTTTCTTTCAAAATATATGGGTAATGGTAATTTATGAGTTTGGAAGACATTGAGATAGCAAAGAAAATCTGGGAAACTAAAAAAATAAAAGAAAATAAAGTAATAGTTGATAAAAATGGAGAGAAATATGAAATTAGAGTAGTTTTGATAGATAAAAACAATGATGGTTTATGGAAATTTGCTATAGAATGGAGAAGAATAGATAAAAAACCACAGTGGATAGATGAATGGAGTTATTTCAAAATATTGGAAATAGGCCCGAACAGCTATATAGTATCAGAATCAAACATATACGATGATTGCTCAATGCCATATAAAAATGATTTAGAAAAATATTTATCAGAAGCAGATAAAAAACAACTAGAAAAATTATTAGAAGACAAAAAAGAACTGGAAGAAATGTTTGACACCGTATGGAGAGAAATAACAGCAATATCTTAATTTCGCTTTTTTCATTTTTTTTTTGTTCCACATGTGTAGAGTTTTCAGAAAAGGAATGTTTTAATAATTTCCTCCTGTGGAGGGCAGCAATGAACAGAATTAAGAAAAGATTATTTAATCCAGTGGGCAATGATTTTGCAGATAATCAATCCCCGATATATTTTGGAACTAGTCCCTTAGTAAATGAACCTACCGGGCTTTTTACAATATTTGAACCTCGTGATAGAGATATATACGAATTTGTTACGTTACAAAAACAAAGATTTTGGCGAGCGGATGATTACCCAATAGATGCTATTAAAGAAGGGTTTACCCAATTAGACGAAAATAATAAAAAAATTTTCGAATACACTCTATCTTTCTTAAGCTTCTTGGATAGTGTTCAAGTAGCAAATATATCAGACTTAAATGTAGTATATAACATGCCCGAGTATAGGTTATGGGGAACTGTTCATCAATACTTTGAACATGAACATAGTATTGCTTATTCTAATATATTGGTTGGATTATTTAATAATAATACTGACGAAATTAAGCGAATTTTTTATCTAGCTAAAGACCATCCGACACTCAAGAAAAGGAATGAATTGATAGCTAATAATTACCAGAAGTTGTTTGATATTTTCTGGGAAGGTATTAAGAATGTTTCGGTAGATGATTATGCACGTGCTTTAACGTATGTCTTAGCCGGCACGTATGCAATGGAAGCAATTACGTTTTATATGGGCTTTAAAATAATAGAATTTTACCAGTTCAAATATGGAATACTTCCCATGACCAACAAGATGATTTCTGAGATAAAAGCGGACGAACTCTTCCATGTTAAGGTCATGGCAACAATAATTAATAGAGTTAAACCTTTTATACTCGAACATATCTCTAATGAGGAATTCGACGAAATAGTTAGAAATACATTGAAAGCATACTATGAATCTGATTTAGAGTTTTATAGAGATATTTTGCAGAGAAATGAATTTGGGATAACAGATAAACAGATTTTTGATTACATAACTTTCTTGACTAATAGGCGTGCTGCCCTGATAGGTTTAAAAGACATAGGTCTCCCGAATGTAGATAACCCGTTCAAAGAAATAGACAATTTATTTGGATATTTAGAATCTCATGATAATTCTAATAGAAAAGATTCTTTCTTTGAATCATCAAGTGCTGCATACATCGCCCAGAAAATAGATGATTCAGCGTTGGACGATTTTGACTTTTGATTTTTTTCTTATATTCTATGTTAATGACACAGAGGAATTTCTTAATATTAAATGAATATATAAAAGTTGAAATGATTTATGAATTGAATTCGACATTTGTAAAAACAAAAATATAAATAATGACTTAAAAAATTATAGAAAAATAGAAAAGAAAACTAATATAGAGATTTTATAGGGAAATCTGCGGGCTAAAACCCCGTATCTATGATGTGGAGCAGTTCACATTTTATACTTTAAATTTCTTATTGCATCGATTAATTCTATTACAAAACTCAAATTTCTATAGTATGGAACCTCTAGGATTTTATCTAATTCGCCATCTTTAATATCATATCCAAATATTTTATTTATTGCTCTTTTTATTATATATTTGGCTATATTGCTGCTTGTTATATCATCCTCATACTCGAATTCATATATTATATCTTTATAATTTTCAATTTCATTTACTAGAATATCTTTCAAAATCTCTATAATTCTGTTATAAAATCTTTCATCTATAATTCTCTTCATCAATGATTTTATTTTGAAAATTCCCTCGGTATGAGGGGATAATAATATTTTTGTAATATTTGTAGGAATATTTCCGAATTTTCTGTTAAAATACTCTTCAATCAAATACTCGAACTCTTTTCTAAGATACTCATTTTCAACCCAATTTATGTATTTGAGTTCCACTATAAGCTCCATTATATCTTTTCCATTTTTATCTTCTATAATTTCTTTATCAGATATGATATAAATGTTAAAGTCATTGACTATTGGTGTGTCCTTTTCTATATTTATTATTGGCTCTAAATATATAGCATATATCTTTGTATTATTATCTGTTTTATATTTTTTATCTATTTTTGTCACGATTTTGACGGTTCTAGCCATCATAACCGATATATTTCCGTAGAAATATGAAAAAAAATTAATATAAAGCATTTATTCTCTTCTCCAGGTTTTTGTTTAAATATTTCTGAACACCGGCCTGGGCGAATTTAATCATGAATTTTGAATTCATTGTTATTGGACTTCCTATATTTTTATCGTTTAGGATAAATGTAGGAACAATATTTACACCATATGATACCGCATTAAGTTGAGGTTTTACAACCTTTCCTTGTAGTTTATCATAATATGAATATTTGAAGTTATCCCCTTTCTCATACCAATATGCGGAGGTTTTCTTTAGTTGTTTCCGCAAACTCATATAATCATCTATAAATCCAACCATTATACCTACTTGGTTGTCGTGTTTTTCAAATAGTGCCCCACTAAATGTTAGAACATATTTTTTCAAATATTTCTCTATAAATTCATCGATAGTTATTTCCCTGATTTTAATCTTATTACTGGTCGGATTATCAACTACTATTACTCTAAACTTTTCCCATTCTTTATCACTTTTTATACCTAAATATAGTTTTAGGTATTCTTTATATTTTCTAATATTACCCTTCGCTACAATCCAAAAGTATATCAATTTATTTGTTTCATCATCCTTATATGACAAAAGATGTGTATAGTTTTCTAGAAATGGTATTAATCTGGTTTTTAATACAATGTAATCCTCACCGTTCATTATTCCATCTAAAGTATATTCGGCAAAAACATACATGAGTTCATCCAATATTTTTAAAGTGAATTTTAGATTGTTTTCTATAATCTCTTTTTTCTTGTTTGGCTTATACCATTCTACAAACGATAAAATTAGTCGATTAAATGATTCTTTAAACGAATTTTTAAGATTTAAAATCTTAGATTTTAAGACCGTTTTCTTCTTAGGTTTATCTGTGTTGACAAATTCTTGCACATATTTAGAGAACTTCCTTAATGCATCGATAAGCTTATACGTTTGGGGAGGATATACTCTGGCCCGAAGAGTAGTGAAGTCTATATTAAACATTTTTACTGTAGAAGGATACATGGATGTGTTGTGAACAAGAATATAATAATCAGATTTTGGGTCTTTGGCAAAAAATCTTTCAGTATCTTCTACAGAAATATCATATACATAATCATCCTCAATTTCTATAATTTCTATGCTTTCAATTTCGTCAATAAACCAAACTCTTCTTCTTTCTATCATTTGTGCCCCCTTTCTCTTTTTTTTAAAAAATGGAAATTATCTATACATTAAAGCCCGGTATTTTTATTCCGAAATCATCTATTAATATATCTAATCCGCTCCATTCGTAGAAATCATAAACATTATGTCTTTTCGGAGGTGGCTGTTTATGAATTATATAAAGTGCTGCGTCAGTCATAAGACCTGCAGCATTATTTGCAATATTTATTAATTCATCCTGAACCGTTGTTGATGTTAAAAATGACATTAAATTATCATATGCGATGTTACCAACCAACTTGTCGTTTTGCTCATCTACCTGGAAGCAATTATCCAAATCACAGTCAACATATTTTGTATAAAATGATATTTTTTTTATTACTGCGCAAGTCTCGGTAGGGGGTAAAAATAATTTATCTCTAAAATACGGCATTGTTTCGAACATATTATGGACGAATTGACTGTAGTAACCAAACAGTGTAGTAAATATTCTTTGTTTAAAAACAGATGCTTCTATAAATTTATAAGAATTATAAGCAGATAAAATGTTGTTTATTAATGAGTCTAAATCCTTTTGGTATTTGGGAGCTATTTTCATCCAATAATTTCTAAGTTCGGGTATGAACTTATTTTTAAAATTTCTAAGCAAGTGAATATCTTTAATATTTATATCACAAGCCATTTATAAAACCTCACGAAAAAAAATGTCGCCGGATGCTCATTATTTTAGTGATAGGGCGGTTGACTGATTTAAAATGAAAAAAATATTAAAATTAAAGTTAAGAGATAATTTATTATTCTATGTAAAAATCTATCATCATTCTTCTTATTTTATCTTCTATATCTGCCGGTAATTTATTCAAATAGTCGTGTATTCTATAATCCAACATTAATACCATTTTCTCGAGTTCTTTAGTATTATTTGTTTTAGCTATTTCTATGAGTTTGTTTATAATATCATCGCTATCTAATTCGATATATTTCTCCAATTCCTCGATATTATCTATTGTTTCTTTTTTACATTCATTTATTTGCTCATTTACATTATCCTCACATTTGGTTATTTCTTCTTTTAAATTATCCAACTGTTTTATTATCTTATCAAACGGATACTCGATATATTCTAAATCATGTTTCATATATTCCACTTCTTTTCTTCTTATCATCGCATTTATATATTTTTTAATCAATCTGCTTATGTTGGCGTCTATTTTTATAATACTTTTCAATTTGAACACATATGTATTTCTATATTTCGAGATTTCTTTATCGGGTATTTCTAATTTCTTGTATACAGTATAATATTTGGTCGAATATACTCCCGATGGACCGTATACGGGGTCGTTCACCTCATATTCCAATATATGTTTGGTTTTTGTCTCTTTTGTATATCCAACATATTTATCATCAATATGGAAGAGTATAAAATACCCTTGGTTTTTATTTCCTATTATTATTTCAAATATTGCAATGTCTTTTATATCCTTATTCTTAATTTCATTATATATATCTTTCAAAGCTTCTATAGGTAGGCAATCTATATATCTTAAATATTCATCTAAATGGATTCTCCAGTCCCATTCATATATTTGTTCTAATATTTCATTTTCAAAATCTTCTATTTCTTTTATCTCATGTTCGAAATATTTAATAATTTTTTTTATATTCTTTTTATCATTTTCGTGTTTTTCTTTTAATTGTTCTATTTCTTTCTTTATATGTTTAATTTTATCCACCAATTTATCTATATCGCCAGAAATATACAATTCTTCTATCGTATTTTTTATAACTTCTAATTCCCTAAGAATTAGTTCTTTTTCCATCATAGTGCGTTAATATCTATACAAACTAAAAAAGATAAAAAAACATATACGAAAAACAAAAACACGGAAAAAACTTATTTTTTCTCCATTAACAATTCTATATTATCTATTCGCCTAAATATTATTCTAAGATTTTTATCTATCACGAAATCTCTAATTTTATATCTTCTTTTAATATCCTTTAATACAACTTCGGGCGGGAGTTTTTTGGTATAAAGTGTGCTCTTTATTCTATATCCGCCCCACACTATGTCATTATCGTATGATTCAACTATGAATCTCCCATATGCAAATTTTTTATTTATTTTTTCAAAATCTTTATCTGACAGTCCTAATTCTTCTTTTAACGCCTTTTCTATTTCAGGGATAATATCTTTTAGTCTATATTTCGGTATAAACACATTTGTTTTAATATATATTGTGTTTTCTTTTGGTATGTATACCCCCATTATTTCTAGTTTCTTCTTGATTAATTTTTTCTCTTTGTTCTCTTTGTTTCCCATAAGACCTACCTCCTCTAAAAATTTTTTTTATACTAAATTATCCGTAAATTAACTCATATAATTAAATTATCCATTGCCTTAGCAATCACCCTTATATGGTTCTGTGCGTCAGGTTTTATTCTCTCGTTTATAAAATCTTCAATGAAACGACGCAACCCCGCTATTACAATATTAGTAGATTTGAATTGTTGTAATTCATCCCTAGCGGCTTCTTTTTTAAATCCTCTTTTTAATTTATTTTCATATTTTAATATGCGGCTCCACTTATCTGTTATAAGTCCGTCAAAATATGATACAAGTGTATCTACTTTCCACTCCGGGTTTGCATAATTAATTTCATCCATCAAAATAATAACTTCTGATTTTCTAGTTTTAGTGTATCTATCAGAACGTTGTAAGAAATTCAGTGTTTTATGTCTAACTATCTGGTGAGTAGTCACTTTATCGGTTTTTTCAATAATGAAAAACTGGTTTTGCCATTTTCTAATCTTCTCGGCCAGTGCTAATTTATATTCATCTGATGATTTAGATATTCTATAATAATTGGGTATCCTGATAAAAAATAAATTCATATATTCAAACTCACATGAAGAGTGATTTTTGATAGTCGGACTTATCTTATAAACGATAGGATTATAAAATTTCTCTGTTATCCATTTTTTGCCCTTTAATTTTTGTATTAACTCTTTATTATATATATCTTCTAAATTATGTTGGTATCTTTCGAAATTTGTAAATGCGTCCGAATTAAAAATATCGTTTAGCACGTTAGATAAATACGTGAACAAATCTCCGACCCAGTAGGTCGGTATATTTTTATAATATTCACAAATATTTATGTTATTGAGATTTAGAAATTCATCTTTTTTATAAGCGTTTCTGATATATTCTGCAAACGCCCTATCAGAGATTATTATTAAATCAAAATTCTTATCTATTTCATCTACTCTTGCCGCACCGTAAGGCAGTTTCAACAATGATTTTGTTATAACATGTGAATCTGGGACAATAAAATAAGTATATGTGGTTCCTGTTATGGATGTATGGCCGTTGTATATCAAATTAACAACAAAATTAAAAATATTATATGGTTCATTTGTATTTTTAACTTCCGCATCCAAATATAAATCTAAAATATCGCCTTTATTATAATAACAAACTCTGGCACCCAAATAGTGCCATAATTTCTTGTTCCAAAATATATATTGAAGTATATGCTTTCTATTACCAGCAGGAAATAAAAAGTTTAATACCTTTTCAAATGCTTTTATTTCTTCTTTTGTCCAAGTCATTGTTAACCCTCCTTTTTTCGCTAAATTAAAATCAACTTATCTCCTATTTTTAATTTGCCAGCATCCTTTAATTCTATTCTTTGTTTTTTATCGTTATAAACAAAAATTGAATGATTTTCTGTAACTTTTATTACAGCTCCAGATTTTGTTTTTATTTTCAATATTTTGTATTTTCTTTTATGTTGTATTTTCCCTTTTATCTTTTTCCAAACAACATTACCATTTTTATCTAATGTTAAAGTTTCATCTCCTTCCTCAAACTTATATTCGCCAATCGGAACCTCTCTAATTACTCCATTTTCTTTTTTAATCAATATTAATTGGTCATAAGTTAATGATTGGTCAAAATCCATTATTAGTCCTGTTATATATCTGGGTTTGGTTTTTTTAACATATGCTCCGAATATTTTTGTTGAAAAATATGTCTCTTTAAATACATCCATTTGCGATGGATATGGGAATTTTTCATATGGCAAAAATGACCTGATTTCGGAATTATCTCTTTCGGTTAAGATATTACGCATAATGTCTTCGCCATATTTTGTTGCCCCACGGTATGCCATTTTAAACAGTGATTTGGACATTCGTCGTAAAGAATTATAAGTGTTTATAATGTCCAACTTTTTATCCAGGGCTTTAACCAATAAAGTATCTACAATGTTATAAAAAATATAATCTTCTATATGTTCTTTATATGCCAAATCGAAATCTTTCCCTTGTGATGTTTTTAATTCAACCTTTTTAATGCCGAGCTCTTGTTTAGAAATATAGTCCAATTCATATGTTTCTTGAGTATCACCAAAACCTAACCCTTCGCCGGGCTTATACATGTATAAAATATCAACAAACATCAAATCTGGTGCTTGCAATCCATAGGCTTTCGAATATTGCACTGTTTTAAATTTGGATATTACTTCGCCCGGGTTGTCTACTCCTAGATTAATAAGTCTGTTATAAATATATGGGAAGTCAAAATCATCCGAATAAAACCCGGCTATCGTCCAGACATTTTGCTTTTGAATTAAGTCGAATACATCTTTTATCATTTGCTTCTCTGCATCTATACACGGTTCGCCGCAGGTCTTAGCTTGCAGATTTTTATTATTCTTCGGAGTATAAATCTTTAATATTACTTTTATATCCTCTTCCGTCTCGAAAATTTCTTTAAGTTTTGAATAATGAGTATTTATAGATTTTTCCAAACACTCTCTTAATTCATTCGGATTTTCGATAAAATATTTGTGTTGTTTATATTTGGGGTTTAACAAACAAAAAGCATAAACTTCATTTTTATGAGAAAATGCCAATGAAATCAATACTATTGGATATTCCGCCTTGGAAGGTTCGGGAAACACTCCAACAAATCTAGTAAATACCTCTATGTCTATGTATGCTTTCCTAAAAAATTGTGGGGCATCATAATTATCTTTTTCTTTTCTCTTTTGATACCACTCCAAAGCACGCTGTCTGTCGGGCGAGTATTCTAATGAATAAAATTGCCATGGTTTTAATTTTTTCAAATTAGCTGCCATGCTCAAGACCCCCATACTTAGGTGTTAACAAAAAAATAAATTCAAAACAAAGGACGTATACAAAGTATTTTTATTTTTTTCTTAGAAATCGAAATCATCGTCTTCCATTTCTGAGCTATCAGAAATATCATCTATAACATTTTCTATTTGTTCTACATTTTTATTTGGTTGCTTGGATTTGTTATTACCCATTCTTAAATTTCCATTTTTATTTTCATCCGACACAAATTCATATTTATATTTTTGTAAATAATCTGTAATTATAAATTCAAACACGCTTTTTAAATATGAAAATGCAACTAGTGGTATAGCAATCGAATATGTTTCGGGTGGATTTTTAGTTTTATCTATTACTGTTATAGTAAGTCCATTTTGGGTTAATATAAGATTATACGGCCTATTTGGACGATAAATTGATATAGAAATAGATTTACCATGCTCATTTTCTCTTTCTTGTATAGATTCAGGTTTTACTATTTGTTTTGCTAAATATTTAAATCTCTTCGCAAATTTGTCAAAAGATATTATTCTTGGATATTCCTCTAAAATCCATTTTATAAAACTTACTTCCAATGTGGATAATTTTATAGTAACCTTATTTTCAATTATTTGATTATTGTTTTCTACTTGTCTGAATATTGGAACTTTCCTATTATCTTCAACTTGTTTATGAGACACAGGTTTATATATTGTGAGATATATTCCTTGGCTCGATACGGATACATCTATGCGTGCCCGCTGTGTTACAAACAATTGCTTAACATTTACAGCCATAAAAATCGACCTCCTTTTTTTTTGTTCTATACGATTAATATCCATACAACTTATCAAAAGAAAAAACAAGAAAACAGAAATAACAAAAATTAAAATTCTTTGCAGAATAATACCATAGAATTAAGCCAGGATAACACACAATTAGTTGTTCTTTCGATATATTTTATAATGTCATCCTTATTGCGAAAATGAGATAAATTAATGCTAATTTGTGTACATTTTTTATTATCTTTTTCAATTATCCCTACACAACAAATTGCAGCTTTTCCTGCAAAGAACTTGTTCAGATTTCCATCTTCTTAATAATATTATCAGTGCTCATTAAACACCCCCTTTTGGTTTAGCTTGCAATAATAAATAAATCTCAACTCGTTATTTCCTAAAACACCCCGTCTTCTTAAATCCTCCAATATTTTATCAGGTAGTTTTATAAAACCTAATTTTTCAAGCAATCTTATAGAAGCAAGATTGTCCATATTAACCGTAGCATGGATTGATGATTTATTCAATGTTTCCTTAATATATTTGCAGATGTATTCCAAATTTTCATGTATTATAGTATATGCAATACCATATCTTCTACATTCAGGATAAACATATATGTCAATAAAAACATTTTTATTTTTGTCTATCGGAATATCCAATCCGAGAAATCCCAATATATCCTCTCTTCCAGTTTTTAAATTTTTTATTATATATACGAAATATATTGACTTAAATCTTTTTAAAAAATTTTTATCAGCCAATCCTATTAACTCTTCAATCTCTGGTAATAATGCTCCGTGTTTTGCTAAAAAATCTATAAATTTCTCCAATCCGTTTATTATTTTAATATGTATAATATATGACCTATCTTCTAATTTAATTTCGTAAAATAATTTCATCATTCGTTTTCTCCATTATGGAATTAAAAAATTAAAAAAATAACCAGAATTAGAATGTTCCGTTTTAATAGCCGAAATAATTTTGTCAAAATTTTTTATTTTTTCATCTAATACCTTTTCTCTTTGTGTCTGAAAATCTATCTCTATACCAACTTCTTTCAATTTGTCCAATAGGAATTTGGGTTTTATTCCCGGCGGGACAAAAATAACATTTATTTTTTCCTTTATCCACTGTAAAGGATTTTTCATTGTAAATATCTCCTTTAATTGATAACCCGACAACTCGGTTTTTTTCTTGGTTTTCAATATTTCGTCTATTCTTTTTTTCAACTTTAATGGATTAGTTATTTTAATAGAAAGTCTGTATGATTTTTTACCGGGGCGCAATTCATCCTTAAAAATTGTATTCCAAAATTTGGCTGCTAAAACATACGCAGGTTCCTTTTTATAATTTGCCTTAGACCATGAGCTGGGTATTCCGATATATTTTAAGTTTAATTCTCTAACACTCTCGTTATATCTATTTACCCAATACATTTTCCTTTCAATATATACTGCAGGCAGTTTTTCGATTTCTCTTCTATAATCTATAAATGTTTGAATAATATCCATTTGTAGTTCCTTAGTAAATGGGGCCGCATCGGAGCGAACAACCTCAAATCCGGTAATTTTAACTTTGGGTGGGTCATATAAAACTTTATCATCCATTAACATATTCACAAAATATCTTTTTTTAGCATCAATAAATGCTATCGCATCCATAACAATTTCTGTTTTGAAATCTAATGTGTTCCATTCCGGAGACACATTACAATAATTCAAAACTTCCCCTTGCCATCTTTGCTTTAGATAATCGTTGATTTCTATAGCCAACGGTTTTATAAAATCTTCATATACCTTTTTAACTATTTCTGGTTTTGATAAATCCCAACCTCTTTCTAATATCCTAGTGTAATTATCAATAAACACAAATAATGAATCAGTGTCTGAATACAGAATATTCGGAATATTGTTATCTTTCTCAACATCCATAAAGAATGTCGGTGTTGTTATTATATTTTCTTCATCATCATTGATATCAAATACTGCGGTTTCACCCGTCGCAAATGGTCTATATCCAGAGTATTCTTCAATTTTATTTTCCAATTTGGTCTTAATCTGTAATTTATTAAACTCATACTCCAATTCTTCTAAAACATAATGTTTCCTTTTATACATTTCAGTATGCGATTCTATTATGTCTTTAAATTCGTCTAGCTTTGAACGCTGTAAATCTTTATAAAATTTGTAATCATATATTATTTCCGAATTTAGATTCTCACGGTTTTCAATAAAAGAAATTTCTTTTATATCGTTGGTTCTATCCGTAAAATACACTGTATGGCTAAAAGGGATTTTCCAATAATAGATTTCATCCGTATCTTTTTTAGTAGTTATAAACAGATATTCGTTTGTTTCCTGAAGAATATTAATATCTAACAACAAGTATTCATCTGGTATTTCATCGGGAGAACTTACCTTAAATACATTAATATCTTCCTGCTCAAAATTATTGTTTGTTTTCCCTGGCCTTGATGCAGATTTAATATGTTTTATTTCTTCTTGTAAAAATGAGAAGAATTTTTCATATTCAGGCGGAGTATCTATATTTTCACGTATATATTTTGATGGGTGAGTTAAATAATACACTTTTATATTTTTTTCATTAATTAATTGCTGGAGTTGCTCCGAGGATTCTATTAAATTCCTATTTTCACCTTTCCCTAAAACAACAATTATATCTGGGTCAAACTGATTTATTTCTTCTATCAGATTATTGACACAGAAGTTCTTAAAAATATCGATTAACGGAACTTCTGAGACATTTTTCAATGTTTCTTGGTTAGAAGTTGAACATTTTATGGAGTTGGTAAAAATATATCTACAATTCAATTGTTCGGTATATTTTCTTAACAATTGACCTGCTTTTCCAACAAAAGGCTCGCCTCTCTTTGCTTCTTCTGTCCCCGGATTTATCCCAACAAAAAGTATAGTAGGTTTGTCGATATTACTATTAAAAATTTTATAAGAAACTTTCCTTAAATCCTTATTTAAAAGTGGACAGTTCAAACAATATTTAGAATAAATATTTTCATATTTTTTATACTTATTCCTATAGTACAGAACAAAACTATCCTCTATATTTTTGTTATTGTCAATTTCTGATAAAACTGGATGTGAATAATTGTTGATTGGATTCTTAGTATAAGGTAGATTCTTTAATTCGTCTAGGTTAAATTCGCCGGGATTATTGAAGTATAAAGGGATAATTTCATTTAAAAAATAAACGATTAAATCCTGAAGTTTATATTTATTGTGAGCACTTTTATTTAGGTCTAACAATTTAATAAAAATATTATTAAGTCGAGGGGAATTAGAAAATATTCTAAACAGTTGCTTCAATACGAAACTATAATTATCTCTTATTATATCGATTTCGTCGTTATTTAGCTTTTCTCCATTAAAAGGTTTTACAATCAGGTCTAACAACTGTCGCATAACTGCTATTCCTCAGAATAGAAAATTACTTTTTAAAAAATCTATTAAACATATCTCCCTTGCGTAATCTTTTTATTTTAACAATTCTGCTCGGTTGGAAAAAGTCATGATATGTAATATACATAGTATCGTTAGTGTCTAATTTAAAAACATACACTGGGTTGTCATGTTCTGTCAAGTCAAAATTTACACCTATAAACACATGAGGTAAATATTTATATCCTCCAGGCGGGTTCAAAGGTGCATTTATATAATTATATTTTTGAAGTTCGTTGATAATTTCGCTAATGTTATATCTGTAATTAACTAATATCCCGCTAAACGGGTCAACAGACGAGATGATTTCACTATAATTCCCTTGTTTATCGAGTATCCTAACATCTATAACAGAAAACGAGAGAGTAGATTGATTATATTGACAAGCATATATCTCGATATTATCGATATTTTTCTTGAGTGTTGCAGGTATGGTTTCCTTCCTCACGACATACTTTCCTTTCTCGTTTAATATTTCAAAAGGAATGACTATCTTTTCCTTGAACGAAACAACTTCATATTCATCCGTTTTCGGGAGTTTAGGAATTATATATTGGAGGCCTTCCTTATAATCATACACAATGATATACCTCTTAGTTTCGAGTGCCCCCATTTGAATATCGATAGCGAAAGTATTTATAAACTTTAGTAAAAAATCCTCGTTAATCTGGGGCAGGTGTTCCTTAACAAAATCCTCGGGCTGGGCTAATTTTAAATATCCTCCGAATTCCGAATTTTCAAACCTTTCCAATATAATGTTGAAAATAACCTCAATGCCCTTATTTATAGCTATTGGATAAATGTTTTGGTTTTCCTTCTGTTTATTTCCAATACCAAATAATCCCATTCTAAATAACCCCCTTTTAAAATGTGTTGAAAAATAAAAACAATTAATTTGGAGAAAACAAATCAATTGTTTCTATATACTCTATTATCAATCTATCTAATACCATTTTGAATATCTTAGGTGATATACATCCATCATATTTTATTGTTAACTCATCAATATCTGTTTCATATATTTTAAAAATCATTACTTCATGTTCCATATTATGAAAAATGAAATCCGTTAGAAAATCTTTGAACTCTTTTATCCTTTTTCTATTTATTGTTATTATCTCGGGAAGAAGAATTGTTACTTTTTTCATACATATTAATATCCATATTACTCAGTAATTTTTTAAATGCATCAAGCACCATTACAAAATCCAATATTAAATAATTGTTCAGCAGTTCCAATTTCGTTTTTATATTTGTTTTTACCTCTTCTTTAATATCACCAACACGGCACAAACATAACGGCACGCCATAATCATATTCAAACACAACCATAGGTTTTAACCCAAATTCTTCTGCCTTTAATTTTGTATCATAAAATATTTTACCTAATTCAATTTTCAAGAATTCATTTTCATCTCTTAAAGATAAAAGTCTATGTAATTTATAATCTAATTTTTTCCATTTTTTACATTCTATTAAAAAAGGAAAATATTTAAACCCTATTGATAAATCAATATCTCCTTTTAATCTGTTGGAAGAACCGGATGCGAAATCTCTATTTGGAAGAAATATTTGTTTTACCTTTTTATTATCTATTGTTGAAAGGAAATTTCTATACTCTGGGATATATTTCAAATATCTTTCGTAAATTAATTTGGCTATTTTATCTTCAAATTTTTTGCCTTTTTGTTTTCTGCTGCGACCTTTCATGATTACTCGTCCGCTATATCTCCCTGCAGTTTTCGTAAGTTATGTATTTCCTTGTGGCAAAGTTCACAAATAGTAATACTTTTAACTTCATTGTTAAGATGTTTTTCCATTATTAATTTAGCCAAATCGATTGGAGTGTATGATAATATAGAATTATCCTCAATTAATTCAGTTATTACATTGTAGATTACTTCAAATAAGGTTGGGTCATGATGAACTTCCGGTTTTGCATTGTCTGGTGGGCGACCACAATTAGGACATGCAGTATATCCTTTCTTTTTTATTTTAGCCCAAATATCATATTCGGGAGTTTTACGACAAAGGGAAGAGATTTTTTTGGTTAATTTAATTATATTTTTCTCTTTTGTTAAATCGTATCCGTAATAATCTTGTATATCTTCCGTAGAATAAAGTTTATACACAACCATAGTTTAAAGATAAAACGGGTAAAATTACCTGTTCATAAACTCGTTGGAAATTATAATTTATTAGGTCTTGTTTAGAAATATTGTTTACATCAATAAATCTCTTTTTGTTCGGATTATAAATTTTTCCAAATTCAAATCCTCCTATTAGCTTCTGTATAGGTTCGGCCAATTCGGATGTTGTTAAAACGTCTTTCATAGATTCTATATATCGTTTAATAGTTCGTGCCTTATCGAAATAATCATCCAAAGGAGTTTTAAGATTTATAATGTTTAAAATATACTGAGAAATATACTTTAAATTGCCCTTTATTACAATTTCCTCGGGTGAATAATAAATAAACAAATCGCTACCAGTTCTTATCAGTTTATAAACAGGTTTCTCCTTCACTTTAAACCCTTTTAGTTTTCTTTCCAATTTAGAGTGTTCAGATTTTTTACTATATATTCCAACTATAGCACCATCACGAACAAACTCAAATAATACCGCCGGTTCGTATTTATCATTAATATATTCAAACAATAATTCTTTATATTTTTTTTCTATTTCGTTTATGAATTTGTTAAACTCTTTTTCTTTATCCTTAAATATTTTATATTTTAGTGCTTTAAATGCGCATTCATGTTGTTTTTGTTTATTATGGAATATCTTTGTATTTTCATAACATTCCCTAATCTTCTCAAATATATCTGGGAAGAAATTTACCAGTATAGTTTTAAAAGCTTTGCTTAAATCAAATTCTATTATTTTCATAAATTCACTTGTTTTAACACAATACCTATCCGACAAAGAATATTTAACTAAATTCTTCGTTTCTATTTCTTTGAGTTGGGTTTCATAGAAGTTTTTATCTTTAGTTAGCATAAATTCAAACATAGCTCTTAAACCTCCTTGAAACAGTTTTTATTTATCAGAATTTGTGTTTGAATTTATCACAGGTTTTGAATTTTTATCCGATTCAGATATTTTAAAAATACTATCTAAGCATTCATCAACATGGGTGAGCAATAACAACATAAATAACAAAAATAATAATAACAACAAAATATCTTGAACAAATGTTATTAATGCAAAGTATTTCATTTCAAATATATTAGTATCGCTATTCAATAAAATATAAATTGATTTTATTAATGTCGAACCAACCAATAAACCTACGAAAAATAATACAAAACTGAAAGCTTTTAATAATACGCCATCTTTGAAAAATTCAATTTTATTTCTTAAGTTCTTTAATAACTTCATTTAACACCTCCTCTATTGAGTTAGATGCGGCGGATTTTAATATTTCAAATTTTATATTGGTTAACTCATACAACATACTCATTAAAATATTCTCTGGGAATAATGTTGTATCAACATTAATATAGTTTTTATAAAAAATTGAGGTATACATCGGATTATTTCTTTCATATTTGGAAATTAAATTCTCATATATATGTTTATAATTAATTTTTACCTTCTTGCTTTCTGCGTAGTGAACCAAATTCTCTATTTCTTTGTATGTTTTTATTAATTTTAGCAACGGAGCATATTTAGGTTTTAGCTTTGGTTTTAAATTTATAGCATCTGTTAGTGTTTTTTCTAATTTGGATAGGTTAAATGTGGTTATAAACAAGCCGAGCAACTTTGGTGTATATATCGTATCCAAAACAGATATAAATTGATTTATTTTTGATATTATTTCAGATTCTACTGAATATACTTCCGGTGTGGAAGAAGAATAACCTAATTCAGTTTCTATTATATTCTCGATTATGTCCCTATTAAATTCCCTGGTCGCAGGATTTACAGAATATTGGAAAATCTGAATAATGTCTCTTAAAGATTTATTCAAATCAACTATAAACTTTTCAACATATTTTTTCACTTCATGATTATCGTAGTTAGAAACTTTTTCATTCTCAAATATCCTTATTACAAAATCGGCGACTTTGTCGGGTGGGAGCTTATTGAATTTTTTAATTATAAATCTTTGTAAAAAGTGTGGGTCGATATTTTGTAAATAATCCAATCTGTTAGTTAGGCCTATAAAATATGTTCTTAGCCTATTCGCATCCTCAATTATTGATTTCAATTCAGTTATAGCTTTTTGTGATAGTCTATCTATCTCCTCAATAACTACTATTTTAACTTTTGAATTTATTGGTGACGTTTTTATCCATTTTTTTAATTCATCTATATCGTCTATGCGTCGCCCGGTTACCCTATAATAATTCCTAGGATTGTTTCCGGTTATCTGCTTTATCAAAATATTTGCAAGGGTGGTTTTACCGGTGCCGCCTCTTCCATAAAAAATGTAGTTCTGGTCAATATACCTATTATTTACATAAGATTTGAATTTTTCTATGTCGTGTTGGTTGAAATCTATTGGGAAAACGAACTCTTCTATTGTTTTCGGTCTATATTTCTCTGTCCATGGAGTTAAGTCAATACTCATAACTGATTAATACCCATATGGACATTGAGCTTGAAAAAGAAAAAACAGGTTGAATCAACTTTTATTATCGAACCGAAACACGAATTGATATAGATTTTGTTATAAACCCTTCTTGAGGTATTGTCGCTTCAACATATGCGGCTCCATGTCTTTTCTGTGCCGCCCATTTAGTCACTTCTTGTCTAATTTCCCTAACAAACCTCTCAGATATATTCCTATCAAATATCTTTTTGGCTGCGGTAATCTCGATGAAATATGTGGGGTATTTATCTAAAACTGTGTTATCCATTATTTTCACTTTTATAAACTTTTTTTCATTTTCATCAAATATGTCTAAAAGCTTATTAATTTTTTCGCCTAAAATCTCCTTTAAGTCATTGCTCATATTATGCACCCCCGTTAAAAACTATTTTTAAAAATTCAATTGATTTGTGAACAAAGAAATAAGACGATACGAGTGTTACAACAATTAAAGCTACAGATAATCCCAAATATTTATAATTATTTTTATCGTTTGCAAAAATATTTAACAAAACATTCCCCATAATACTTAACCATACAGCGATATATAACATGCCCAGTATTGCGGCGGTTTTTAAAACCTCGTTGAATGTGATATATGATTTCACCAATCCATAAATCGCTGCACCAATATCCGCTAAACCAAAAATATTAACAGCCGCCATTGATGCGTAGAATATAATCATTGCGGCGAAGAGGAATACAGCAATTAAGCTATTGGTTGACTTCATTTCCTAACCCTCCGTTTTGCAAAAAATATTCTATTTCAAGAAAATATCCATACAAAGTTTTTAAAAATGATTTTATATTTTCGTCGCTATTTAAACAATCATCAATAAGATTTATTTCTTTATCAAAAATTATTCTGTCTGGCTTCCCAAGAAATTCTATTAAATCTTTAACATGACATACAATAATTCTAACAGTGTATTTACTAATTTCAAAACATTTTGTCATCTGGCGGTAATTCAATTATAAATAGCAGCAATTTAAAATGAAATTTGCGGAAAATAAAAGAAAATGAACAAAGAAAAAATAAAAGGTTTAAAAGAATTAAACAGCCCCGCCATAGGAAGTTAGGAAATTATTCCAAAAAGATATCTGCGCATATTAGACACATATATAGTGTCCTGTTTCGCCCTTGGAGCTCTATTTGATTTTCTTCTATAAACGGTGCATTGCAGCGGTGGCAAATGCCAACAACCCTACCGCCTGTAAAGTAAACGAGCCCTTCTTTTTAAAAAGTTAGTCTTATACCCCGTTATAATTAATCTTAGTTAACTGGCTCTCTACAAAAACTGGCGAAGAGAAACAAAACAATTTAAAAAGAGGTTAAACAGGAATAATAAAAATCTTTTCTCCCACTTTTTTCCTAACTATATATACATTATGTTTATTATATAGAAGAGAGAATTTTATATCATTTAGAACCTTTTTATCACTTTCATTTTTTATTTTTAAACTCCATAAATTCTGATTATCAGATTTATTATTTTTATTTACTTCTAATTCAATCAACTTGATACCAGGTATATTATTATCTGAAGATATTAATAAATATACATTAGAAGATTTTCTATTAAATACATCCATCGATTCAATAACGATTTCACCATTTTTATTTATAAATAACGGCGAAATAACATTATTTTTATCATATAAAGGCAACGAAGATAGCAATGTTCGCACAATATTATCAATTTCTTTAAAATCTTTATTGAGGCTAAAATCTGTTATTTCAACTACACCCTCATTTTTATTTTCATTTGTTTTATTGTTCACAAACATGTTTATGCTGTGTACTATTTCATAAATAATATCATACTGAAATTTAGTGTCATAATTCCTAATATTGCTAAATTCTGTGATATTAATTTTTATACCATAAATCATATTTAAATACTTAATTACGTTGTGGTTTATTACAGTATTCAAATTTATTTTATTATCTATATTGTGTAGTTCCCGTTGAACATTTATTCCATATAATTTATTGATAACATCAACAATAAATTGCCTTAATCTTAATATAACCTTTACAAAATTATGTTTAAAATAATCATGCACATCCTCTTTTGTTACGGTATCCACATATCGATTGATTTTATATAATTTTTTAATAATAAAACTTAAAGATTTTGTCACTAAATCTTGTAAATCGTTAAAGTTAATATGTAATAATTCTACATATTCGATTCCGCCATAAATCGGGGTTTTAATATCGATAACATCGCCCGGAATTAAACTACTTAAAACCTCCTTATTCGCAAAAAATTTGCTGTCAATGTTCCGTCTCTTATATCTAACTAATACTGGTTTATTATCAAATTGATTAATATATTTTCCTGTTACAATGTCAATCATCGGAAATGCTATACTAGATGCGGCTTTTATTGCTGTATATGCCAAATAATTTTTTTCGTTTACACTTAAGTTATCAATTTTGTTAATAAACTCAATTTTATTTTCTTCAATGTATCTGTCAATTTCCTTACAATAATCAATAATATTTCTACCTTCGATTTTATTTTTTAAATAATCTTCATAAAAAGCTTCAGCAGTTACATTTGAGTTATTTCTAAAAGTTACTATTCTAGTTACATATTTATATAAACCAATAGTATCATCTCCTGTAAAATTAATTTCTCCCCATTGTAAAGAAAATGATGCACGGCGTTTATATTTTTCCAATTTAGGATTAATTAACAAATCTAAAGTCACTAGAAACTCCAATATTGGAGCTACTTCGAGATTTAATATAGAATAATATAGATTCCATTTTAATTCTTCTTCTGAACTGTAATAACTTCCTATATAAAGAGGACAATAAATAGTTCCAGAAAGGGGATACATTTTCCCTACTTCCAAAAATTTGTAATCTTTCATGATTATACCTCCTTATTTTTTTAGAACATATCAAAATGCACTTAGTATTTTAAAATTTAACGAAAAAAATATATATTTTCCATTTTTTAAAGATTGTCAAAATATACTTAACATCTCAAACTTAAAAAATAGATTTATCTTTTTATTTTTTAAACCTCATAATATAATATTATATTATCCGTAATCGTTTTTTTCCTTCGTCGGATTTTAGATATTTAACATAACATATGTTAATTACTTTATATTTTTTTCTATGAGTATCGCCCATTAATGTTATCATTTCATTTACCTTTTTATTTGGAAAAATCCTCGGTAAACTTTAATTCCCTTTTATCGAACGGATTTTCTGCGGCTGGTTGACTCATTTATACGAACCCCATGTCGTCTTCATAAGAAGATATGTTTCCAAAATCATATATTGCAATTTCATAATCAAAAATCGTTTTATATATTTGCTTACTATTAAAATTGAAACATAGCATCAGCGTCTCATTTTCTTTATTATATTCTGTGAATATATTTATACGCTCGGTTTTGGAATCGGGATATTTGACCTTTAATAAATGAACGTATTCAACAAATGTATATCTATCGGGATTTTGAAAAATAATATTCTCGAGTTTATTTATGTTTGTTGGTAATTCATCTTCTAACACTAACAATGCTCCGCCGCTACTAAAAGCTATGGGTTTATAAATATTTCCATTTCTTTCAAAATAAACTCTTAGATATTCCTCATTTTTGTTAACATTCAAAAACTTACCTAATAGTGTCCCGCTTATTTTATATGTTGGCTCGTTGTTGATAATTTTGAGTATTTCTCTACTTAATTCCCTTTTATTTTCAAACTCACATTCATCTATTATTGCTGCGGGAGTATTAATTGATAAATTTCCACTTTCAAATATATAAGTGCTATTATCATAAGTTATCATCAGTTCAGAATTACCCTCGAATAATTCTTCGGCTTTTCTTAACACACTGATAACATCAACAATATTTATTGTGTGTAGCGTGCCGGTTTTAAATTCGAACACATTTGGAGGAAATTTAACTACCCGCCCTATTCCAAAATCAGCAATAATATCCTCACCCATTTGTGTAATTGTTAAAACATCATCTTTTTTATATCCAAGATTATTCAAAATTTTCCTCAAGTCAGAAATCACAGAATAACTAACTGTAGCAATTACATTCTCTGACATCTTTCAATACCTCCATAAAACAGTTTTTACTTAGATTGCTTCAGATTACAATTTTAAATATTTCCGTATAATTAAATTTATCAATCTCACCATAATCCTTATGAATAGGATTTTTATAAAGAATTATTTCCTTTTTATGTATGAAATGAATAACCGAGTATATTTTATCAATTTCGTTTTTCAATCTGTAATAAAGTCTTTTTTCATTTATATCTGAATCAAGAAACAAATGAATTTTTTTTATTTGGGGATATTTTAAAATAAATTCTCTAACTGCACGCTGATAATATGAACCTGTTAATGCGATATATAATAATCTTTCCTTATAATTTGGAAAAAATAAACCTGCCAAATTTATGTTATCAAACGGCCCCTCGGAAATTATCAAATCTGTTATTTCTAATTCATTATTAATTTTTTTAAAAATTAAAAAATATTTTTCATCGGAAAATTTTTTATAACGAATTTTAATATTTTTATCTAAGTTTCTAAATTGTATTAATCTAAGAAATAATTTCCCATCATTAAAGCTTTTATTGAAAAAATGAATTTTATTTCTTTCAAAAATAGAAACTCCATAATCTGGAAAGATTTCAGGAATTTTTAAATGAGTTCTTTTTATAACATAATTTATTTCGTTTAAAAAATTTTCTCTTTTTAATAAAAATAAAAATGGATTATTTTTATTAATTTTCGATAAATCACCTTTTTCATAATTTTTATTTTGGATACTATTTTCAACAATAAATTTGGAAGAGAAATTAAGGAAAAGAAATTTTTGGTCGAAATATTTTTGGGGATTAATGTTTAAATATTTGAGAAGATTTATTAGATGGCCTTTTGCCCCGCAGCGGTGGCAATAAAATAAAAGATTTTCTTTTCCAATATATAAATGTCCCCATTTTGGATTTGGTTTTCGATATGCATCATCACAATATGGGCAGAATAATTGTATTTCTTTTTCATTTTCCTTTAATAACCCGCCGGTCTTATTTTTCAATTCTTCTTTTAATTCATCTGGAACGGTTACTCCTAGCATCTCAGCTCTTCGAAAGTATTAGACTATCCTTAAAACCGTAATCAACAAATCCGCCGCAGTTTTACTTTCCGACACCTCTATTGCTTGTTCCCAATCTCTTACACATTCGATATATGTATTCATCTCATTCATAATATTATCCATATCAATTTTATCTTTATCACTCAAATTAGCCTCTTTTTTCTCCTTTAAAAATTCCAACAATCTTTCCATTCTGATTCTCGTGGCAACAAAATAATTCTTAAAAAATTCTTTTATTTGATTATACTTATCCTTCTTGTATAATTTTAGAATTTTATCCGCAATTCTCACCGGCCCCTTTTTATCATCATAGTTGTAAAAAAATTCTTCCACCATCCGCCGCCCTTCATACCCAAAAAACATATTGTAAAACACACTAAATCTACTATAAATAGTATCGAAATCCGAATTATTCTTCCCTTTGTAAAAGTCCACATTTAAATATGGAATAATACATTCATCATATATTTCGCACAATTTAGAATAATACAATCCTTTCAATCCACTTTCCCAAAAATCTTTAAAATTCTCTTCAAAATATTGCGGCGCTATTAAATAAAAAAATTCTAAATCCGTTCCATATAAAATTTGTTCTTTTATTAAATTAAACGATTCTCTAATTTCATCTTCCAAATTCTGTAATGTATCTAAAATATCTAATTCATTAGAACTTATTTCCGCATCTTTAATATCTTGCCACGATTTTAATTCATTTAAATTTTGTATCATACTTATTCCTCCTTTTAATATTTTTCTCAATTAAAAAATTTTAATTAAAATTTTTAATTGCACATTTTAATAGTTATATTATTAAACCCATAATAAAATTTATCATATTTTAAAAAAAAATTGTTAAATAAATTTATTTCAAAAATTAATCTAATAAAATAATTTAATTTAAAATTTATTCTTCAATATTTTTTTCATCTTTATTTTTTCTTTATATAAGAAAAAAATTTTCTTTTTCTTTTCATTTTCAAAATTTTGGAATAAATTTTTACTTATTTTTTAATTCAAAAATTTATAATAAAAATTTACTTTTTTAGTTAAAAATGAAAGATATAATTCTTACATAACTCTTAAATAATTGTTCTTTCAAAAATTAATTTGTTTCATAAATGTGTATCTTATATACTAGGTATTTCTTTTATTTATGTATTTATCCGATAAATGTATAGTTTTATTTGTTTTAGATATTAAACAAAATTTGTTGTTAGTTTCTTCTTTTTCCAATTTAAAATAAAAGCTAAAAATCGTTCTTTGAAAATTAATTGTAATGTTATATATACTATTTTCTTTTATAGAAATTATACCCAAAGGAAATATACTAATATTTGTGAACGAAATAAATTTTGTTTGTATGCACGTATCAAGTTAATAAAGCAGGGATTTCTTCAACATTTTTGATATTATGGTTTAAATTTTTGGGATGTAGCCAGGATTTTTAAGGATAATTTTTTTCAAAATAGAAAATAATTTAAGTTTTGAATTTTCCCCATTTTTTTTAATTTTATTAAACATTAAAAATAGATGAAATAATTTTCCTTATATTAATTCTTTAAAAAAATTGGAGACAAAATTCAATTTATTAAAAATGTTTATTATATCCTTATTAATTGAATAAAATTATCTTACTGATAAATAATTAATTTTATATACAGTTTCTCTTTTATAGTAGTTATACCTAGTAAATGTGTAGTTAAATTTGTAATTACAACAAATTTTATTTGGATACATTAAGTTCCATGGATTTTAAAATAGCTTTATCTTTTTTAATTCTTAATCTATTAAATCCTTTAAAAATTTATTTAAACCTTCCAATATAAAAACTTTTTTATTTTTAATTTTCAAAAATTAATTTAAATCTTATATTAAAGAATTATAATGGTAAAAATAGTTTTATTTTATTTTCTAATGGAATAAAATTAAAAAAATTTTTAAATTCTGAAATTCTGAAATAAAATTTAAAATTAAATTATCGGAGTTATTAGAATTATTTTTATTATAGAAATGAATTTGTCTCATTAATAAATAGCTCACTATACTCTGTATCTTCTTTTATAGTAATAATACCCGGTGGAAGTATATAATTATTTGAAAAAATAAAATATTATTTGTGATAAAAAAAATAATGAAAAATAAAAAAAGAAAAAATGAAACTTAAATTCCTGGGTCTAATCCTAAGGAATACATGACTGCTCTAAATAACTCTTTGGAACCGGTATCTCCTCTTGGATATGTTTCGGGGCCTTTTCCATTATTTACTATGTATGAGTAAACATAATTTTTAGCAATGTGGTCGTCCGCCTGAACAGTCAAGAATTCTTTCAACACTTCCGAATCATCGCCTAATCTGTTTAATAATGCTTGGATGGTTAATGTATCCAACGATTGTGAAGCTTTTTCACCTTCCTTGGATTCACCTTTCACACCCTGTCCGATTATGTTATACTTACCTCTAGAACGAAAACCCATCATAATATCCGGCATATGTTCCAATATTGTTACATATGCAAATCCAACAGCTATGGGTCTTTCGGTAAAAGCTTTTAGGGAAGGTATATATATCCTCTCCAAGAAAGGAATATTCAAAATATTTTCCATTGTAAACCTAATGTCTTCTTCTTTTATTTCACTGAAAGGCACCGCTATCCAAATAAAAACAGGGTCATGTTTTGGGTCTTTAATAGATTTACATATTTGCCTAAATTCTTCATCTGGTATATTAACTACACTGTCGATTATATTTTTAACAACTTTCTTACTCTCATCTGTTTCAGGAATTGACCTAACAAGATTAGAATATACGTCAATTACCAATTTTTTAATATCTTTGGTTTTTTCATTATTTTCAACCATTTCTTTAACTCTTTTATTAAGGAAATACATTATTTTGCCAATTTGTATTTCTTTGAAGAAATTAGCATTTTTACGTCCAATATTGGATAGTGGATTGTGTATCCAATCTATTTCAATTTTCGTTATTTCTGAAATAGGTTTTTCATCTAGTTCTATTATTCCGGTATCGACACCTTTATTACCGCCACGGAATACAAATTTATCGCCCTTACTGGGTTCTCTATCTGCTTCAATTAAAAACATAATAAGTGCGCCCTTAAATTCATTTCCCTTCCAAGTATGCCCGCCTTTGACAAACATAGATGTATCGATAGTATCTTCAAATGAATAATCATCTTCCCCGTTAATTTGTTTTGCTAAATCAATTATACCTTTATATTTATTCACCATTCTTTTCCAGACCGTTTCTATAGTTTTAGGAGCTTTACCATTTATGTAAATTCTAACTTCTTTTAAAACTCCATCTGCCGGTGAACGAATAGCAATTCCATCTGATTCTTTAAATATACCTTGTTCGTTTGCCATAAACTCAATATCTTCAACAGATGCGGCCTTTTCTTCAGGCATTAAACCATTTTGTTCAAGATATTCTTCCAATGTATCGTTATACTTAAATTTCAATAAAATATCTCCGAATTTAACAGGTGTATTTTCTTCATAAACAAATTTATCTACTATTGCGTCTGGTGGCACAATAACAATTACTTCTTTATATCGTTTGTGCTTAAAACTGTTTAATGCATCTTTTGATGCCGCCCATCCATCTTCATAAACTTCACCTCTGTAAGTGAATAACGCAACCGAAACGTTTTTTCCATATGCATAAATTCCCTTTCTTAATTGTTGTGATGCTGCAAGAATCTGCCCCTTTTCAATTTTATCACCTACCTTAACGGTAGGTTCTAATTTAACAGGCATAAAAATACCACGTTTAATTCTAGCCAATCTGGGCATTATATTATATATCTTTCTAGTTCCGTCTTCGTATTTAACTACTATATATTTACCCTCTTTAATATCTTCAACAACACCATTCTTTTCTGCTCTAATTGCAAATCTTTGAGAAACAATCTGTGGTATCAAAAATTCCGAACCCGACGCAACCAGCGGAATATCAGGATTTTCTATTGGGATAGTTTGTCTCAATTGTTGTGCCATTTTAATTGTTCTATCGTGGTCAATAGATTGGATATATGGGGCCAAAGATTCTCCTATACCCAAAGTTTCGTATCCTTTTATATTCGATAAGTCATATTTAGATAAGAAGAATCCATATTTATCAGAAATCAACGCCGTCCAGGTTAATTGGTTATTTGAACCTACATTAGAATATTCATTGGTATCTAATGCAGATATATTCTGAAAATGTGCGGTTACATGTTTACCAGTTTTAGGGTCTTTTTCAAAAGGTATAAGTCTATGTTTCAAAGATAGTGCATCATTAGGAAGTCCACCTATTCCTTTGGGTGTTATTCTCGTAGACACATTAAGTTCATCAATAGGATTAACAGGTTCAGTGTATTGTAATAAAGATTCACCTAACAATAGTTGTTGAATAACATAATCTGGATTAATATAGTATTTATCCATGTATTTTTCATCAATTTTACCGGATTCTTTTAATCCTAAGGCTCTTTTTTCCAATTCATGTTTTGCCTGAGCAATCTGTTTGTATAATATATGCAATACAACTTCGGATAACCTTGTTCTATGTATTCTTAAATCGGTGGGTTTATATACTTTTGAGTTAAATAAAGCTGTTAGCAGTTCATTTGTTAGAATGTTAAAGTAGTTTGTCGATTTCCCCTCAGCTTTCAGTATTTCCTTTGTAACAGGGTCAATCATATATCTTCTAAACAACAAATTAATTCTTGCTGCACCATTTCCGAATAATTTATCCATCCATTCATCCCTTATCTTTTGATTATTTTCAAATTCTTCAAACTTATATTTGTCTAAATATAAATTATTCACAGCAAATATACCGTTAACAATGTATTCCTCTTTTATGTTATCGGGGTAAAGATTAAGATATTTATTGTTAGACAACGCAATTGTTGTATATGCGTTTTTGTCGGGAGAATCTGATATTTCATATTCAATCCCTAATTTCTCTAAGGATTTTATTATTCCAAAATTACCAAATAAAAACAGAATATATGGCATTTTGAAACCACCGAGATAAATTTCAACATACGGCAATTTGGAAGTTGTAGATAATTTATCATTCGGGTTGATTTTTCTTATTAATTTGGTTAAGTAGTTAATCAAATATTCATTTATTTTTTCTTTAAGTTCGGTTTCTTCACCAGAAGTTTTATCTTTTAAAATAACCGCATCCTTATTAGCATCATAAATGACCTCTTTATCATCACATTCCAAAACTAGGAATTTTGCACTGCCGATAGGATTAAATCCATATAATTTACATCCGTCGATAAATTCTACATTATATTTAATGGGTGCCAGGTATTCCGCAATTTCCTCTGGATGTTCTATTTCTTCGATATTTTTAATCAATTTAGGATACTTTTGATGAATATAATCTATCAACGAATTAATATCATTGAGAGATAATTTATAGTTCTTAAGATTTAAGGTTACGATAGCATAATATGTTAACAATCTTGCTTTATTTTTATCTGTAACGGTAATTGGCTTTAGAAATCTTTGATTAGCTAAAACATAAGTCTTTCCATTCAATTTGAAATATCTTTGGTTAATAAGAGCGGGGATTTTTATCTGCAAGTCATATGATTCGCCGGTTTTTTCATTTTCCACAGTTACTGTATATAGCCAAAATCTGTTTAGTTTGTCATCGATAAGTTCTCTTTTAATGTTCTTAATTCTTTTCTTAAGAGGAACAGTATCTGGAATATCTTCTAAAGATTTTAGCAGTGTTCTAATATATGTATCTATTCTTTCGCCAAACTCTTTTTCATGTAGATTTGTAATAGTAGATTTTAAAGATAAAACTTTATCAGGATTATATATTGTTTGAAATCTTTTATCTACGGGTTTGGGAATTATTTCTTCATAAACGATAATATGCCGGCGCAAAATTTCAAAAATATCCTCGGGAGTTAATTTATCCAAATTAACATTTATTAAATTTAATTTTTCTTTCAAAATTTCGTTTAATAATTTATAAGATTTTTCCTTATCAATTATTTTAATTTGTTTTTCTTCCACATAGTCTTTTGTCAATTCTTTAATAAAATTTTCTATTTTGTTGTGTTCCTCAGCATTAATTGTATTTTCAATTTTACTTAAAATATTCACTTTAAACGCTTTTATTAGCGTATTCACTTGTTCGTCTAATTCATTGTCGGTTAATATTTTTGCGGCGGTTATGTTTAATTCGTTGATTAACTCTTTAGAATATTTCAAAATGTCTAATAACGAATATTTGTTTACTACAAATTTACCATTTACAGAATTAGCAAAGATGCTATATATTGCCCTGCTTGAAAATGGGACAACATAATAAATATTGTTTTCAAAATTATCAATACCTTCCAATTCGTAAGATTTGGATTTTATCCAAGGTATGAAACTATTTTTAATAAACTCTAAATCTTTGTCATTGTGAGGATTTATTACCAGTATCGGAACAATATCAATAGGAGTGTTTATTTTATTTTCTTTATAAAGTTTGTCAAAATATTCTTTTGCATTTTTTAATTCCTGAATAAATATTTCATACCAAATATCCCAGAATTTTTCTCTACTCTCTTCATATTTTTTAAATACTGGCGAAAGCTGATAATAAATCGGAAATAAATCAACTATTAGGTTTTTAAAGAATGTTATATTATTAATTGCCCTTATGGGTTTTATAAGTTTTAACCATCTGTTAGTTTTGTATTGTGAAACTAACTCTTCATATGTTTGAAGAGTATTTATTTTGACACCATAAATGTTCTTATTATGAATGGGGACATAAAGTTTATCGAATTGGGTTTTAAGGATATTTAATCTGGGAAGTAGTTCGTATGCTGTAGAATTATATTGAGGAAATAATGGAAATAAAATAATTACGGCGGGAGGTTTTACTGTAAGAAGAGATACTTTTTTATTAGGAGAATTTATTTTTCTTATATCTATCATTTTTTTAAAAATACCTCACTTGGGTTTGGATTTTGTTGTAGAAAGAATACGAAAGAATAAAATTAATATTTTAAAATAAGCTTTTCAAAAGGCGTCATTTTAAGTGGGACTTTGTTTACCAATGCTTCTTTCACTGCTAAATTCCCTCTTTCGAATGCCATGCCCAATAACCATGATATTTTTCTAGGTAATTGTGATACCCCGACGAACTCGCAATTTTTATATTCGCATAATCTACAGGGTTTTGATACGTCATTTTTACATCTAAATACCTGTTGAACCATAACCTCAAAATGAACCAAATCAATAGAGTAATTTAATAATTCTGCAAGGGCTATGACCATTTGTTCGGGAGTTTTTAGAAATTTTGCATTTCCATCCAAAATGCGGCGGAATGTATTAAAATTAGTAGAGGAACTCTTAATTTTCTGTTTAATAATAGTTTCGCCGGGTTGATATTCTAAAATTATTTCGGATTTATTTTCATCAATATTAGTCGGTTTTATTAGATTAATATCGAACATGAAAGGAAGGTTTATTATTTTGTCATCATCTGGAAAATATATTTGAATGATTCCCGGAACTTTATAAAATTCCGAAAATTCCTCTATTTCATCTTTATAATCTTTTTTATTAAGGATTACTACTGCTCTGCGTTTCGCTTTAATTTCTTCCTTAGATATATCTAAGTAATTTTTAATTTCATCTAATTTTTTTAATTCCACTGACATTTTTAAATTCTTCCTGATTTTTTTTATATTTAATATGATTATTTATGGAAATAAATTATTGTTATGGAAAATGGTTGGGCTTTTTGTGCGTTTTGTGCAGATAATAATTTTTCAATACGGTATAAAAATAATAAAAATAAAAATTATAAAATTATAAAATTAAATATTAATGGAGACACTTTATTATCTTTTATCTTTTATTTTTATTGTTCATCTTTCTTGATTCCAGCATCAAATTTTTTCTCAAGAGATAACATTATTTGTTTAAATTCTTCACTCTGTTCCATATACTGCATAATTTTAAATACTTTTCTTAAAGTATTTAAATCGTCTAAGACTAACCAAATTGTTCTTTGAACAAAATTGGCAGCGTGAATAGGGTCTGTAAACAATCCTTTAGAAATAAGTTTAGGATATGAAACCATATACATTAGCCTTATAACTTCCCACGCTGGAACCAAATGGTCATTTTTTATTTGATTTTTAATATCTTTCATCACCTTATATAAAGTTATAAAATCTTTTACATTGTAAGTGCGTGCAAATTTAGTTAATGTCCCATCTTTGTTCCAAATTATTTCCCAAAGTGTGTGATAAATCCTGAAAAACAACTTAGGGTCTATTCCTACCGCTTTTGTAAAATCTGCAATAGAAGATTTGATTGTGAGTGCCTTTGCTTGAGAAATATCTTGGTTTTCCACACTTTCAACAATAGGATATTCTACAAAACTTTCGTAAAGTAGACTTCTAATTTTATCTAATTGCATTATTAATAAACCTCCTTTCTTTTTTTAAAAAATTGCAGAAATTTAAAAACTCAATAATTTAGCAAATATATCACCTAATTTAATGATTATATTGGCTAATTTGTCAAAAATAATTTTTAGTTTATTTACTACAAAATTGGCAATACTTGCTAAACCTAATACTTCTAATGTCCAAATAATGCTAGCAACAACAGCATCTTTAATTAGGTAGATAACGTGGGTGACTCCTGTTAATTGAAATCCAGCGGCTAGTGAACCTAACAAATTGTGAACCATGTGAATGAAAAGGTTTCCCGCTATTATTATTTTTAATTCATCATCATTTTTTCTAACAGTATGACTTACCACAGCAAATTTCGCTCTGGCAAAATTTATCAAATGAAGCAATAGTGCGGGTATGCGGATTAGGATAGCCACTATAAAGACTATACCTAAGGGAATAGATATCGTATTTCCTAATACAATAACAAAAGCTATATTGATAATATAACTTACCATTTCATAAACAGGTAATTGGATAATACCTTCTAATGACATGTTAGCTTTAGTTGATACATATTTAAAGAACTCTTCTAGTAATGGAGCCACGAAAACAGCTCCGAATAAATTTATAACACCACCCAATATTGGATTTATTGATAACCCTATTGTAATTCCTATAGAAAATAAAAATGTGTTAATTAACGCTATAAATCCAATTATAAATCCTAATAAAATGTATTTAATATACCAAATAGCTAGCTTTTTAATTTTTTCAGTTGTTTCTTTAGTTTTTAAAAAACTCTTAAATCTATAAACAGTTTCCATTATTATCATTTTAAATCCAGTAATAACAGACATTTTGCCGGTTACTATTCTTTCAACAATAGGGGTGGGGTCAAAAAATATGCTATCCATCCCCAATGCTGCCAGAAATTTCCTCGCTTCGTCTTTATCTATCAATAATTGTTTCAATTTTGCTTTTGTTAATTTCCCATATCCTTCTATTTCGGGAATTTTTCCGTCATTGTATCTAATTAGTTCTTTGTATATTTTATCAACTTTTTTATCTAACACATTACTTAATTCCCTTTCCACTTTTTTAGTAGTTTTTATATCAATGTCTAACGTTGCGGCCACAGTATTTTCCAAAATAGTAAAAACTTGATTATTATTTAATTGACCAGCTATTTCTTCAAACAAGTTTTCTAATTCTTTAAAAACTAATTCTAGTTGTATATTTTCTTGAATTAAAAGAGCTTGTCTCATCCGGTTAATAATTTCCCCTATCAACGAATTTATTTTGTAATAGGTTTACAACATTTAAATATTAGCTCTTTTATATCTTAACAACCCCGTCAAATTCTTTTTTCAAATAAGGAGACAATAAAAATATTCGTGGTGTCACTTTATGAGGTTCTATAAAATTTGATAAAAGCCTAATACCTGCATTTAAGAATGCGGCGTAAACTAATTCGGAACAGAACCATTTTTCAGGATTTTGATAATCAGAGAATGTTGCAAACCCTAAAATCCCTTTAAAATCATATTTAGATTTTCCAAGCTGATGCTTTAAGAATTCTTCAATTTTCTTTCTTTGTTCATTAGTTATATCAATTGAAAATATTGTAAATTCAGTCCCAGGTTCATGATTATATCCAAAGTAGTATTCATAAACCCCGCCGCCCGTAATAAACGGCGGTTTTACCGTAAAGTTATACGGCTCGTGCCATGCTTCAATAACATAGGGATTATGTTTATCAGGTTTTAAAACATACGCAATATGAGTATAGGGAAAATTTTGTTGAAATTTTTTAATTAAATTGGAAATAAACCCTTTACCTTTAGATGCCAAAATATATGCTTTTGTAATTTCGTTAGAGGTTTCGACATTATTTTGAGATGTATGCATTAATTTTTGGAAAGAATAATTATAGAAGAAAAATATTAGACAGGATTTTATGGATTGATAATGCAAAAACAAAATATTATCAGAACAAGAAAAAATAAAATTAATTAGCACATGATTCACATTTACTTTCGCCGCTGATTATCTTATCAGGAAGGATATGCCTTATATAATAAATCGTTTTTATCCCTTTCTTAACACTATTTTTTATTATTTCAATGTATAGTCTTGTTAACTTTTCAGGAGTATTGAAATAGTTATGATTTATGGTTATTTCAAATGAAATTCCGCTATCAATATATTGTTGAATATGGGCAACCACTTCTATCAGGTCAAGGTAATCTTGGATTTCCATAAAATGTCTGGAATATACATCGTATAGAAATTTCCCGTTCTCATAATAATATACGAAGTTAACAAATAATCCGGTTTTTTGGTCTTCTATTTGAGTTAATGAATACGTTGGTAAAATTCCTGCTGTGGAGTGGGCGACCAAAGATGTAGATGTGTTGGGAGGACAAGTTAATAGCAATGTATTTCTTAAACCATATTTGTAAATATTGTTTTTAAGTTTGTTATAATTTTCTTCTCCTATTAAATAAACAATCTTATTTTTATCTTTATCAATGCGAAATCTTCCGAATAATAATCCATTTTCCTTAATTTTGGTTGAATGATACATGGGTGGAGCCCCACGTTCCTTTGCCAGCTCAGAGCTTACTAAATGTGCCAAAAATCCTATTGTTCCAAATACTTTATCAATTATATATTTGGTATCTATAGAATTACCTTTCCCTCTCCTATTAATCAAATATCCTACGTATTTATTATTGTCTAAAGAATATTTTACAAACACATCTCCTAATCCTATAAAACCTAACGTTACAGTTCTGAATAATTTATTATGCTCTCTACTTTCTTTAATAGGAATATTTTGTATTTCCAATAGGTTGTCCATGTATTCATAAATATGTTTCAAAAATTCTTTAAGCTTATCTATCGTATTTAAATTGTCATTGTCTCCTAATGGTAAATACCCTTCTTCATATAATCGGCGTAGATTTATATTTGTTATATTGCATGTATGTATATATCCTAACTCTTCATCTTTAATGCAATAGGGGTCTTTCGGATTTGTATTTTTAAATGGAGAGAAAGATTCGGTGCATAAGTTTGTCGAGTATATTACTAATTCCTCATTGTATGGTGAATATTTATTTACATTATCTTTAAAAGATATATAAGGTAGTCCTTTCCTGTTCCAGTAATAAAATATTTTTTTAAGTATGTCTTTAGGATTGATTTTTATATAATTTTTAACCTTTCCACTTTCAATGAGTTTTACAATTTCGTTATATCTCCTTTCTTCTTCCTCTCCATATACATCATTTAAATCTAAATCTTTGTATCCAAGGATGTTTGTGATTTCATGCAAATCTATCAAATAAAAAGATTTCTTTTGGCTTAAGTATTTAAAGAAATATGTAGGTATTACTACTTGCGGGAATACTTCTGGAGATTTTCGTGCGGGATTTCCTATATCTAAATCTATTGATTCTAACAGATGAAAAATATCTTTATGCCATATTGGTAGAGATACTGTTACAGCCCCTTTTCTTTTTCCCATTTGATTCCAGTTATAAGTTGTTACTTCAAATAATTTTATCCAATCTGATATAGGGTTGGATAAGTTCGGATTTCCTTTTATCCAACTACCGGATGGTCTTATTTTTCCCAAATATAGACCCACACCTCCAGCATTTCTAGAAATTTGAGCTATTTGAGTTTGAGTATGACAAATAGACTCGGTATTGTCGTTAACGTCTAATATGAAACAACTCGATATGTTAGGATTTTTCCTTCTCAAATTGAGCAACTGCGGTGTTGCAGGTATTATTAGAAAGTTGATTAAATAATTAAAATGCTTTTTAACTTTTTCTTTATATTTATTCCATGAACACCCATAATGAATTACACTAGGCAAAAATCCTATTAATGACTGTAAGAAAAACATCTCCTCAATACTCTCAAGAGGTTTATTGTCATACGTGATTATATATGAATTAATCAATTTCTGAACTTGAACATGGGTTGCGTTCTCGAACAAAATATCTTTATTCTCATTTAATATTAATTCTTCATATAAATCTTTTGCAATCGTGTAAGGTATTTTCTTAAATCGTTCATCATATAATCCAAGTTCATCAATTAGGTAGCCTATTAAATAATCCTTCCAAAATGTTTTAAATTTTTTAAATCTACCTTTTATATCAAATAATGTTCCGCCATATTTATTGCATCTATTAGTTCTTAATTTCTTCCTAAAATCAATAAGCATTAACCGTGCCGCAAATTTAGAGTAATCTAATTTATTCTCTTCATTTGCCACTAACGATATAGCCGCATTTATCAAATTTTGTTGAATTTCCTCAGTAGTCATTTTAGGCTTTAAGTAAATACTAAGTTTTTCTTTATATTTATTTAAGTCGATATTTAAACCCTGTATGCATATTTCGATAACTTTGTTAATTTTATCTGGATTAAAAGGCTCTACTTTTCCATCCCTTTTAACAACTTCAAAAATATTTAACATTTTAAGAGAACCTCCTTTAAACGGTTTTTAGCTTCAGAATTTAATATTTCCTTAATTAAAAAAAGGATTTTTATAAAGGCCTTAAATCTACGGAAAACATTTAAATAATCTTTAATTTAAAAAAAGAAAAAATGGGAAATAACTTTTTATTTCTATTATTTATCTTCTTTATCATCAGGACAATTTGGGCCTACTGCATTTCCGCAGACCCAACAAACGGGGTCTTTGCAATTGTTATTTGTTCCGCATATCCAGCACGTCCATCCGGTATTATCTTTATTATGATTCTTTTCATCAATGTTATTAGATTTCTCTATATCATTATATTCGTTATTGTTATTATTTTTATTTACGTTTTCAATATTATTTTTATCACTAGTATCATTGGTGTTTCTTCTAAGTAGAGATTTAATAAATTCCAACATCATGCTACGGCAATATCTATATTAAACAATAATAAAAACAAATTAGAAAAGATAAAAAGATAATTTTATTAAGAAATAATCTTATTCGGTTTTCCCTAATTCTTTCAGGAATTTATCAAATTCATCTAATTTATAATTTGCGTTTTCTATTTTTTCTTTTTTTCTTTCATACTTTGTTTTAAATTTTTTACTGTTTTTAATATTATTATTTTTGTAATTGGATTTTAGGTCTACTATCTTTACCCTAAACGGCTCGAGATAATATTTATTTATATTTTTTAATTCTGGTGAGTTTTTGGAAGAGAACGCCCTTATCAACATTTGTTCAAAGCCATAAATTGCCGCAAATTCTGCTATAGGGATTTTTATATTCGAGATTATTACATCTTTATTTAATTTTTTATTGGATAATTTTTCCTTCGCTTCATCTAACAATTTATTTAAATATTCCATTTTTTTTATGCTAATATATAAATCTTCCAAATTATAACCTAAACCTTTTTCTAACTCTTGTACATTTTTATTATATTCTTTTATATCGACAATTGAATAAAACCTAAGTGCAGACTCTAATATTTCCACTAATCCTTCGCTAACATTATAAATATATCCAGTATGTCCTTCTCTTTTATTTTTGCCAGTTCTGAAGCTGCATTTTTTCTCCATAACGCTTCAATATCCGTAATATGATAGCAAAATAAAATAGAAAACGAGCGGGAGAATTTGTTATTCTGATTGTTTTAATTCATTAATTATTTCATCTTTGTTTTCCTCCAAATATTGTGATAACTTATTAATTGCTGTGTAAAAATCATCTTCGATATTTCTAACTCTTTTTCCATATACTCCTTGAAATGCTTTTCTAAATATTTCAGATTTTATTAATGCGTTTTTGGTTCCTAACTCGTAATATATTTCGTTTATCTTTTCATATAAATTATAAAGTTGTTTTGCCATATCTTTTCTTATATCGTATGCTGCAGATAGTTCTATTTCCAGCGGCGTATTATCAACTTTTCTGAGGAAATTTTCAAACATGCTTCCGCTGAATTTTTCATTTATCTCGTTAATTACTATACCAACTGTCACATAATACGGCTGGTCTATATAATAGAGCATTTCATTTTCTTTAATATCCGGATGCGATTCTAATATTTCTTTATATAGCCTGTATGCCTGTTTTGCTTTGTCTCGCAGATTGGACGGTTTTTCTATATTAAATGTTAATATAAATTGTGCCAGCTCTGCCGGGATAATTATAACAGGAATATTTTTATATCCGGCCATTTTAGCTGCCATTAATCTATGTTGACCATCTATTACATAATATTTATCATCGGATGCTTTGAATATTACTGGTGGAACAACAAATCCCACTTTTTCTATAGATTGAAATACTTTTTCAACCAGACTATTGGAAATGTCTCTTTGTATCGGCGGAATATTTATTTCGTCAACTGGTATAAATGTGAATGTAAATACTACATCCTTATGTTTATCTTTCCATTTTAACTTTGGGTAGTTTCTTTTCTTGTCTTGCATATTTATTAATTATCTATAACTCAGAATAAATTTTTGAAAATAAAATAAAAATAAACAAGATTAAAAATGACCTTTTATTATCTTTTTAAAGTCTTTATTATCTCAGTTTTTAGGTAGGGATTTTTGGACGGAAAATTGCTTTTACTGTTTTCCATAATTCTTTTGTTATATTTATTTCTCTGTTTTCGGGATAGATGGTCAAATGAGCGAAGAAAACTTCTGATATTTCTTCCTCAACTTCTTCTGTATTCAATAAATGGCCTATCGATTCTAAAGGTATTGTTTCAGTATATGACGGCCAGTATGGATTCTCCTCAGTATAATAATGTATTTTTACTACAGGATTACCTTCTGAATCTGTGTAAAAATCCCAACTGTACTCCATATTACCCGCCCGTTCAGCTATCCAACGATATAGGTCGGGATAGTAAACCTGGGTTCCGAAGCTTTTTGCAGTAATGTCTATATAAATACTTAATTTCTTTCCCACCCCGTATGGTGTTGTTTCACATTTAATAATAGAATTTGATATTCTTTTACCATTTAACAAATCGTTAATTTGATAATTACTAAATCCTGCTTCTCTTAGAAATTTCGGCAGGAGATTTCGCAATTTTAATAGCTTTTTTTTGAGTTCGTTGTATCCTAATTTTATTTCAAATTGACTATCTCGTTTCGAACATCCAAAAACATCTGATAATAGTCTTAATCCAAAACGGTAATCACTTGTCAGCGGGAATTCCTCGTCACAATTTAAAACTTTTATTTTAAATTTATTTATTCTTTTTGACTTGGCTTCATCCAGATATTGTTTAATTGTTTGGTCAAATAACGTTGTGTTTTGCATACCCGATAATTATCCATAGTTGAAAATAGATTTTGAAAATCTAACAAAAATAAATGAAGGGAGTATTCAAAAACTCTATAAAGAATTTCATAGAAAATAGTCGCCGGAACCCCCCCATCACAGATAGGGGGAACGACCAAAGAAGAAAAATACTCGCAAACTCCAAAATTTTTACTATAATTTGAATACCAAGGCGGACAGGTTCCTTAGAAACACAAGGAGATAGGCAATTCCCCTATCCCCAACCCGCAAGGTTATTAAAAACTTGCAGGTTAGACTAAAAACAAATACAAGCCCCTTGTGAGGGGACGGGTAAACAACCCACCTTGGTGGGGCTACTTTCTTTTAGAGTAGCCACTACCTAAAGTCAAGTCCCGTATTTCTAATGCAGGGCGGTTGACTTATTTTTTAATTTGTTTGACTTTATTAATAATTTCAGATACAATATGATGAGGTTTTCGTCGCCAATTGTTGGATATAACAATATCTGCTAACTCCGAATATTTTTGTTTTCTCATGTTATATAATTCTTTCAATTCATTTATTGATAACCTCTTAATTAATGGCCTATTCTTTAGAGTTGATAGTTTATTTTTGACAACATTGAACGGTATATTAATCCAAACTACTATTGTATCATCCTTATATTTATCTTTAATCAATTTTATCGCATCTTCGTTGGCTCCTAGGCCGCCGCCAGTAGATATAACACAATTATGATTGCAAGAGTTTAATATTTCTTTAAATTTATCCAATTCGAAGTTCCTAAACTTACCCTCCATAAAAACAGTTTTTAATACAATCACTCCAATTCAAATGTTTCTTGATTATTGTTGTGTTCTTTTTCTGGTTCTTTATCATTTTCGTCTTCAATATTATAAACTCTTTCATATCCTTTATTATTTGTTTCGTCTATTCTTTGATTTTCTCTCTCTTTTTCGTTTTTAAATCCAAATTCTACCCACATCATAACAGATATATTATCCATATTGAAGGTGCAACAGTTAACATTTTCGTTTTCAGTATTTTATATGGAAAATGAACTGGCATGCTAATTACTTTCAAAGAATTTAAGGACAAAAACATATTTGTTAATATTGCTAAAAAAATTTTAACTATCGTTCAAAGCAACCAAAAGAGGATTGTTGACGATAAAATTAAAAAGTTTGAAAAAGACTGCAAAACATATATTGAGAAAGGAAAAATATTTAAAATTGCAGTGTATGAAAGAAAATATAATAATGTTAGACATATCGAAATTCAAATTGTTATAAAAGCTGGTAATAATCGCAATCTTTGTAAAATGAGAACACAAATTAAAATGAATAATAAAATTTTGAATGAAATTCTTGAAATATTAAATTTTGAGGATAACAATACAACCAGTAAAGTAGAAAAAAAGAATAATCAAAAACTTGGCGAAACTCCCATATATTATCTAACGACATCAACAAATAAAAAGTATGGTTTCCAAATAAAATTTCAATATGACAATTTCGAGAACCATAGGCCAATAATTGAGGCATATGCTGATAATATAGATAGGAACTTGGTAATAAAAAGGTTCGCATACAGCTTAGTTAATAGTTTTGCAAGAATGTTAAACATGAGTGATTCTGATACGCTGAAACTTATACTATTCTCTCTAGAAGTTCATATAAACCCCGGTGAGCAGATAAAATACCTGTTTTTAAAATATCCTTATAAGTTCAGTGATAATCAAAAATATACCTACCAAGAATTCATGATTTATATATACATACCGTCTATAATACTAAGTATTGCTGAAAGAATAGACAAAAATTATATAACTGGGAAAATGGACAGGACACTAAACAAATTAGAGGCATTGTTTATAAAAAAATGGAATGGAAAAGAAAAGAAAGACAAGGTTGGTAAACTTATATTAGAACGAGATAAAATGAATTTGATAAATATACTAACCTGGATAAGGGTGCGACTGTTGAACGATATAATAGACTACCTAAATAAAAGCGAAAATGGAAAGGATTACGAAATAGATAAAACTATAAAATCAAATATAGAAAAAATAATGATGTTAGAAGATACAATAAACAGAATATTAAAATACCTACACACATATATGTTCAAATACACCAAATATATTTTAAATGGATAATAACAGGCATGAACCGCCGGCTTTATCCTATCCTAATTTCTTTTCTATTTATATTTTTCGCTCAGCTTATCTAACCAATCATATAATCCAATTTCTTTCAATTTGATGTTGTTAGGGTATTTTTCGTTCAATTTTTTTCCTAATTCAATGAAACCATTATTTATATACTCTACACATTTTTTAATTTTATTTGGCTGACATTCGTGCCAAACAGGGTCATATTTTTTCAAAATATATACATACTTATCCAAATCGCTTTCATTAGAATATTTTATCACAAAAATAGAAAAATCTAATTCAGCATAATCCAATATAGTTTCTATTAGAATTTTTGTTAAATCAAACGCACTATTTTTTACAGAATGTGCCATACGATTAATAAATTCATCTTTACTTCCACATATTAAGTGTCTCAATGAATATAAAATACTCAGCGGACTCCTATCTACCAATAGCAATTCATAATTATAGCTAAACTCTAACTCTTCAAAAATAAACAACATTTGTTTAATGAATTTAGTATGCAATGATTTCACATATGCCAAATCCCTATTAAATATCTCCATCACAGGTATTTTATCACTTTTATTTGATAAAATAACTTCCAGATTATACTTAGGTTTAATATAAAGACAATCGTAATCGAATTTAGAGCATATCTTATTTAAATATGTAGTTTTGCCAAGAAAATCTAACCCATCCACAATATAAACCTTTTTAACTACCATTCCCATTAACCTCCTTAAAAACAGTTTTTAATTTCTAAAATTATAACCATACTTAATTTATTAAATGTGTTTTTTCATAATCTCAAGATTGTTTTTTAATTTAAATGTATTTTACGGGTATTTAATCAGCATGGTGAAAGAACTGTTAATTAAGGATTTCAATACTATGTATAAGATTATTTTTAATCAAAACAAGAATAGGGATAACACAAGATTGGAATTTAAAATATTTCAGGATGATGATAAAATCATAGACGGTTATATAGCTATTTCCGATAAAATGAAAAATAGCGATTGGTTAGAATTACAATTTACCAGTTATAGAATACCTCATTTATATTATCGTTTTAAAGATTACGATGCAATAGCAGAATTGTTAGCAATTAGAAAAATAGAGGACATTGAAAAACCCATATTAGACGACAAATTTTTTAGATGCATAAGCTGGTGGATTTACAGCCAAGGAGGTGATGTAGTAGAGAAAAAAATATTAACCGCAATAGAACTTAAAAATTATGATGAACTAAAACCTATATTGAGAAGTTTAATTATAGGTGATGTCATAAATATATTCTATAAATATTCAGATGGTTTTTTAAATATCGACTTATCTGAGCTATGGTATACCAAAAGTAAATATGAACGCAAAGAGCCGTATACAAATTTCAGAACATCAGACGAATTTATAGAATTCTTCTATAAAGAAATATGGAATAAATTAGAAGAAAAAGGCAATAAAATAGAACTGGAAATATTTAATGAATTTTGGGAATGTATAATGGAGGCAATAAAATGGTATAAAGAAAACAAATTAAAACTCAATAAAAGGAAAATTTGGTTATTGGATATTTTAAGAGCTATATATTTAATAAGGGGATATGAAATGTATGAAATTCCATACAGATATAGGTTTATATTAAACGAAGCGTTTGACCCGTTTGAGATAGAAGATTTAAAAAACTTTTATAAAATGCAAGTTAGTGATATAATTATAAATAAATATATAATACCATTAATAGAAGAAAAAGAAATAGTTTGATTTTTCAATTATTTCCTTTTTTTATTTCCTGTCAGGCACCCACCATTAAAATAGTAAGGAGTGGTTCACTTTATTAAATATGTTTTTTCATAATCTCAAGGTTGTTTTTTTAATCTAAATGTATTTTACGGATATAAATCCCACATGGTGAAAGAGTTAGTAATAAAAGATAATTTTTTCGATTACAAAATAAGTTTTATTCAGAGCGAAGATTTGCATATTGCAAGATTAGAATTTAAAATATCTCAGAACGAAGAAAAACTTATAGATGGATATATAGCAATTCCAAATAAAATAGGAAATAGAAATTGGTTAGAACTACATTACACTTATTATGGTTTAAAACCTATATATGAACAATTTAAAGATTATAATGCAATAGCGAAATTAATATCGATTAGAAGAATAAAAGATATGGATAAACCTATATTGGATGATAAGCTTTTTAGATATATAAGCTGTTGGATTTATAATCAAAAAGGAAATGAAATAGAGAAAAAAATATTAACCGCAATAGAACTTAAAAATTATGATGAACTAAAACCTATATTGAGAACTTTAATTATAGGTGAAGATAAAAACATATTCTATAAATATTCAGAAGATTTATTAGATGATGAATTATATCATATATGGTTTTTTAATAGTAATTACTATCGTAAAGAGCCATATATAAAATTTGATGACTATAATGAATTTAGATATTTCTTCTATAAAGAAATATGGAACAAATTGGAAGAGAAACAAGATGAAATAGAACTGGAAATATTTAGCGAATTCCAGAAATATATAATAAAAGCAGTAAACTGGTATATAAAAAATAAAGAAAAACTTAATAAAAGGAAAATCTGGGTATTGGATATTTTAAGAGCTCTATATTTGGTGACCATATACGAAAGATACAAAATTCCATATAGACACAAAATAATATTGAATAAAATATATAATAATCCATTTGATATAGTAGATTTAAAAGAATTTAGACAAGGCATTCGAAATATAATTAAATTCAGATATATTGAACCGCTAATAGAAGAAAAAGTTTAAATTTCTCAATTATTTCCATTTTTTATTTTTCGTAAATCATTTATCGTTGTTTTAACAGGAAAAGTATCTTAGATACAAATTAAAAAATAAATAATAACTTTAGGTTATTTATCACTAAATATTGATTCTAACAACCATTTGATTATATAATACGCAATAAATGTCGTTATATTATATTCTATGTTCAATTCGAACAATTTGTTGAATGCCCATATAACTATTAGAGGCTCTACTATAATCTATATAATTAATGCTAATAACGATATTAATGTTAAAATATCATCATAATTTCTATTTTCATTTCTCATACCTGAGAATTTATCCATATAAACAATTCCATTATTAAAAATTTAAAATATTTATCCGTTTTATAACATAATATGTTTTAAATATTAAAAACTAATATTTATAAATATTAAAAATTATAATGAGAAAATATATAGAAATTAACGGAAAGAGCTTTATTATCGAAGAACACACCGAAGCGTTCGCAGAACTGAAAAATGATAGAGCCGCCACTTTAGCAATCTTCAAACGATTCGGGGGGATATTTATTCCACCATTTGCAGTTAGGGACGAAGAAATAAAAACAATTGAAAAGATTTACAGAAAGTGGATAACTACACCTTAACCTTTTATTTTTTATTTTATTTCTACGCTCGTATCATACATATAAACAACAATTTCAGTTCCGTCCTCTAGAGATTTTATATTTATTTCATTAAACATTCTTTGCGAATTATCAAAATATATTTTGTTGCCGGAATAAACATTAAATTTTTCATTGTTGTTGGCTTCGTCATTGGGCACATTTGGAGAAATTTCTATAGAACCATTTCTAACATCAATCAATATCACTTTCGCACCGAATGTGTTTAAATTAATAGTATCATTTTTTAACAATCTATACTTATTAGAATATTTAACAGGAACTGCAAAAGGGCGTACATCTAATAAGTCTAATCCGTCAATATTATAAAAATGATAAGTTGTTATTTCTGCACCGGGTTTTAATACATCGTTATCCAACTATGACACTCCCCCTGCTTTAGCGGGGGTTTCTCAGGGTAGGCAAAACCCACCCTGAGCTACTCAGGGAGTATCTCACTCCCCGAGGGCGTGTCAATCCATCTACGAGGAGCTTTACACTCCCCGATACTTTTTCTATAAACCTTTTGAAGAGGTTTATCGCTCCCACCCCGTCCCTGTGGTAGCTAAAACCACATCTGGGGCAAATGTAGTTCCTATCCTTTGGCTTGTATTTATTCCCACATACAGGGCATAGTTGGGTGGTGTAGCTTTCATCTTCCTCTACCACCACTATGCCCTCTCCCTCTAGCTTGTATTTAAGCTTTTGCAAAAGTTTGTTAAATCGCCACATTAAGTGGATTTTCTGATTGGCGTTTTTGTTGTGTTTCGCCCTATCCCTTATTCCCTTAACCCTGCCTATTACCACCGTCCCTAT